GATCGGGAAAACGCGAGGGGAGCGGGGGACAGGGGACGGCGTGTGCGTGCTTGTGAGACACCGGGTACGGCTGCCTGCCTGCTCGCTGGCCTGCTTGCTGAGGGGACAGTAGGCCTGCTTGCTCGCTGGCCTGCTTGCTGAGGGGACAGTAGGCCTGCTTGCTGAGGGGACAGTAGGCCTGCTTGCTCGCTGGCCTGCTTGCTGAGGGGACAGTAGGGCTGCTGGCTTGCTAGTAGGGCTGCTCGCTGGCCTGCTTGCTTGCTCGCTGGCCTGCTTGCTTGCTCGCTGGCCTGCTTGCTTGCTCGCTGGCCTGCTTGCTTGCTCGCTGGCCTGCTTGCTTGCTCGCTGGCCTGCTTGCTTGCTCGCTGGCCTGCTTGCTTGCTCGCTGGCCTGCTTGCTTGCTCGCTGGCCTGCTTGCTGAGGGGACAGTAGGGCTGCTTGCTTGCTAAGGGGACGGTACGCCTGCCTGATGGCTTGATAGTAGGGCTGCTGGGCTGCTAGTAGGGCTGCTGGGCTGCTAGTAGGGCTGCTGGGCTGCTAGTAGGGCTGCTGGGCTGCTAGTAGGGCTCCTGGGCTGCTAGTAGGGCTGCTGGGCTGCTAGTAGGGCTCCTGGGCTGCTAGTAGGGCTGCTGGGCTGCTAGTAGGGCTGCTGGGCTGCTAGTAGGGCTGCTGGGCTGCTAGTAGGGCTGCCTGCTGGCTTGCTTGCTTGCTTGCTAGTGGGGCCGCTTGCCTGCTACTAGGGCTGCTGTGCAGCTGGGAGAACAGAGTAGGGCTGCCGGCCAGCTGCGTGCGAGGGCGTCCGAGGGCCAGACGAGGACACGGGACCCGGGCCTCTCCCCCAGGCACAAAGCAGTAGGGCTGGCCAGGGGAAACAGTAAGGCTGATTGCTTGCTGAAAAACAGTAGGGCTGCTGGTTTGTTGCTAACGGAAAAAGGGGAGGTGTGTGTATGCTTTTGTGACTTTCCAGCGGAGGGGGTACAGTGCACGGCCAAGTTACAAGCACCTGCTTAACTTGCTTTGGCTCTGTGCGGTTTTGTTGCTAGGTACTAGTAGTAACACATAGTATTTCATCGCATGGCGCCTGCATACGCTCCACAGCATCCGAAACACGTTATTTCTATAGACTAACTTTAGTGTTCTTCTTGGTTGGTACCATTTTACGAAGTTTGCTCCGTTGAATAATAAGAAATCCGTTGTGGTTACAATACACCTGCCAACGTATTGGATGGTTCCTTTTGCCATCAACCTTTGCTTGCATTCTAACATTGAATTTTCACATTACACCCTAGTCTTCTCATGCAATTAGGTATGTCTTTGCTCGTGTTTAATTTTCTCTACACATTTCTGTGGAAATGTTTGTGTTGGTTTTATTTATGTTATTGCAACCTGTATCGGTGGAGCTTTTGCCTGCAAAATTAACTTCTGTTCCAACGTGGTGTCCACCACATCCCGGAGATACCTACTTGCTAACCTGCCGCGGGACGTCTACGGCCAGAGACCAGCGAAGCACACAATGGTTTCGCAACAACACGCTTATGCGTGGGAGTAATTTCTACGGCAGACTGGTATCTGTGACTCCCAATGCTACGATATCTGACCGGTATGCGTGTCAAACAAAAACAACAACGCGGAGTAACAACATCGATTTTCGGGTAAGCTCATCGCGCCTCACGCTCCAAGAACGGTGCTCTTCATACGGCTATACTTACGCGAATAACACAAGGGTATTGAGGTGTTACTCTGGTGGAAACGTAACTTTAAGAAACGTTGTCTTTCATTTAAACGGTACAGCGGTCATCAACGGTACTACAACAAACATACATACATTTGTGTTAACAGAAAAGACAGGAGGGACGTATTTCTGTTCTGCGTTTATTGGGAATGAAAAATTCTATTCTCAGACAATTAATGTGTTTTTTACTTCATTTACCTTTAAACCTACAAACGACATTCCCAATGAGTCACATTTTAATAAAACTGGGCAAATACAACAAACAGCTAGTGTACAACATCCTGAAAACTACGTTGTGTTCTCTGTTCCCGTTTTTTCTATTGGCGTTTTAACAGGTATTGCAATATCGTTGATTATGTGTTGGTTATTTACAATACGCTGCAACGAGAACTCTGAATCATCAACTAATAGTTATGCAAGCCAGACAAGCTACATTCAACCCTCCCATAATCAGCGTTCCAATACTAATGAATGTAGTCGCCATACCTACAGAAATGCTCATCAAGAAGAGAGTATTGAAGAACTACCAAACCAACACACAAGTGAAACTGATTCTTGCTGTCAATTAGTTTTACTTGAAGTGAAAAATGTAGCCTACGATGGACCGCAGGAAAACACAATTAACGAAGTTATGGAACAGTATGATGATGTGGTTGTAAAAAATATAGAACAAACATCATATGAGGATAATGTTGAGCACATGGACTATAGTGATACTATAAATCCCAATTTTAATTACTACAGTGGACTAATATTGGAAGAAGTAGATGAAGTTTTTTACAATGAACTAGAAAATCAATATCATGGATTAATACTGGAGAATTTAGATCACAATGAGTACAATCATTTAAATGAATTAAACATGATAGAACAATATGATTGGTTAGAATAAATAACTTGTGGGTTATTTTTAAATTAAAACATAAACAACATTAAAGCAGCATTTTTGTGTAAATCCTTTATTTATTAAAATTTTTTTCATATACCTGAAACTTATATTTAATTCCATTTTCCTCAAAGTTTGTATCTTTGCCCGGTATCTCTGATAACATGGTGTATTCGGTAAAATTAATTGATGGAAAAAATACATCACAATCAAAACTCTCCATAATGCGCGTAATATATAGTTTTAAGGGACACTTATAGTTAAGAACACTCTCATAAACAGATTTTCCTCCAATAACCCAGACCGTGTTTAATTGTTCTTTTAGTTTGTATTGTCTATAGAAATTAAACGCATCGTCTAGCGTTCTCGCTAGAAAGTGTGCTCCGTGCGGTGGTTCACGTAATTCTCTGCTCAAAATAATATTAATTCTGTTCACCAGAGGGCGCTTCTTTTCAGGGATGGAAAACCATGTTCTTTTCCCCATAATAACCACATTCTTTTCACCTACAACCGATGGCGTAGACGTCATTTTCTGAAAATACATCATTTCGTTTCTAAGGTACGGCCAAGGCATTGTTCCGTTTTTACCAATTCCTAATTGTTCATCAACTGCAACGATGCAGTTAACTGTAATGTCCATGGTTTTAGTTGCCACTGACGGGTTTAACACAGAAGTATTTCACAATTATAAACAAATAACCCACGTGACATGTACTTACTAATGTAAGTACGTAACGTGATATAGTTAATCATATTCGCTTTCACATAATGGACAAAACGAAAAAATGTTACCTGTGTTAAGCCTACCTTGTTTGGATGGATTTATGGTTACAATGAAAAATAAAAATATATATATAACGTTTTTTACGTAAAACATATTGTAATTTAATCACGTGATGTTTATGTTGGCTACTAACACACAATGTTTGCATAAAAGCACTTATGTTAGTGAGCTTCAATCTTTATATTTTATTCAAATTGTTTAAAGAGGCATGTGAATATATTTAACACGCATTCAGAAATAGGCGCAACGCTGTGCCGTATAACTGGTAAAAACATGACGTTTAAACTTTTTCCTCTGTTTTTATTACACGCCATAATGTACGTCCACTGCGATGAAAACTGTAAACCTCCACATTTCACGGAATATCGCGTCAAGTCTAACACAGAAAAGGACTTATATAGTGTTGGAGAAACAGCTGAATTAATTTGTCGTCCTGGTTATGTTACAAATACAAAAATAATAACAACAGAATGTTTACAAAATGGTACGTGGTCAACACCAAATTTTCCATGCGACAGAAAAAGATGTCCCACACCTGCTGACTTGCTGAATGGAGCCGTGCACATTCACGGGGGAGATAATGCCTTAAAATTTGGATCCAATATTTCCTATGAGTGTAATGAAGGTTATGATTTAATTGGTAGTAATGTTCGTTTTTGTATTTTACAAGACACAGAAAACGTAAATTGGGATTCAAATGAACCAGTCTGTGAAATTCAGAAATGTATTAAACCACCGGCAGTGGAACATGGGGACTACCTACCTAACCAAGATGTTTATAACTATGGAGATGCAATTACATTTAAATGTTCATTGTCGTATACACTCGTTGGATCAACAACATTAGTATGCACGTCAAACAAAAAGTGGTCAAACTCTTTCCCAACGTGTTTAATGCTCGTATGTGAAAGTCCACAAATAGACAATGGGTACATAGACATTGGCTTGTCCAGAAGATACAACCATGGACAATCAATTACTGTAAAGTGTAGCGACGGGTACAACATTGTTGGGCCTGAAACATTAACGTGCACAAACACAACTTGGGTTCCACCATTACCTAAGTGTGTATTAGTTACAAATAACCCAAGCACACCCATGCCAGAAACACCCATGCCAGAAACACCCACGCCAGATTATCAAAAAATAAATTTGTCAACCGCTAAAACTGCAACAACACCAAATGCGTTTGTTACAACTGTTGTTTCTCCAGAGAAAGACGACGTTACTTGTGTAAAGCCTCATTTTGAGCGATTCATGGTAAAGGCTGAAAATGACAAGGAAAAATACAGTGTTGGTGCGAGCGTTGAGCTAATATGTCGACCAGGATTTACTAAAATGCAGTCTACAGTTTCTGTTGAATGTTTGTCCAACGGAACATGGACTGCTCCAAATGCCAAGTGTCATAGAAAAAAATGTCCAACCCCTCAAGAACTTTTAAACGGAGAGTATATAGTTACAAGCGGAGAAGATGCTTTTAAGTACGGAACAAATATAACATATAAATGTAATGAAGGTTATCAACTTTTAGGAAGTATGGTGCGGATTTGTATGCTTAAAGACGATTTAAAAACAGTTGACTGGGAGCCAAAAGCGCCTATATGTGATATTGAAAAATGTAAGCCACCGCCACAAATTACAAACGGAAAATACCATCCGGTGAAAGACTTTTATCAGTATTTGGACACCGTAACATTTTCGTGCAATCGTGACTTTTCTTTAGTTGGAGATGAAATGACAACGTGTATAAGTAATACGTGGAATAAACCGTTTCCAAGATGTGAACAAATCACTTGCAGCGCTCCTAATATTGCACACGGAAAGCTGCTAACAGGTTCTTCAAGCGTTTACAAATACGGTCAATCTGTTACCATTGGTTGTGAAACTGGATTTACTCTAATTGGCAGTGAAATTTCTACATGCAAGGATTCATCGTGGGATCCACCACTTCCTACGTGCGTGCCAGCTGTTTCAATGCCTTCTGACACACCTAAACCAGAAACCAAAAAACCAAACACGCCAACGCCAGAAGCACCCAAACCAAACACCCCAAACGTTGGAACACATACACCATTCAAACCACCACCACAAAATCCACCAATAGCACCCCCAATGAGTAAATGGAAAAGGCATGTCGTGTTAGTTCTTTTTGCAAGTGTCGCGTCCTTGTTATTCGTACTTGCTGCCCTTTATTGTTGTTTTCTAAAATAACTGTTTTTTGTCTTCAGCAGGTTCGCCAGGCAAACTCGCACGCATTAACCAATCTGCCAACCGCCGTTGATTCCGGAATTAAGTTTACATTATTCAAGGTTGCCAATAAAGGTGGTTTAAAAATATTCTATTGGTGTTCATTGTTTTATGTTGACCCGTTTATAGTTATCGCGCCACCTTGTGGCTACATTATATAGCACGATCACTTTCCACGTTATACTTTCACGTACTATGACTCATACGCCTTAACGTCACGTGGCGTGCGATTGTGGCCGGGGCTGAAAATAACACAAGGGGTACATAATCCATCCAGGCGGCACACATTAGACACGGTTTATAAAACTATATCGGATGCGCCAACAATCACTGTCGCTAGCGACACTGATAGAAAAACATTTTAACGTTTGTTTAGCGAACTTGAATAACACATAATGGCTTCCAAAGGCAACGCCGGACAACCCCTGGAAGATAATCAGGGGTCTCGTGCCCCGATAGGTGCGTGCGGATACGTGTACGCGTATTCGAAACAAGACTTTCCCTTTGCCGAGGCGTCCATACTCGGCAACAGACCATCTGGATCTGGCGTTTTCTCGCTACCAATCCTTTACGGACTTACAGTTGAACACGAATTCCCTCTCACCGTAAAAGCCGCATACAAAAAAGTTGACACCACGACGCTCGCCGTTAAGGTGACGTGCTTTCACAGAGAGGTTATTGTGTTTCACAATGCAAGTTTATTCAGGCCGGTGTTTGACGGTACCGGTCTTAACGAACTATGCGAGGAAGCCAGGGCTCTCTTTGGGTACACGCAGTTTATAGAACCGGGTCCACCTCACAGCATATGGAACCCTCTGGAATGTCCGCAGTTACCGGACAAGGATGAGATGTTTCTTGGCGTTGTTGTTACGGAAGGGTTTAAGGAAAGACTGTGGAGGGGCTGTCTCGTTCCCGCGGTGTTCCAGACCCAGCAGGTGCAGATTGCCGGACGCCAGGCGTTTAAAGTGCCGTTGTACGACGAAGACCTGTTTGCACCTCACGGTCATAGAATGCCAAGGTTTTACCATAAAGACGTTAGCGCGTACCTCTACGACTCCCTCTTTACCAGCATCGCCCAGGCCCTGAGACTCAAAGACGTGACGGCGGTCATCCACGCCACAGAAAAGCAATTCATGCAGGACCATTACAAAATTGCCAAGATAGTGCAGGCAAAACAGTTTTCAACGACGCTGCCGAAAACGACAGACGGGTCGTCCCACATGATTGTGGACAGCGTCGTCGCCGAGCTCGCCCTTAGTTACGGCTGTATGTTTCTCGAGTGTCCCCAGGACGCGTGCGAGTTGCTGAACTACGATAGCTGGCCCATATTTGATGGTTGTGACTCACCAGAGGCTAGGGTTAACGCGTTAGAGCGCTGGTCGGCCGAACAGGCCGTTCACGTGGCGGGTCAACTGTTCGCTGCCAATTCGGTGCTGTACCTAACTAAAGTGCAGAAGCAAGCGCCCAGGGGACAAAAGGGAGACGTAAACGTGTACAACTCCTTTTTCCTCCAACACGGACTGGGGTTTTTAAATGAGGCCACGATCAAGGAAAACGGCAGCGAAGCCTTTAAGGGCGTACCCTCAAACGCCCTCGATGGTTCTTCGTTCACGCCGTATCACCTGGCCTACGCCGCGTCTTTCTCGCCCCATCTGCTGGCGAAGTTATGTTATTACATGCAGTTCTTGCAACACCACAAAAGCTCCACGAACCAGGCGTTTAACATGGTCCATTATGTCGGCACCGCCGCCAACTCAGAGATGTGCACGCTATGTCACGGCAACACGCCGGCAACGTGCCTCAACACGCTGTTCTATAGACTGAAGGATAGGTTTCCCGCCGTAACCACCCCTCAGCGCAGGGACCCCTACGTGGTGACCGGAACAGCCGGGACCTTTAACGACCTGGAGATTCTGGGCAACTTCGCGAGCTTTAGAGACCGCGAAGAGGACGGAAACCCGGCCGACGAGCACCCAAAGTACACGTACTGGCAGCTATGTCAGACCGTGACAGAAAAGCTATCCGCGATTGGAATCACCGAAGACCACGATAATCACGTGAACCTCATCACCAACATCCAAAGTTTTCTCAGGGTGTTCAAGGGTATCGACTCAATTGTGGACGGAGAGGTCATGAAGTTCGTTAATTCGATGATTAAAAATAACTTTAATTTCCGCGAGCACGTCAAATCGGTCCATCACATACTCCAGTTCTGCTGCAACGTGTATTGGCAGGCGCCGTGCGCGGTGTTCCTGAATCTGTACTACAAATCCCTGCTGTGGATCATTCAGGATATCTGCCTGCCGTACTGCATGATCTACGAACAAGATAATCCGGCGATGGGCATCCTCCCCTCCGAGTGGCTAAAGATGCATTTTCAGACGTTGTGGACGAACTTTAAAGCGGCGTGTCTCGACCGCGGGGTCCTCACGGGGTGCGAACTGAAAATCGTACACCGGGACATGTTCTGCGACTTCTTCGACACCGACGCGGGGTCCAACGGCTTAATGGCCCCCTTTAAAATGCAGGTTAGAATAGCCCGAGCCATGATGGTCGTTCCGAAATCAATTAAAATAAAAAATAGAATCATTTTTTCCAACACCGCGGGATCCGAGGCGGTGCAGTCGGGGTTCGTCAAACCGACGGGAACCAGGGACACTTACGTGGTGGCCGGACCGTACATGAAGTTTCTCAACTCGCTGCATCGCGCGCTGTTCCCCGACACCAAGACCGCCGCGCTGTACCTGTGGCACAAGATCTCCCAGACCAACAAAACCCCAGTTCTGAAAGACGTCCCGGACGACGAGCTGGCGGAGCTGGTGTCGTACGTAAAGACCAACAGCCTCGCGTTCGAGGAAACGAACGTGCTGGACGTGGTTCCGGATTCACTCATGTCGTACGCGAGGATCAAACTGAACGGGGCCATTCTAAGGGCATGTGGCCAGATTCAGTTCTACGCCACGACGCTGCACTGCCTCACGCCGGTGCTACAGACGATCGATGCCGAGGAATACCCCCACGTGCTGGGCTCCGCGGCAATCGCCACACCGGTGGCTTACCTGGCAGAAATACGCGGCCGCACCGCCCTCACCGTCCAGACGACGGCGCGTCAGCCGGTCGCCGCCACAGGGCGCCTGCGTCCCGTGATAACCGTTCCCATGGTAGTCAACAAATACACGGGGGTCAACGGGAACAACAACGTTTTCCACTGCGGAAACCTGGGGTACTTCGCGGGGCGCGGCGTGGACCGCAACCTGTGGCCGGAAAGCTCCCCCTTTAAGAAAACGGGCGTCAGCGCCATGCTAAGAAAGAGACACGTCATGATGACCCCCATTATCGACCGCCTAATAAAGCGAGCCGCGGGACAGACAATCAGCACGTTCGAGGCGGAAAGCGTTAAAAGGAGCGTGCAGGCGCTGTTAGAGGATAAGGACAACCCTAACCTATTGAAGTCGGTAATCTTGGAGCTTATACGACACCTGGGGAAGGGCTGCCAGGACTTAAGCTCCGAGGACGTGCAATATTACCTCGGTGACTATTGTATGTTGACGGACGAGGTTTTATTTACGTTGGATAATATAGCACAGTCAGGCGTGCCGTGGACTATCGAGGACGCGGGTGCCCTAATAGAGGATCGCCAGGACGCAGACGATCTTCAGTTCGTAGACAGCGACGATATCGCCACCGCTTCCTGTCAGCCCCCCGAGGAACAGCTACCGACCCCTAGCGCCGGCGCCCTACTGGCCGGGAAGAAGCGAAAAATTAACGCGCTGCTGAGCGATCTAGACCTTTAGGAAAACCGTGGCAGGCGGGCAACAATGGCCAGGGAACTCGCAGCATTATACGCGCAGCTGTCGGCCCTCGCCGTCGACTTGAGTCTGGTTATCTTTGCGGACCCGCGAAGTATCGACGGTGCCCGCATTCTAAAAACAAAAACACAGATAGAGAACCTGAACCGCGACCTTCTGCCGCTGCTACGCGAGCAAAACTCGGTAGAGACGTCCAGCCTGTCGCTCGAAGTGGAGCACCTGGCCAAAAACATCGAGGACAAACTCGGCGAGCTGGAGCGCAGTCTGCGGCAGAGATATTCGAGCCGAGAGCATTTTGAAACACTACACCTGAGACCCGAATGTCACTATCACTCTACGGTTACTTTTCAGTTTTACGGGGGCGGGTTAATAGATGTAAACATGTGCCTAATAAACGATGTAGAACTGCTGTGTAAAAGACTAGGGAGTGTGTTTTATTGCATCGGTGCAAACGAAGCTCTGTCCGGATTGAACCGGGTTCTGACGTTTCTGTCAACACTGCGGGGTATCTCCCCGATCCCGCACCCAGACCTATACGTCACGTCAGTGCCTTGCGTACAGTGCCTGAGGGAAATCGAACTCGTACCAAATCAGGGGTCCAGTTTACTCGCGGTGTTGGCAGACCGACACTGCGATCACCTCTGTAAGAAGGTTAGGGCGGAGCCAATACACGGCCTGTTTGAGACAGAACTGAGCCAGCTGGGTCTAAAAGTAACAAAACGTTCGGACGCCACGCAGCACGGCGTCCGGTCCTCTGCAGATCAGTTAAGGGAGTCGTCGCTGGCGGCCATACAAGATCACAATATATTCAAACGGGTGTCCGCGTCAATCATGGAACTATCCAATCTAATTTATTGGAACGCCGGGCAAACCGGCCTCCAGACCGGGACCGAAAACGAGTGCTCACAAATGGCCAGACTGCTAACACACGAGGCCGATATGCACGAGCACCGTGCGCTAATAACACCCAAACTAAGCGCGACTCACTTCTACGACTGTTTCCGACCGGATCCCATAGAATCCCTGTTCTGCGGCGGTCTTTTTAACTCTATAGACGACACCATAAACGCACTGAGCCGGGATTGCTCCGTGACGTTCTTTCAACAGGCAAACTATACCAACGTTATGCGAAAACAAAACGAGCTGTTCACCAGACTCAATAGCATCCTGCGTCAGGGGAGCGCGGGATCGCAAAAACCGGCCACCCCCTCGGAGCCACGGACCACCACCGTGGCGGCAACCGCGGCAAGCGACGTCATCAAAGACGCACAGTATCGCAAAGAACAGTACATGAAAAAGGTGGCCAGGGACGGCTTTAAAAAACTAACAGAGTGTCTGCAGACGCAGAGCGCGGTGTTGGCAAACGCACTCTGCATGCGCGTATGGGGGGGCGTCGCCTACGGCGAGGCGTCCGAGCTGGTGAACCATTTTCTCCTCAGGCGGCGCTTCGTCGCGCTTCCCTGGGAGGCGCGCTGCCGCTCGGATCAGATTTTATTCGAAAACTCAAAGTACATTAAAAACTCACTATATTCCCAGCGCCTCAGTCGCGAACACGTAGAGATTATCACGCTGCAGTTTTACGGCCTGATAACCGGCCCCCTGACGCGCCAGAGCGATCTCTTTCCCGGCCCCGCCAACGTCGCGCTGGCCCAGTGTTTCGAGGCGGCCGGAATGCTTCCGCATCACAAGATGCTGGTGTCAGAGATGATATGGCCCCAGATTCAACCGAAAGACTGGATAGACCAGACATTTAATCGTTTTTACCAACTTCCCGAAGGTGATCTCAACGCGGTACAAAAGTCCGCCTGGTGCTTTATACGAGAGCTCGTCCTCTCGGTGGCGCTTTATAATCGCACGTGGGAAAAGACGCTGCGGATATTTTCCCTAGCGCGCGAGAAACTCTCCATCTCCAACCTAGACGTTAAAGGCCTGACGTCCGGCCTGTATCTAACGTACGAGCAAGACGCGCCGCTCGTTCTAATTTCTCAAAATACCGGCTGGATATTTAAAGACCTGTACGCTCTTCTGTACCATCACCTGCAACTGTCCGACGGCCATGATGATAACTAACCGAACGCGTCGTCTCCTGCGGGCGTGGGTCGTGATAATCGCGATCGGCACGGCGGTTGGCGAAAACGTCACCACCCCCAAGGGCGCGACCACCACCGCGAAGCCAACGCCGGGCCCGTCGACGCCCACACCTCCCGAGAACCCACCTAGGGCCGAGGCGTTTAAGTTTCGCGTGTGCAGCGCCTCGGCCACCGGCGAACTCTTCAGGTTTAACCTGGAAAAAACGTGTCCGGGCACCGAGGACAAGACGCACCAAGAAGGCATCCTGATGGTGTTTAAAAAAAATATTGTCCCGCACATCTTTAAGGTCAGACGGTACCGCAAGGTGGCCACCTCGGTGACCGTCTATCGAGGGTGGACCGAGACCGCCGTGACCGGCAAGCAAGAGGTCATCCGACCGGTGCCGCAGTACGAGATCAACCACATGGACACGACCTACCAGTGTTTCAGCTCCATGCGCGTAAACGTCAACGGCATAGTAAACACCTACACGGACAGGGACTTCACTAACCAGACCGTGTTTCTGCAACCGGTCGAGGGGCTCACGGATAACATCCAGCGATACTTCAGTCAGCCGGTGCTGTACACGACACCGGGATGGTTTCCGGGAATTTACAGGGTCAGAACCACGGTCAACTGCGAGATCGTGGACATGATCGCGCGTTCGGCGGAACCGTACTCGTATTTTGTCACCGCCCTGGGAGACACGGTAGAGGTGTCCCCGTTCTGCCACAACGACTCAACGTGCTCGGTCGCGGAGAAAACCGAAAACGGCCTCGGCGCCCGCGTGCTCACAAATTACACCATCGTCGACTTCGCGACCCGCCAGCCCACCACCGAAACGCGGGTCTTCGCCGACTCGGGAGAATACACCGTATCGTGGAAGGCGGAGGACCCCAAGTCGGCGGTCTGCGCGCTGACGCTCTGGAAAACCTTCCCCAGGGCGATACAGACGACGCACGAGGCCAGCTACCACTTCGTGGCCAACGACGTGACGGCGACCTTCACGTCCCCGCTCTCCCAGGTAACTAACTTCACGGGCACGTACCCCTGCCTCAATGATGTTATTCAGAAAACCCTCAACGCCACCATCAAGAAGCTGTCCGATACCCACGCAACAAACGGATCGGAGCAGTACTACGAAACCGAGGGGGGTCTGTTTCTCCTGTGGCAGCCGTTAACGCCGCTAAGCCTAGCTGACGAGATGCGCGAATTAAACGGCACCACGCCAGCACCCCCCACCACAACCTCAACCGCCAACCGCGTTCGAAGAAGCGTCGGTACGAACGAGCAGGCAACGGACGACCTAGCGGCGCCCCAGCTGCAGTTCGCCTACGACAAGCTCCGCGCGAGCATCAACAAGGTGCTGGAGGAGCTCTCCAGGGCGTGGTGCCGAGAACAGGTGAGGGACACCTACATGTGGTACGAACTGAGCAAGATTAACCCCACCAGCGTAATGACGGCGATATACGGGCGGCCGGTGTCGGCCAAGTTCGTGGGCGACGCCATCTCCGTGACGGACTGCGTGGCGGTGGACCAGGCGTCCGTCAGCATCCACAAGAGCCTCCGCACGTCCACCCCGGGGATCTGCTACTCGCGCCCCCCGGTCACGTTCAGGTTCCTCAACAGCACCACGCTGTTCAAGGGCCAGCTGGGACCCAGAAACGAGATCATACTGACGGACAACCAGGTGGAGGCGTGCAAAGAGACGTGCGAACACTACTTCATAGCGAGCAACGTAACCTACTACTACAAAGACTACGTCTTCGTGAAAAAAATTAACACCTCCGAGATATCCACCCTCGGTACGTTCATCGCCCTGAACCTGTCGTTTATAGAGAACATAGATTTCAGGGTCATCGAGCTGTACAGCCGCGCGGAGAAAAAGCTGTCCGGGAGCGTTTTCGATATAGAAACCATGTTCAGGGAATACAACTACTACACGCAACGCCTGGCGGGACTCCGGGAGGACCTGGACAACACGATCGACCTGAACCGCGACCGCCTGGCCCGCGACCTGTCCGAGATAGTCGCGGACCTGGGCGATGTCGGCCGCACGGTCGTTAACGTGGCCAGTAGCGTGATAACCCTGTTCGGATCAATCGTGAGCGGGTTCATTAACTTTATAAAGAGTCCGTTCGGGGGCATGCTCATGATCCTGGTGATTGTGGCGGTCGTCCTGATCGTGTTTGCGCTAAACCGGCGCACCAACGCCATCGCCCAGGCCCCCATCAGGATGATCTACCCCGACATAGACAAAATGCAGCCCTCTGGCGGTAAAGTCGACCAGGAGCAGATTAAAAACATTCTCGCCGGCATGCACCAGCTACAGCAGGAAGAGCGTAGGCGGTTAGACGAACAGCAGAGGTCAGCGCCCTCGCTTTTCCGGCGCGCGTCAGACGGACTAAAACGTCGCTTTAGGGGATATAAACCGCTGGAAAACGAAGAGGCTCAAGAGTATGAAATGAGCAAATAACCACACCCACACGCCTGTACTTGCCGCCCGCCAGAGCCGCGCGGCCAATCGATTCGCGCACCCGGCCGGTCCCCGACACCCTCTAGCGCCCCCGGGCGTCCGCGGTCTGTATCAATCATGGATTTCTTTAACCCGTACCTGGGCCCTCGCGGACCACGCCCCCACTCACACAGAGGCACCGATGCTCCCGCCCCTGCCGGCGCCGGAGCCGTTCAGCCGCCACCAGACGTTTGCAGGCTCATCCCCGCCTGCCTCCGAACGCCAGGGGCAGGCGGGATGATCCCGGTCACGATCCCGTTCCCGCCAACGTACTTCGAGAACGGTGCTCGCGGAGACGTGCTGCTCGCCAACGAACGGTCCATGTGGACGGCGCGCGACCGCAAGCCCGTCGCCCCGGACCCCCAAGACCAATCCATCACGTTTCACGCGTACGACGTCGTTGAAACAACGTACGCGGCGGACAGGTGTGCCGAGGTACCTAGCCGCTTCCAAACGGACATTATCCCAAGCGGAACCGTGCTCAAGCTCCTGGGGCGAACCGAGGACGGCACCAGCGTGTGCGTGAACGTGTTCCGTCAACAGGTATATTTCTACGCGAAGGTTCCAGCCGGCATTAACGTCACCCACATCCTCCAGCAGGCCCTCAAGAACACAGCCGGCCGTGCCGCGTGCGGCTTCTCGACCAGAAGAGTGAACAAAAGAATTCTCAAAACGTACGACGTCGCGGAGCATCCCGTCACGGAAATCACGCTATCGTCCGGTTCCATGCTCTCGACCCTCAGCGACCGCCTCGTCGCGTGCGGGTGCGAGGTGTTCGAGTCAAACGTGGACGCCGTTCGCCGGTTCGTTCTGGATCACGGGTTTACCACGTTCGGGTGGTACTCGTGCGCGCGCGCCACGCCCCGCCTGGCGGCCAGAGATGCCAGGACGGCCCTGGAGTTTGACTGCAGCTGGGAGGACCTCAGCGTTCAAGCGGACCGCAGCGACTGGCCCCCGTACCGCATCGTGGCCTTTGATATCGAGTGCACTGGAGAGGCGGGATTTCCGTGCGCCACGCGCGACGGCGACGCGGTGATCCAGATCTCCTGCGTCTTCTACACGACCAGGGAAGGCGCGCCCAATCCGCCAAACATACTGTTCAGCGTCGGGACGTGCGACCCCATCCCGGACACCGACGTTTTGGAGTTTCCGTCGGAATATGACATGCTGGTGTCGTTCTTCGCCATGATCCGCGACTTCGAGGTGGACTTTTTAACCGGCTATAACATCTCAAACTTCGATCTCCCGTACCTAATCACGCGAGCGTCCCAGGTGTACAACCTTCGATTAAACGAATACACAAAAATAAAAACCGGCTCCATCTTTGAAGTTCACGAGCCCCGTGGCGGGGGAGGGGGGTTCATGAGGTCGGTCTCAAAAATTAAAATAGCGGGCATCGTCCCCATAGACATGTACCAGGTGTGTCGCGAAAAGCTCAGCCTCTCCGACTACAAACTGGACACGGTGGCCAGGCAGTGTCTGGGTGGGAAAAAAGAGGACGTATCGTACAAGGACATTCCCCCTCTGTTTCGCTCAGGTCCGGGCGGCAGGGCTAAGGTGGGCAGCTATTGCGTGATGGACTCGGTCCTGGTGATGGACCTCTTAAAAATGTTTATGATACACGTGGAGATTTCGGAGATAGCCAAGCTGGCCAAGATTCAGGCCAGGCGCGTCCTGACGGACGGCCAACAGCTCCGCGTGTTCTCCTGCCTGCTGGAGGCCGCGGCCAGGGAGAACTTTATCCTCCCGGTTCCAACGCCCGAGGGACAGGGGGGCTATCAGGGCGCGACGGTGATCAACCCCATTCCGGGGTTTTACGACGAGCCGGTCCTGGTGGTCGATTTTGCCAGCCTGTACCCGAGCATCATCCAGGCGCACAACCTGTGCTACTCCACCATGATACACGGACGAGACCTGCACCTGCACCCCAACCTGACGCCGGACGACTACGAGACGTTCGTGCTGAGCGGCGGACCGGTACATTTTGTAAAAAAACACAAGCGGGAGTCTCTGCTGGGAAGACTGCTAACCGTGTGGTTAGAAAAGCGAAGGGCGATCCGGCGCACCCTGGCGGCGTGCGATGACCCGTCGCTAAAAACCATCTTAGATAAACAACAGCTGGCCATCAAGGTGACATGTAACGCGGTTTACGGGTTCACCGGGGTGGCCAGCGGCCTCCTCCCATGCATTAACATAGCGGAAACCGTGACGCTCCGGGGGCGCACGATGCTGGAGATGTCAAAGTCTTACGTGGAGGCCCTGACGACGGAAGACCTGCGAACGCGTCTCGGTCGCGAGGTGACCGCCCGTCACGGCGCGCGGTTTCGCGTCGTCTACGGTGACACCGACTCCCTCTTTATCGCGTGCGACGGTTATTCCGCGGAAGCCGTTTCCGCTTTCTGTGACGATCTGGCCGCCAGGATCACTGCGGACCTGTTCCCCCCACCCATTAAGCTAGAGGCGGAAAAGACGTTCAAGTGTCTGCTGCTGCTGACGAAAAAGCGCTACATCGGGGTCCTATTGAACGACAAAATGGTCATGAAAGGGGTCGACCTCATTCGCAAAACGGCCTGCAAGTTTGTCCAGGAGCGATGCCGCGCCATCCTGGACCTGGTGCTCCACGATCCGGAGGTCAAGGCTGCGGCGCGGCTGTTGTGCAAGCGGCCGCCGCACGCGGTATACGAGGAGGGGCTGCCGGCTGGCTTTATAAAAATCGTAGAGGTCCTCAACGCGAGCTATCTGGACCTCCGAAACAGCGTCGTGCCCATCGAGCAGTTAACGTTCTCCACCGAGCTCAGCCGCCCCGTCTGCGATTACAAGACCACCAACCTGCCCCACCTGGCGGTGTACCAAAAGCTGGCGAGCAGGTGCGAGGAGCTGCCCCAGGTGCACGATAGAATCCCCTACGTGTTCGTTGACGCGCCCGGGTCCCTAAAGTCGGACCTGGCCGAACACCCGGATTACGTCAGACAGCACCAGATTCCCGTCGCGGTCGACCTATATTTCGACAAACTGGTGCACGGCGCGGCCAACATCCTCCAGTGTCTGTTCGGCAACAACGCGGACACCACGGTGGCCATCCTCTACAATTTTCTCAACGTCCCGTATAAGCTGTTCTCGTGAACGCCAATTGGAGAACGCCAACATAAGACGCCGCGCCAGCGGAGTCCGCAGGGAGAGCTCGAGCGGCGAGGAGCGACCAACGGAGACCGCCACCATGCTGGTTAACGAACTGTCGGTGGTCCTCGGCGACTGGGAGGTGACTTTTCACCGGGGTAGATTCAGCTTCGTCAACCTCACCCGCCTGCAAACGTTCAAGGGCCACGGGGGCTACGCCAGGGTCCGACTCCCCTTCTCGCTCGACCAGTTACTCCACCAACATTTCGCGTTCGGACTCGTGACGCGTCTCAAGGAACTGCCCCCCTTCTCCGACTGCGTGGCCCTTATCGCCCCGTTGGATTCCGGCGGCGACGCGGACGCGGCGCGCGTGGCCCCCGGGTTCGTGCTGGACTCCTCTCGCCCGCTGACCGTGTGGGTAAACGCGAGCGGGCGGCACACGATCCGGTTCTGCCTCCTCTTTCTAAAGCCGATCGACCTGGAGCGCGCGGTCACGTACGTCTTCGGCGAGAACGGCGGCGCGCGCTCGGAGGGCACCCCAAAGCCCACCTGCGCGACCGAAAGCCTGCCCGGTGGACCCCTGCGCGTCTCCGGCGAGGCGTCTCAGACGTCGCCCCATTCTTTCGTTGCGTATTTTCCCACGGCCAACTCGGTGGCCTGCCTAAGCCTGTTGCGGTTACAGGTGAGGCCGTTTTCGGATGACGCGGCGCACAGGGACGCGCGGATCTCCCCGAAATACGTCACGTTTAGTAACTCCGGGGGTAACGTCTGCAAGGCGTCCGTTCACACGCTGTCCCCGTCGCGGTGTAAAACGGCGCAAATGGAAATCATCTACGCTCCCGGGGACCCCAACGCCGAGATAGTCCTGGGCCAGTCCGGACCCGTCCTGCCCACCCACACCGGCGGCCGCGTATTGGGGGTCTACGCCGACGCCGAAAAAACCATCCAACCTGGAAGCTCCGCGGAAGTCCGGGTTCAGTTAATCTTCCAACAGGGAGCGGCCGCTCGGGGCGATCTGGCGTTTCTGGTCACGGGCGTGGCACCGGAGCCCCTATTCGTCGTCACCCCGGCACTCTTGCTTTCCGGTTGCACAACCCACCTGCGCCTATTCAACCCCAACGGTACCCCCACGACTATAAAAAGAGACACCCTTGTGGCCGCCGCCGCGCCCTGCCCCGTGGTGCGATTAAGCTCCGCCGACGACGCGCCGCGAGACCTCGTCGCGTCACCAGACACCGGGGCGCTCTCCATTAACGCGTTCACAATCCCGGTCGGTTTCCCAGGGGTGGTCTCGGCGGAGTGTCACGTGTCCCTACGCGACAACGGGGTCCACGAACGCATGAACCATTGACGGCAACGATGGGAACACCGGTGCGTTTCTTTCGCGGCGAGTGGCAGACCTCGAGTCTAGTGGACAACGGCACGCCACGGTACAGCTCCCTGGTGTGGGCCGCCACTATTCACGACGGCTACCTGACACTGGTGAACAGGTCAGAGCTGTGCGTCACGGAGAGGTCTCCGTGTCTGCCGGCATGCCCCAGCATCGGGAGACTGGTCGGGAAGAGGTTTCCCGGCTTCGCCTTTGCCAGCGCCACTCTGGGCGATCGGGGAACACGCACCGTGTTCTACGCGTTCGGTCACCGCGACAACCCACTGGACATAGTACCCGCCGTGGTCGAGCGCGCGGATCGCGAGCTGGTGCTGCGGGTTCACGCTCCGCAAACAACGCGGGTGTCGCGATACGGACTTAAGGTATTCGTGGCGATCGTTACGGTGGTGCGCCCGCCCGGGGTGTTCCTACACTTTCCACAAGACCGCGTTCCGATCGCGCTGACAGACGCGTGCAGCCAGGAGGGCTCCAGGCTAACCTCTGAAGAGCCGTGGATAAAAATTCAAGGCTTTCCCGTCCTATCTGACGAGACCGCGCACCCATTTCTCTTAACCCAGAAGACCAAGCCCTTTACCGAGCGAAAGTTTTGCCGCCTGATCATGGACAACGACCAGCGCAGCGCCGTCAACACCGTCTACCTGGGAAAGCAGCACGTGAGGGTGACCGTGACCCGCCCCCCGGAAACAATCGTCACCGACGGCCCCGTGACGGCGACCCTGTCCCTCACCGGTAATGCGCCAATCGCCTTTCGCCACAACCCATACTTTGAACTCCCGTGGTCGTCCACAACGGCGATATTCACGCCCGTGGTGTACGTGGGCCTGACCGTGTGCATCCCACCCAACTGTAGCAAATTCGTAAGGTACGGTAACACCTACGTCTCGGCATTTAACCGCAAGCTGACGGCGATTATTAGCAATCACGCCCACAACGGCGGGTTCCGGATTCAGGACTGCGAGTGGCCACCGAACCGGGAGATAGAGATTTTGGTAACCAACGTGTCCCAGGCCCCGGTGTACATCAGCACCGGGACGCAGCTGGGGCAAGCCATCTTCGTGTTCGCGCCGCGGTTCGGTGGCCCGGCGAAACTGCGGCAGCTCCTCGGCCACCGATCGCGCGCCCTGGAGCTGCCGGGCGGGGTGACAGTGGACAGCCAAAAACTGTGTAGGTTTGAGACCATGTACCTGTTTTCCACGTAAATTACTAATAAACCGTTTGCTCGTATCGCTCACACAACGCCAAACCGTCTCTCATTCTCGGGGTCGCGCGCCTCGCGAACACACAAGGTGGCTCAAACACCCCCCTCCCGCACCCTCGCCACACAAAACCAGTTAACGCCTTCCGTTAGATGCAGTTTATTTATTATTTTATTACATCATAGCTATTGCGCGGCGCCCGTCCCGCAAAAACATCTGTAGATATTCCAGTATGCGAAACGCGCTGAGAACAACGTCCCGGGGGCTCTGCCCTCCCAACGCACGCACGGTTTTTTCATTAGACTCCGCGCCACCTATCTTGTTATTTACGGGAAGCTCCTCAATTAGAGAGTCGAGGGCGGACAGCACCACGGTCACCGCGGAGCCAATGGCCGCGGCGTCCGCGTCCCCGGGCGCGTCGTCCAGCAGCATCCTCAGTCGCGTCAGGTAACTCTCGTAGGCCCGGAGCCCGCGAACCATGGCGTTCATACACTCGGCCCCGCGAAACTCGCGGCGCTGGCACTCAACGTTAGACATCAATATAGGGAAGTGAACAAACGACATGATGCGCGGGTACTCACGCACCCGACAGAGAGTGGAGTGGTGGCACAGGTAAACGAACCAGCGCTGTATGTTTAACCCCACTTCAGACAGGCGCCCCCTGGTCCTGTCAAGAGAGGCGCGGTTGCCGGCCCACTGGGGGAGAACGTTAATTCCAGCGGCAGTCGGGGGAGGCGCCAGCGTAGGGCTGGCCGCCCAACACGACAGGTAAAACAAGACGAACCAGACAGGGAACATGACCGGTTAAATTACTCGCTTACAATCGCGGGCGGCGGCCGGTCAACGCCAGGTCCATTAAAAACACACCGGCCGCCAACCCCCAACGCGGGGCCGCGCCCTGGAACGCGGTTCCTTCCAATCGCAAAGAACCGCGTCACAAAAAGGGCTCGTTTTGAACCCATTTTGTGCCATCGGGTTTCGTTTTCAGATACGGAAACGGCTCGTCCAAAAACACCCAACGGGGGTGTGCTCAAACGGCCATCTCCATCTCTATGTGGGGATGGGGGTCGTAGCCCTCGAGACTCAGATCCGCGCGCGTAAAGTCCTCCAGACGCGCCACCTTTCTCAAAATCTTCAGCCGCGGAAACGGACGCGGGGTCCTCCGCAGCTGAAGCAGCAGGGGATCAACGTGGTTGTTGTAAACGTGGGCGTCACCCAAGGTGTGCACAAAGTCTCCCGGGGTCAGGCCCGTGACGTGAGCGATCAGATACGTCAGGAGGGCGTAGCTGGCGATGTTAAACGGGACCCCGAGGCCCATGTCGGCGGACCTCTGGTACAGCTGGCAGGACAGCTCCCCCCGAGCCACGTAAAACTGACACAAAACGTGACAAGGAGGGAGAGCCATCCGCGCGAGGTCCGCGGGGTTCCACGCGCACATAACGATGCGCCGATCGTGGGGCCGCCTGTTAATTAGATCCACCACGTAACGCAGCTGGTCCACCCCCTGACCCTCGTAGTTGGCGTCGGCCCCCCTGTACTCCGCCCCAAAATGTCTCCACTGGAACCCGTACACCGGCCCCAGATCGCCCTCGCGGCGGTCCCCGAAGCCCTGCGCCGCCAAAAAGGCGCGGGACCCGTGCGCGTCCCAAATTTTTACGCCGCGGCGCGACAGTTCGGTGGAGTCGGTGGAGCCCCTGATAAACCACAGCAACTCCTCCACGACGCCCCTCCAAAACACCCTTTTGGTGGTTAACAGAGGAAACTCGTCCCTGAGGTTATATCGGGCCTGAAGCCCGAACACGGACCTGGTGCCCACGCCCGTCCTGTCCTCCCTCTGCACGCCGTGTTTAATAATTAAATCCAGGTGCGCCAAGTACTGCAGCTCGCCGTGGTCGCCGCGGCACGCGCAGCGGACGGCCGCGGCACCTTCGGGTGCGGAAAAAACCCGGAGTCGTGCGGCCGCGATTCCAGCCACGCAAACGGGTATAATTTTTTTAACGTAGCAGATACCGAGATGCACCAGGACAATCATAATTACAACCGAGGTGCTTTACAACTATAACCGTAAACGGCTGAAGACGAAACTTATTTTAAAGGCAGCTTGGGCGGGGCCGACCACAGGCGCGGCCCGGCTGTTAGCGAGTAATAAACCCACGTGGTCTCCCCAAGCGTCTCCCCGAGCGTGAGCGTCTCCCCAAACGCCAAAAACAACACAGATAATAAAATAAATAACATGTTTATTTTTTATAAACTTAACGCGCGATTATGCTTCTTAACAGGGGCCAATAGAAGCAACGTGCGAGGCGGCATTCGCGCGCTCAAAGGCAACCGCAACACCGGCGCTCGTAACAGCGTAAACAAACAACTATTAGCCATTCGTAACCGTAAAATCCAACCCTCTGCGTCCCGAGCCATTCGCCCAGCTGCGTCTACGTCGAGGGTGTTTCTAAGTCGCATTTTGAGCCCTTGGCACGGCCGCGTCTGCGTTAATGGTGTTTCTAAATCCCGCTGCCAAGGCCCTCTTCGGAATCGTCAATCAGGCTGCGCCGGGTTCTTCTGCCCTTTTTGGGACGCTTGTCCACCGCCTGAAGCAGTTTCTTCACTGCGTCGTCCCCGGGATTGGCACACAGCTTTTTACCGCGGCGAGTGTTTAATATCACGGCGTCCACCGAGCACTGCGACGAGGTGTGGGAGTAAGAGACCACTAAACCGGGTGGCGGCAGATGAGTTACATACCCCAAACAGCAGAGTTCGGGCGCGGGTCCGCTCATGGAGCCCATAGGAAAGGCATAATCAACTACACACGCGAACACCGCAAAAAAAACGCACACGAAAAGGCCCCTCATGGTGACAAAAACACAAAACAAAGACGGGGTCGCTCGTGCGTTGCCACCAGCGCCACGCTCGCCGTGCTCGGCCACGGTTGACGGCGTCCATTAATACCCGCGGCCCGGGCCCGCCTCGACGGAAACCAGGCGTGGTTAGCCACCTGACGCACGTGCCTCCCGTCCAGATGTGGCATTGCGAGTCCCAAAACGGGCGTGTCTAACTACGGTCGCCCCGGGGTTCAAAGAACGGGGATCCCCCAAACAGGTAAAAAGCTTTTTGTCCAAACAGAAAGCCAACAGCAACCGAAAGGAATCTCCAAAACAAGCAAGGGTCCCGTGCCGGCGATAAACGGAAAATTTCCCTCACCTAAACACACGCGCCGCGTAAACTGTTAAAACACGCAATACTTCCTAGGCCTGTGTTTAATAAAACACACAAGGGTTGTAATTTCGCGGGGCCCTTTGGGCCCCGCGCGTCTGGGGGTGCGTTGTCTCGTTGTGGTTCGCAATCACCACCCCGCCTGCCCGAAAACAGGGCAACAACCCCCTGGCCTAGTTTTTTAAAAACTTAACACCGGCAAGGGGAGAGGGAGAAGGGGTGCGGCTAAATGGGCTGTTAGCAGCCAACCGCAGCGGGGAAAAAAGGGGGCAAACGCCGGGTTAACACAAACAGCAACAGGCGCCAAACCCAATATAACACAACGCATATTCCGTGTGTTTCGCGGGCCGGGGTCGGTACGGCTAACCCGCGTTGGGCGTTTGCACAAGCACGCCCCCGCCCTGCACCCGGCTCCCCGAGGTCACCGAAGGGTCAGGAAACATAGTTTTCACGGTCGCCAGTCGCGCGCGTGGCAACATCTTTCGGTGCCCTCCGAACGACCCGGAAAAATCCCCGCCGCGCCGGGTCGTTCGGAGGGCACCGAAAGATATCCCCAAACGCAACCTAAAGCATCATGTTTGGGGTTTCGGTGACGCGCGCCGCAGAGGAGGCCGGTGGTGGCGCTGGCGAAGATAGTGGCCGCAGAGCACGGGTTTCGGTAGTGACGCGCCTGGACGGCTGCCACCTGGCAGCAGGCCAAAAACACGGGCGCCGCGAGCGGCCGGCAGGTGGCGCCGCGCTTTCCCCCACGCCGCGATTTGGCAAAATGGCGGACCGGCAGCGCCGGTTGGACGCGGCGGACGTCAATCACGACGGAGAGAAGCGCAGTTGGTCAGTTGTCCCGTCAATCACCGAGGGCCGCGCCGGTTGGCGGATAATATGAAACCGGCGCGGCCATTGGACGCTGGCGGCAGCCAATGGGCGCGTTGGGTTTTGTTTACAAGTTCCCTATATATATTATATTATACCTTCCCTGTTAAGGGAATCCCATGTTCTTAAATCTAATCAGCTGGGTTATATAATTAGAATATCAGTAATTACTATTATTACTGTATTATTTATTAAATTATTTATTTTATTATTTATTTAATAAATTAATTCTTGCGTTATTATGTAATCAGATACTGGGAAATCTACTCCCAGTTTAATAAAAATAAATAATTAATTCTATTATGGTGGGGGTTCTAAATATTGTACAAAACAACAATATTTTTTAAATTTATTCACTAAAAATGCTCCCATTTTACTTGTGACGTACATGTTAGGAATGTGGGAGTGGTTTGTAACTATGTTTTCAAACAACACCCTTTTGGGCCGTCTGAAACTCATATAAGCGGAAGGCTCGGCGTTAATTGCCACTGGCCGCTAACCAGTCCACCTTGCCAGTTGGAGTTTTATTGCTGCTTATGGCTTTACCTCGCATTCCGGGCACAAGCTGATTTACGTAGCACGCATTGGGGGTTTAACCCGGTTGAATTTAGTGGTTTGCACGTGTAAAAAAGCCCACCGAGGCTTGGGTTTAAGCGTTTAAAGCGTTGCTGGTTTTATAACATGCGATTTAATTGCTATGGGAGCTAGCTTGTATTCCGCATGCTTTCGGTTTAGTAGTTGTACAAAACAGAATTGTAGCCCGCAAATTGTTACTGGTACCCAAAACGGCAAGCCCGCTTAACACGCCCCGCGCTGCGGCTTTTGTTCCTAGCCCGCTCGCAATACAATCGAGATTTTAATTTAAAATGGGGCAATGGCGTAGCGCAAATTTAAGCGCGTCAAAAATTTAAAATGGACTAACGTAACCGGTGCTTTTAGTGACCTATGGCGAATTTTAAAATTTAAAGCCGTGGGTTTTAACACAGAGCTGCCAGCTTGTAATACGTTGCATATACAGTGCCGTTGTGATTTTATGGTTAAGTGGATTTTAACATTGAATTTTGTAATGGTGTACACGTGGATTTTTAAATTGAATTTAAAATTGTAATTACGTGCGCGTGGATTTTAAAATTGTATTTATGTAACATTGTTAAATTTTAACTGCGTTATGGTTGTATTTTGGTTAATTTATGTAATTTTGCTTTTAGATTTGTTCGGGTGTGAATTCCAGACAGGTAAGAGCCTAGCTCCTAATGTTTGCCTTGCCGCCTAGCTCCTAATGTTTGCCTTGCCGCCTAGCTCCTAATGTTTGCCTTGCCGCCTAGCTCCTAATGTTTGCCTTGCCGCCTAGCTCCTAATGTTTGCCTTGCCGCCTAGCTCCTAATGTTTGCCTTGCCGCCTAGCTCCTAATGTTTGCCTTGCCGCCTAGCTCCTAATGTTTGCCTTGCCGCCTAGCTCCTAATGTTTGCCTTGCCGCCTAGCTCCTAATGTTTGCCTTGCCGCCTAGCTCCTAATGTTTGCCTTGCCGCCTAGCTCCTAATGTTTAACAACATTAATGTTTAAGCACACTAAAATTTAAAGACGTTTGTGTTGGTTTTTATGACCAGCTTGGTACAAAACCTGCTGGTGATTTTTTACCCAACAAATAATAAATAAAAAAGTTAAAACTTATTTCTGTTGTCTGTGGTAATTGGGTTCCCCGAGGGTCCCGGGCTCCCCGTTCCCCGAGGGTCCCGGGCTCCCCGTTCCCCGAGGGTCCCGGGCTCCCCGTTCCCCGAGGGTCCCGGGCTCCCCGTTCCCCGAGGGTCCCGGGCTCCCCGTTCCCCGAGGGTCCCGGGCTCCCCGTTCCCCGAGGGTCCCGGGCTCCCCGTTCCCCGAGGGTCCCGGGCTCCCCGTTCCCCGAGGGTCCCGGGCTCCCCGTTCCCCGAGGGTCCCGGGCTCCCCGTTCCCCGAGGGTCCCGGGCTCCCCGTTCCCCGAGGGTCCCGGGCTCCCCGTTCCCCGAGGGTCCCGGGCTCCCCGTTCCCCGAGGGTCCCGGGCTCCCCGTTCCCCGAGGGTCCCGGGCTCCCCGTTCCCCGAGGGTCCCGGGCTCCCCGTTCCCCGAGGGTCCCGGGCTCCCCGTTCCCCGAGGGTCCCGGGCTCCCCGTTCCCCGAGGGTCCCGGGCTCCCCGTTCCCCGAGGGTCCCGGGCTCCCCGTTCCCCGAGGGTCCCGGGCTCCCCGTTCCCCGAGGGTCCCGGGCTCCCCGTTCCCCGAGGGTCCCGGGCTCCCCGTTCCCCGAGGGTCCCGGGCTCCCCGTTCCCCGAGGGTCCCGGGCTCCCCGTTCCCCGAGGGTCCCGGGCTCCCCGTTCCCCGAGGGTCCCGGGCTCCCCGTTCCCCGAGGGTCCCGGGCTCCCCGTTCCCCGAGGGTCCCGGGCTCCCCGTTCCCCGAGGGTCCCGGGCTCCCCGTTCCCCGAGGGTCCCGGGCTCCCCGTTCCCCGAGGGTCCCGGGCTCCCCGTTCCCCGAGGGTCCCGGGCTCCCCGTTCCCCGAGGGTCCCGGGCTCCCCGTTCCCCGAGGGTCCCGGGCTCCCCGTTCCCCGAGGGTCCCGGGCTCCCCGTTCCCCGAGGGTCCCGGGCTCCCCGTTCCCCGAGGGTCCCGGGCTCCCCGTTCCCCGAGGGTCCCGGGCTCCCCGTTCCCCGAGGGTCCCGGGCTCCCCGTTCCCCGATTCAACGTTAAAGTGGTTTATTTAGCAAACACACGTTTTTTGCCGCGGTTTGGGTTGTACATACACGCGGGTGCGCATTGGCCCGCCCATGCAAAAAAATAACGTTGGGTTTCCGAAACGCGTAGGTGCTTTAGTGTTTCATGGCACGTTTTCGTGTCACGGTAGGAGTGGTTAGTTTTTTGGTAGCGAATGCAACCAGGTAGCTCGCCTGACCGGGAAAGGGAACGTTTTAAACCGCAGTGTTACCGCGGTGCGGCATACGGTTTAACGTGCAACTGCCGGTCCCGCGCGTGGTACCTTAAGTTTACGTGTAGCAATTATGGCGGCTGTTCAGGGCCCTCCGCCGCCCCCTGAGGAAGAAAATGAAAATTCTTTGCCAGTTGACGTTTATGCTATAGAGGGCATCTTTCTTTACTGTGGGCTCGGGCAGGCGGAGTACTTGCACCATCCCGTGTTTAGCCCTATTAAGGAATTTATCAGCGCCTTTCTCAAGGACAGCGCTCGCCTGTACGAGAGGCTCTTGCGCCACACCGATTACCGCTCTCTGCGGGGACTAAACGCCATAGGCCAAGGGATGCTGCAAATAAACACGGACGGACGCCACAACTGGGGTCGCGCTTTGGCCGTGTTGGGTCTTGGTGCGTATGTGGTGGATAAGGTTAAAGACGACGAGCGTCTTTTAACGTTCGCCATAGCCGTTCTACCCGTGTACGCGTACGAGGCGCTGGAGTCTCAGTGGTTTCGTTCACACGGCGAATGGGAGGGACTCAGGAATTACTGCGAGCGAATACTGAGGCATCGCCGCAACGCGAGGAGACACATGTGCTACGGAGTTGCGGCTGGTCTTCTGGCGCTAGTGGCGCTGTTTGCCATCAGGCGATAGGTGTGCGTTTAACCGCGTATTCCCCCACCCTGACCTTAAGTGAGCCGATTGTATATGAGACCAATAAAACAAAACAAGCTAACGTGGTATTCGTTGGAACATTTTTTATTTGAGCAGTTCCTCGCAGAACATTTTTTGTATCTGTGACACGGGGGCCGGCTGTGCGCTGGCCTCCACCGGGGCCCGCGCGGACTGTCCGCATTCTGGATCGAGGGGCGGGCACGCGCCAGCGCGGGGGGCAGAGGCTGAAGGAATGGCGTTTGACATTACAGATTCTTGGGCGGCGGGGGCTGGAGTTGCCGGCTGCGTGGCGAGACCGGCGTGGTGGCTCGCCGGCTGCGGGGGCGGTGGTTGCGTTTGCTGGATGCCCTGCGCGCTCTGGTACGGCTGTGGGGCGTGGAGATGGGTGTCCGTTCCGGAATACCACTGCGGCTGGTACGCTAGGTACGGCGCAGACGCGTAGGTCTGTGGCCACGAGAACTGAACGGGCGGTGGTTGCGGTCGTTGGTCGGCGTCCTGTGCGCCGGAGGTCTGCGACGCGGCTCGTTTTAGGTCCCTCAGATCCGCCTGAATGTCCAATATGTTTTTGGACAGCGCCATGACGTCCTTGTGTATGCCGACCTCCTCGCCTGGAAACACGGGCTCGTCGGAAAGCTCCACGTCCCGTTTGCGCTTCTGGTGGCGAGACGGTGCCGGAGCGTAGCCGTACGTCGGAGAATAGTACGTGGCCGCATACGGAGAGGGTTGGGGGGCAAACGCCGACTGGAAAGGGAACGGTGGCGCGACGGGCGGTGCGTACGATGGGACGGTCAGCTCAGGCGGCGGTATCCACGATGGATACGCCGCCGTTGCCGGCATCGAGGGTGGCGCAGAAACGTACGTGCGGTGGCCCTGGTTGCGCATGTTATCGAGACTGCTCTGCACCATGGTCAGAAAGGTGCTCTTGGGAATGGTGATGTTGTCCTCCGGGAGGGCGCTCATGGTTCGGGTGTCGCGGTTACCGCAGTGCTGAGCGCAGGGAAACTGGCTTGCCTTTAAATACGTACTTCTCGCGACTCTGGCCACGCCTTTATCTGTTTTGAGCAGGTCTGTGCGATCTCGGATAAATCCGGCGTCGATCGCCTTGGCCATCAGTGTCTCAAGAGGGGCCGCGAATTCTGGCGGTGTCACCTGACGTTCGCAAAGATCTAAACAATTGACCGTTATTTTACCGGCTTCCTCTCGCGTAAGAGAATCAAACTTGGAGACGACCCATGTAGGGTCTGGTCCGTAAACGGCGATTGACCCCCTACGCCTCCCCAGTGCGCACAGAGAGACGTGCTGAAACGCGGGTGGGTGATTGGGGTCTTGCAGCTCTTCTGGGTGGAGGGACGAGAGGGAGAGCTCCGGGAGCCATGTGTGTAACATCTCCAACAGGGGGTCCCGAGGCATGGGGTTTAGCTGGATCTGGGCCGCTCGCGAGTCCCCCGCGAGCCGTGACGCCAGGGCCAAGAAATCGTGGCTCGTTAGCTTGCCCAGGCAAAATATCCCGTGTGTTACTTGGAAGAGACCGATTGTGTGACCTACGTGGGCTTCGGGGACGTGCTCTATGTTTATCGGTAGAGGGTCCGTATACGGGAGCAGGGTCGCCACGATTGAGGGCTCTAAATACAGCTCCTTTTCTATCTTTGGTAGGCTGACCACGTCCACGTATCCCCCAACGTACACGGGAGTCATGTTGGGTCGGTGTCTGCGTGAGCCGAAGGAGATGAGCGCCGGTCTTCGGGGGCTGATGTGGCGCGTTATCCGTTGTGAGAATTTAAATACGTTTCTCCCTGGCGAGCTCAGGTTTCTTCACCTGGTGCTGTGCGAAATGTACAACTACGGTCTTAACGTGTACCTTCTGAAGGAGGCAATTGCCAATACCGGAACGAGGGACGATATTGTCCTCGGGCGTAAGGTTCCGGTGGAGTTCTGGAAAATCGTTTACGATGGGTTAAAGGAGATGGGGGTTTCTGACGCAACGTTGCTCTCAGAAACCAAAAGGGGGGCTCTGTGGCTTTACTTCAACGGGCGTCCGTGCCTGTTAAAAGGTCTAGGCGACTACGTTTTTTGCCAACTGGGGTTAAGCCACAGCGTACGCGTGGTTCCGGAAAACCTAACGGATGGGAATTATCTCTATAACCTAGGCAGCGTCATACCATGTCGCCTGCTTGTGGCACTGAGCTACTGTTTGGCGTTTTGGGGGCACGCTGACCACGAGCCCTGGGTCAGGTTGTTCGCCGGCAAGATTTTTATACTGTACTTAATAATTTCCGGCCACATTATGCCACGGAAGTCAATCTTAGAACAGGTGGGAACGTCCGGGTACGGTGGCTTCGTCGAGGCAGTGTGTCGCGATGTTCGCGCGGTACACGGGATTCCGGCGTGGGATTTTGCGTCCGCGGCTCCGGCGTTAACGTCTCAACAGACGGACTACTTGTTTGCGTTCAATAACAGCGTAGTGTAGGGTCGCCTCACACTACCGACGTGGCGACCGGCAGGTATCCCAGGACCAAAAAATAAACTCTGTCGTAGTCGTCGTAAACTCCGAATTGGCTTTTCATTATCTCGTGTGCCAGACCGGGGGGCGATGGGTGCGAAAGGATGGCGGCCAGGCCTTCCTCGGCCGTTAAACGTAGCGACGTTTGAGCCTGAATCAGGCTGCCAGCGTCCCTGAACGTGAGCTTTTGGTTCAGGATGTCAAAGATTTCGTTAAATCTGGAACCGGTCAGGTTGACGAACGGACGAGTGTGTTTTAGATGGGATATGGCCTTTGCCTCCAGCGCCGCTAGATACGCACCCGGGAACAAAAACGACGTGGGGGCGTCTGGCGCGCGCGAAAGAATTGGGGAGATGTAATTTTCTGTCAGGAAATCAAAAAGTTGTCCCTTTTTAAGGTATTGTTTGGACCCGGACGGGTCTTCTACCTTGGAAAATCTCCCACCCAGGAGCGAGGCCAGGTTGAGGCGCCGGTGGGGCGATCTGGGTGTGATTTGGGCCAGCTCCAATAGCACGTAAACCAAAACTAAACAGCCTAGTGCCGAGAGGCCGGCTCGGAGGTTCCATTGGTACGCTTGAAAGGGAGGCACGTCTTCGCTGAACAAAGTGGTCGCAAGGATGTATACGAGATCTGGTCCAGGTGGCTGACCGGTACCGGGGTTCTTGGAACCGGGTAGCAGTCCGCTCTGTGCCAACGTCGCGTATATCACGTGGTTTGTAAAGAAGTCCGCGTTGTACTTTGTTTCTTTGTTTAGGGGCGCTAGAGAGGCGCGTTGCCTCGGATTCGAATATGTAAACTCGAAACCCAGGCCCTTCGTGTTTTGTTTTAGGTGAGAGACAAGCGTCGCCAGCTTTGTGCCGAGGTTATCCCAGAGGCCGTTTCGAGTTGGCGGCAACGGGGTACCTGTCCGGTGACAGTAGTACCCGTTGAGGAGGCACAGCGCGGCCTGCGTGTCCGATACGTTGCGGACATCCGCGTAAAAGTCTTGTGTGATCGAGGCGGCTGTTGAGATTACGGCAGACATTAGCTTTAGAGACGTGGAGTTTTGAAAGTTTGTTGTGCCTCGCAAATCTCTGGGGAACACCCTGCGTTGCATGGCGTTATCTGTGAGGCTACTGTACCACGGCCCGTATTGTGGCAGCCATTGGTTTTGGTTCATGTACAGGCTTGGCAGGAGCTCCAGACGGAGATCCTGGTTTACCGTGAATCCCGGGTCTCCGGGGGCTATTGTGACAACGAACGCGTCTCCATGTGTCTGCGGGGCGATTTTGGGTTGCGGGTTTAGTGATGTTTGGGCATTGGCGGTTTCCCTGCCCGGGGACCGCAGATCCCCGACCATGTTTTGAATTGTTTCTAGGTCGCGCATGACCACTTCTGTTTCCCGTTGGTGCGTTTGCAGCACGTTGTCTAGTTCTAGCCGGAGCAGGTTTTTTCGCAGCGTGTGAACCCTTAGCGCCAGCTGTTGATTTCGCATCACAAACGCGTTTCTTCTTTCTTCTATCAGAGATGGTTTGTGAATAAACAGAACGTTGTTTGGATGGGGGGCCCAAAAAGTTGCGGTAATTTGCCGCGCTGGTTTTCGTGGGTATCTCATACAGCATTTTTCTGACGTGCGCATCTTCCCATTGGCTAAAAAACCCGTTAAGCGCCGCCGACGTGGTGTTGATAAATGTAGGCGGAAACGCTGATGACTCAGTATGAATTGTTTTAAGTGTTTTCTGGTTCTTAAATAGCAGCCAGGGCCTTACCGACCAGTTTTCGTGTCCTCTTGGCGCGGCTCTGCCTATATATGCCACGGAATCTGTCAGTTGGTGTAAGCCCTGCCATCGCTGTGATATTTTTATTGCGTTGCCGGGAAATACAGCCGCGCTTAGGCACGTCTTGAGTTCAATTACGTAGCACGTTTTTTGATGTTCGCTATTAACGGTAAGCACACAATCTGCTATTCGCCTACCTAGGGAAACCTCGAAAAAAATCCTAAATTTAACGTTTTTGGTTGCCCTGAGTGTTGGGCGAATTGAAAGAAACTTTAAAATATCATCAAGCGACCGGTGTTTGATTAACCGTCGGTATACTGCTAAGTGGGCGCGAGTTCCAGCCCGTTTGCGTGAGGCCGGAAGGGCTTCGAGGGTCGCGACGTGCTTACATTGATTTGCAAACGCCATGGCCGAAGGAGGGTCTGGCTTTGGCGACGAGCTTGTCCGTCAGATGCGGGATCGGAAGCCTAGATGGGACGAGTCTTCCGACGATACTGATGACGTTGACACCGAAAGCACCGATCTTGAGTATGATGATGTGTTCCCCGTGGTAGATACGCACGGCTTAATGAGCCCTGGAAGTCAAAACTATGACGTACCCACGTCTCCGTCCGGAACGCCGTGGGAATTACTGCACCCGGACGCCCTGTATGCACATCCGAGGTGCCCGCCTAAAAGGGCGGTGGTGCCGGGCGGTGGCGCGCGTCCCAAGGTGTCCGCGTTCTCGGCTAGACTTCAATATGTTGGACGACAGAGTTTTGGGGATAGAGAGACGCGGCAGCTTACCGGGGCTCAGTTTTCTTCCGAGAGCGAGCACGAATATGCGGAAATACCGGAGCGTACTACTACACGCCCGGTTGAAAGCGGTGACAAGAGAAATTTCACCTCCGGGCGTAGGGGTGCAATCTCGGGACCCTCGTCGACAAAACCTAGTCACGGTGCGGGGTTAACACGTAAGACTAAAACGTCGCTGAGTGTTAGTCTTAAAAACTTGCTGCGGATAAAGGACGATGATGCTAAGGTTGATGTACCCAGGCCGGTTACCGTGCCGGTTCATCTCATGCAGCCGCATCCTATGACGGAATATAGAAATGCCTTTTTAATCTATCTAGAGGGGGTCATGGGTGTTGGAAAAACAACGCTATTGAATTCAATGACTGGCATGGTGCCGCAGGAAAACGTCTTAAGCTGTCCCGAGCCCATGAAATTTTGGACGTGTGTTTATTCAAATTGCCTTAAAGAACAGCGCAGCATAGTTAAGCAAGGCACCCACGGGAAATTGATCACTTCTGCTCGCGTATACGCGTGTCAGAGCAAGTTTGCGCTACCGTTTCGTGCGACAGCCGCCGGCATCGGTCGCAACCTGCAACCGTGGCTGGTGGGAAACGGTAGCACAAAGCCAGCGAATTGGATTGTTTTTGACAGACACCTACTGTCCGCAACGGTGGTTTTTCCGCTGGTTCACGTAAAGTACAACAGGCTAACGCCGGATCATCTGTTTCAAATCCTATCTCTTTTCTCGGCACACGACGGCGATGTGGTCGTTTTGCTAACGCTCAACAGTTCGGAGGCGCACAGGCGCATTCAAAGTCGAGGCCGTAAGGAAGAAAAAGGAATCACGCAAAACTACTTGCGACAGGTAGCGTGGGCGTACCATGCCGTGTTCTGTACGTGGGTGATGATGCAATATCTCACACCGGAGCAAATGGTTCAGCTGTGTGTACAAACTGTGTCCATAGAGGACATATGCAATATGAATTCCAGATTGACTCATCGGTTTCTAACCCTAACAAAACTACATGAACAGAGTATGATACCCATGGTGGCAGAAATGTTAGTATCGGTTAAAGAACACGTGACCTTAATGGAGGTCTGTTTGGGACTCTTTAAAGAGCTACGAAAGCTTCAAATTTTAATTGTTGACGCAGGAGAACATCTAGATGATGCGTGTGGCCTCTGGGGAAATATTTATGGGCAGGTGATGTCAAATGAGGCTATTAAACCACGAGCAGTGAACTGGCCAGCTCTTGAAAGCTACATTCAAACGCTAACCAAATTGGAAGGCAATGGCGCGTATTAGTTTTATATTTTTTTTTACTATAATAAGGTGTTCTGTAACGGACAAATACGTGTATGATGAAAAATCAAATGTAGAGTTGGAATTTAATGGAACAATTTACCAAATTAATTGGAGAAACGTAAGCAAAGAATTAACATCTATTGTAATGGAAGATGCGTGGTACGATTCTTTACTGCTGGAACCATTGTCTGTGACTTTGGAAAAAAGAAAAAGTTTGCTGCGATCAAGTATAGTTAATGTGCATAATAATGACTATACATTTTGTAAATCTTCAAGTGACCATGTAATTAACCTTACGGTGGATTTTAATTACAGTTCTTTGCCAGGTTTTACTGGGAATTTTAATGTAATGACACATGCTTTAACACAAGGCGTTTTATTAACGAAACGTGAATTATTTACCAACTCAACAAACATTATGGATCTTTTTTACGCGGAAAAAATAAATGCAGAAATGTTCAAGATTACTTTTGATTATTCCAATGTAATAATTTCCGGCATTATAACAGAAAATTGGATATTAGTATCAGTTACAAATTCAAGTGTAAAATCAAATATGCAATGTGTTGCACTGTTGTTTGGTGTTCCTAGCACATTTCCAGCGTTAAAAGGCTATGTATCTTATCGTGATTTATTGGTCGTTAAAAATTCAAACTATGCTCTGGGTGTAATTGCGCCGAAATCTTATAATACTCTTGATTTGGCATTTTTACCAAAAAATTTTACAGAAATGTTTGTTTCAGTTATAGATAGTCCGCTTAATGCCATTGATTATCTCAAAGGAAAACTTTTGGCTATTGAAGCAAAGGGTGCCTGTCAAAATCCTTCAAATGAAAATGATATCTTATCTTTCTTTTTTGAAGTTACTGCAGTAAATTTTTTATTTATAAAAAATCTTCAAAAGCAGCAATTAGTTAACGTTGGGTGTGTTGTACGGCATGTTGCAGCGTTAGAAAGTTTAATGCATTTATTAAGGCTCTGCTACCCAACGTTTAAGTTATATGAGCTAAATTTGGAAACGTTGTCGCATATTGCAGAGTCCCAGGTTTTTAACTTGCCGGCAAATAGCATGTTATCGTTATCAGTAAATGATCAAGAGGTCGTATTTTCAATGTTTAAAATTGTATATAATACACCTAAGGTTGGTGGTAAAATTCTAAACGAAATTGTATATATTACTAATTACATGTACACCAAATACAGTGAAAATTATCAGCTAACCAACACATTTAGGCGGAATGTAATGAACATGTATGAAGTTTTAACAACAATTAAATTAAACGTCACAGATTCTTCTGTGTTTTATCCGTATATATTGTTCACATCCATGTGTAATAATGTAGAGATATCATATATGATTAATCAAATAGCAAAGCCCGATGACATCACCATATTTCGCGTGTTTTCGCCTTGTTTTTTAAGCTTAAGGTTTGATTTAGATGAAAACAAGCTACGATCCGACGCACCGCAGACGTCAAAAAGAACCGGCTCGGAACTGGCACAAGGAGCGTCTGGTTTTTGGCGGCTGTTGCACGCTTTTCACGCCACGCGTATAAACGAGTTTTCAGTCATAAATTGTACCAGGCTGGCATGGAAGCAAGTAACCGCGCTGATGCCGCTTACGAACATCACGTACGTCATAAGCTCCGTGCGCCCTGATCACGCTCGCGTTTACGAGGTTTCGGAGGTGTTCCTTAACAGCGCGATGTTTGTCTCGGCCGTTTATCCAAATTGTTCTCATTTTACACCGCCCGGTACCGCCCTACACATTCCGATATTGTATAACTTTTCCGCCCCGAGGATAGGATGTCCGCTGTGTGATTCGATTGTTTTGAGCTATGATGAGAACCAGGGACTACAGACCATGATGTACGTGTCAAACCCCACAGTTCAAGCCAACCTGTTTTCCCCGTATTCTCCTTTCTTTGACAACGATAATTTTCATATCCATTATTTGTGGTTAATGAACAACGGTACCGTTGTGGAAATTCGGGGATTGTACAGAAGACACGCACTCAGTGCTATTGCATTAGTATTTGCTTTTATTGGAACAATGTCTGCTCTGTATTTTCTGTTTAAGCTGTTTTCCATCCTGGCCTAAACTGTTAATAAAGCGTAAAACTTTAAAAGGTTGTTTCCCGTTTCTTTTTGGATGGTTACGCGGGGACTGAGATTAGCGAGAACCTCGGATAGAGGCGTGCCGTCACATATTGATTCAATCACCTCTGCGCCAACTTGAATGGCCAGCTCTCGATTTTGGGGAGGAAACATTAAAAAATATTTGTCGGTCGCGGTTAATAATCGCTGCGGAGCCCGCGACAAAACTCGAAAATCCTTCTGAAAGTCGTGGGACTCTATGGAGTTTAAACAAAACACCATGTCTTCCAGGCGCTGTTTTACGCGCGAGAGCATGGATTCGAAGTATTCTCTCTGATACGGGCCCGCCGCCTTACACGTATTCGCGTATAGCATTTTAAAGTGAAACAGAATATTTTCCAAACCCAAACGCTGCAATAGGACGTGCTTTAAAAAAAGGTGTTGGATAGGCTTTAGTTTTAAATTAGGTAAAAACATTATAGAGTTGTTGGCGCGCTGCATAATTGTCACGGTGTTAAACGCGGTAATCGGGCTCTCGCCTATTTGTGGCTGGCGCGAACCCATGGCAAAAAATATGTCTGCCAGTAAACAGTCCGACTGTACATTTGACTCGCTGGTCGCTGGCGGTTGCTTGAGGATGGATCGAAGTTTTTTATTATCCGGCGGAAGCGCGCTACATAAGGTCGGTGGCGCATTTGGATCGTATTCTTGCGTGGTGTTTGCCAGCTCGTTTATGGTTATCTGTTTGTTATTTGTAAGAGTTACCGGTGGGGTCTTGACGGTCGCCGGGACGGAAAATGGCCTGCAGTGCAAAAAAAGAGAGTTACTCGCAATCACTAATTTTGAGTTTACGGTAATTGGTGTGTCCTCAAAGTCAGAACTTCTAATTACTGGGTCTCTGAACAATGATACGCCTCTCTCGCCTTCGTCCGTTCCCACGCACAAGCAGCTGTTTAGCGCGTAGGGATGGGGTGACACCATAATTCGCAGCATTGATAATTCCGGACGTTTTGGGGCGTACAATGGCATCATGTTTGAATAGATGGTGCTGAATTTTTTAAACAACAGGGGAAGGGGTACGGCCGGTCCCGGAAGTCCGACCATTGCGGCAAGTGCCGACGAGTACACGACATGACAGACGTACTCGCCGTTGGATAGCTGCACCGCCCCCCCAACTAAGCGAGCCTTTAAATCTGAGATTTTTATCATTGATTTTCCTTTGGTAGTTTCAGGAACCGCAGCGGCCTTGGCTTCGCGGTTATATTTTTGCTTTATGTCTCCAGTGAAGTCCCAAACGTCTAATAGTGTGTCGAATTACCTGCGGTTTTAAGTTTGAAAACGCGTGACCGGTCGTAGCTATGAAAGACATAAAATTGGCGTTGCGTCCTAACTCGTCTAACCGTATTTTTTTACTTCGCACGTATATCTTTGGAATGAGGTTGCATTTTTTATATCCCAGAATAGCGCATTCGTGTTTGCTTTTGGTGTGACTAATGATGCGTTTTGAAAAGTCAAACGTACCAAGGCGGGCGGCGCGGTTCAGGGCTCCCAGATCCAAACGCAAAAACGAACAACATTCCACCAAACACTCGATAAAACGCTTGTGTAGAGTTTGTATTTGCGCTTTATTTCTTGTCTCCAGCGTTGTGAATATTGTGTTTTTCACCTGGTCTATTCTAGCATATGGAACGCTTAATATTGGGTTCAATTCATCCGAAAGTTTTTTAAGTAAGGGCCTACCGTATATTTTAGAAATTGTCGCAGTTGCCGCCTTAAACCAGGAAACGTTGCATCCGTCTTTACTAGAAACCACAGAAGGGAAATTAGTGGTCCAGAAAACGTCTCGCCGCCCCCGTCTAACTATGTATTGGTTTTCAAGCCCGTGGAGGTCTAACGTAGAGTTCCAGTTCGCAATCGAAACCGGGAAAATGTGCTTCACCGGTAAAAAGCACCTGAGGTTTCCCATAGCGAACATAAAGTGCAGCATGTCCCCGCTTATGTTAACGTTAATTGCAGCCCCGTTGCACAGGTTGTCGGAGTAGAACACACTCACGGTGAATGACGGTTCTTTCACGGAGAATTTTTTCATTACAAAGTTATTAGTGAGCCTGGGGATGTCGATAATTGACTCGAAGGTACCGGCGAGAGACCAGCACGTGATTTTGGTATTAATTACCATATTGGTATTGAAAACTGAGATTTTGAAGTTGTGTAAACTCATGTGCTTAACTGGATCGAACATGTCTGGAAGAGGTTCGGTCTGGTGGTCGTGACGCGCTTGTTCATATCGATCTGGGTTTTGATCGGCGTTAAAAATAAAATTGTAATCTCTATCTTTTGGTGCGTATTGAATTCGCGAAAACATGGCCTCTAGGACGCGAGGCGTTTCGCCTGGCCCCAGAAACTCGGTGTTAGGATACAGCCTGTCGCACGAATGGCACACGTGTTCCGCCACAGACATGCACATTGCGACGCGGAATATTGGTACCTCGGGTGGAAACGTTAGATAGTACGTTGACTTTGGCGTCACAACAACTACCTTGTACGGTTTTTTGCCGGGATCCTTTTTGTTAATTTTCACCTGTAGATTTACGTCAAGCGATTGATTTACTATGTTTTGGTAGTCTATGATTAATTCGCTCGCCACTTTGATGTCCTGAAATTTGTTTTGCTTTGAGAGGTTTTTTAAAAGTACCGGATTGGATTCGATGTTGTGAATAATTACCGTTTGGACGCGATGCAGTTCGGGATGCGAAATCCAATCCGAAGTAAAACCCAAAATGTTAAATTTTAAGTAATTCAGATGCAGTTTTGCACACGGGGGCGGACACCGAGCTAGCGTGAGGATTTTGAATGGCTCTAAAAGTTTAAAGTAATTCTGATAACACGTGCCGATCAGATGTTCCGGCAGTGTGCGCGTAAAGGCAGCAAAGCATTCCTCGAATTCCCATATTTGAAGGTAACGACAGAGGATTCGAAACATGCTTTGATAATTTACGCCACATACCATTAATGGCGAACAGTACAGCGACCGTAGGATTCGTTCGTCGCTTTGAACCAAAACCGTGTCGGACAGTTCGTAGGTGAAAACGGTGGGTAAAAACGTATGCGTCTCGATATGGGAAAATGTACATCCGATAGCATCATCAATTATTAAACCCGGTCCCGCGTACTCGTTACCGGTCTTGCCAACGATACCACCTTGGCGGTGTATAAAAGGGTATAGTCCTTCTCCCAATACCAGACGCCGGAGCGCACGGCACGCGTAAAAGGTGGTCTCTGTTTGCATAGCCCTGTCCAAGGCCTCTAGCGAGACGTTTTCAAGAATCTCATTATTGGTGGCCAGGCAGCAAAAAATTGCCAGTTGAGTTTTAAAATCGGAATTGGCCGGTGACGGGGCGTTCGCTGCCACCGTAGCAGGACACGCGGGCAGAAGAACAGGGCCCTGCAACAGCATAATGGAGGCGGCTCTGGAGGTACGACCCTTTCCATATATGGCCACGGAGGCCAATCTGCTTCGTCAAATGAAAGAGTCGGCAGCCAGCGGACTTTTTAAAAGTTTTCAACTGCTGTTGGGAAAAGACGCCAGGGAGGGAGGAGTTCAATTTGAGGGTCTTTTGGGCGTGTATACCAACGTAATTCAGTTTGTGAAGTTTCTGGAAACGTCGCTAGCGGTTGCGTGCGTTAACACCGAGTTTAAGGACCTCAAACGAATGACGGATGGAAAAATTCAGTTTAAGGTATCTGTACCGACCATCGCGTATGGGGACGGCAGGCGGCCCACAAAACAAAAACAATACATTATCATGAAGGCCTGCAATAAGCATCACATTGGTGCCGAGATAGAGCTGTCGACTGATGACATCGAGCTGCTATTCATTGACAGAGAAACCCCACTCGATTACACAGAATACGCCGGGGCCGTAAAGACGATTACCGCCTCTCTCCAGTTTGGCGTGGACGCGCTGGAGAGGGGCCTGGTAGATACCGTATTGAATGTTAAGCTTAGGTCCGCCCCGCCGATGTTTATTCTAAAAACACTATCAGACCCGGTCTACACCGAACGGGGTCTAAAGAAGGCTGTTAAGTCAGACATGGTGTCCATGTTCAAAAGCTACCTTATGGATAACTCGTTTTTCCTCGACAAATCAGACATCGCCGTCAAGGGAAAGCAGTACGTGCTGTCGGTTCTCTCCGACATGGTGGGGGCGGTGTGTCACGAAACGGTTTTTAAGGGGACGAATACGTATCTGTCTGCATCGGGAGAGCCAATTGCCGGAGTCATGGAGACCACGGAAAACGTAATGCGAAAACTGTTAAACATGCTAGGTCAGGTTGACGGGGGCATGTCCGGTCCGGCGTCTTACGCCAATTACGTTGTCAGGGGCGAAAATCTCGTAACCGCCGTGACGTACGGTCGCGTCATGCGAACGTTTGACCAGTTCATGAAACGCATAGTGGACCGTCCCAACGCGCAGCCCAGCGTCGACGATGATCGGGACGCGGTGGCGGACGGGCAGGACTCCCTCGCCAAAACACCGATCGCGGCGGCTGTTATCCAGATTGGAGATAAACTGGTGGCTTTGGAAAGTTTACAGCGAATGTACAACGAGACCCAGTTTCCCTTCCCGTTAAACAGGCGTATGCACTATACTTATTTTTTCCCCATTGGGTTGCACATGCCCCGTCCTCAGTATTCCACGTCGGCCACAATTAAGGGGGTCGAGCACCCAGCGGAACAATCCGTCGAAACGTGGATTGTAAATAAAAACAACGTACTGCTGAGTTTCAATTATCAAAACGCGCTCAAGTCCATCTGTCATCCGCGCATGCACAACCCGATGCCGTGTGGGCAAGCTTTGGGTCAGGCGTTTCCAGATCCCGGACACGTTCACAGGTACGGACAAAGATCTGAGCACCCCCCGAACATGAACCTATACGGGCTGGTGTACAACTATTACCAGGGCAAAAACGTGGCACACGTTCCGGATGTCGCCCTAAAGGCGACGATGACCACAGATGAGTTGCTGCACCCAACCTCGCACGAGACGCTTCGTTTGGAGGTTCACCCGATGTTTGATTTTTTCGTTCATCAGCAGCCTGGTGCGCAAGCCGCGTATAGGGCGACCCACAGGACTATGGTGGGTAACATTCCACAACCCCTGGCGCCCAACGAGTTTCAAAACAGCAGAGGCCTGCAGTTTGACAGAGCGGCGGCCGTGGCTCACGTGCTGGACCAGTCAACGATGGAAATTATCCAAGATACGGCGTTTGACACGTCGTACCCACTACTCTGTTATGTCATCGAATGCCTCATTCACGGACAGGAAGACAAATTTTTGATTAATTCTCCTTTAATTGCATTAACCATTGAAACTTACTGGAACAATGCCGGAAAACTGGCGTTTATTAACAGCTTCCCTATGCTGCGATTTATCTGCGTTCACCTGGGCAACGGTAGTATTTCTAAGGACGTGTACGCCCATTACCGAAAAGTTTTTGGCGAACTCGTGGTTTTGCAGCAGGCGCTCTCGAAAATCGCGGGCCACGAGGTGGTGGGGCGCAGGCCCGCGTCCGAGCTGATTAACTGTCTTCAGGACCCCAATCTTTTGCCGCCCTTTGCTTACAATGACGTTTTTACCAACCTGCTCAGGCAGTCCTCGCGGCACCCCATGGTACTCATAGGCGACGAGGGGTACGAAACGGAAAATGACAGGGATACGTACATCAACGTCAGAGGAAAAATGGAGGACCTAGTCGGTGACATGGTTAACATTTACGAGACCAGAAACAACGCGGATCATGACGGCCGCCACGTCCTTGACGTCGGTCCCTTTAATGAAAACGAACAGCACATGGCTGTGCTGGAAAAGCTTTTTTATTACGTGGTTCTGCCAGCCTGTACCAACGGTCACGTCTGCGGCATGGGCGTCGATTTTGACAACGTGGCCCTGGCCCTGACGTACAACGGCCCAGTGTTTGCTGACGTCGTGAACCCCGACGATGAGATTTTGGACCACCTGGAGAACGGGACGCTCCGCGAGATGCTCGAGGCTTCGGATATACACCCCACCGTTGACATGATTCGAACTCTTTGCACGTCGTTTCTCACCTGCCCGTTTGTTACCCAGGCCTCCCGTGTTGTGACTCAGCGGGACCCCGCGCAACTGTTGACCACTCACGACGACGGGAGATACGTGAGCCAGACTGTCCTCGTTAACGGGTTCGCGGCGTTTGCTATCGCAGATAGGTCTCGTGACGTTGCCGAGACCATGTTTTACCCGGTGCCGTTCACCAAGCTGTACAGCGATCCCCTGGTGGCGGCCACGCTCCACCCGCTGGTCGCAAATTACGTGACGCGCCTGCCGGCCCAGCGCGTGCCGGTCGCGTTTAACGTCCCCCCGGCCCTCATGGCCGAGTACGAGGAGTGGCACAAGTCTCCAATGCTGGCCTACGCTAACACCTGCCCGATGACGCCCACGTCGTTGAGCACCCTGGCGAGCATGCACATGAAGCTGTCCGCGCCGGGGTTCATCTGCCACGCAAAGCACAAGATTCACCCGGGCTTTGCGATGACCGCCGTCCGAACCGATGAGGTGTTGGCGGAGAACTTGCTATTTAGTGCCAGGGCCTCGACGTCCATGTTTTTAGGGCAGCCATCGGTTATGCGTCGGGAAGTCAGGGCGGACGCAGTCACGTTTGAGGTGAATCATGAGTTGGCATCGCTGGACATGGCGCTCGGTTATTCTTCCACCATCACGCCCGCCCACGTTGCGGCGATTACCTCGGACATGGGCGTTCACTGTCAGGACATGTTTCTCATGTTTCCCGGGGACTCGTACCAGGACAGGACCCTCAACGACTACGTTAAACAAAAAGCCGGATGCCAACGATTCGGTGGTCCTGGCCAGATTCGTGAGCCCGTCGCTTACGTTGCGGGGGTGCCGCACTCGGACAACATACCGGGTCTCAGCCACGGACAGCTGGCCACGTGTGAGATTGTTTTGACGCCCGTTACTGCAGACGTTACCTATTTTCAAACCCCCAACAGTCCCCGGGGACGGGCATCCTGCGTGATCTCGTGTGACGCGTACAACAACGAAAGCGCGGAACGTTTGCTCTTTGACCACTCCATCCCGGATTCTGCCTACGAATACCGCACTACGGTTAACCCATGGGCGTCGCAGCAGGGCTCCCTCGGAGACGTGCTGTACAACTCAACCTCGCGCCAGGTCGCAGTGCCAGGGATGTACAGTCCGTGTCGCCAGTTTTTCCACAAGGACGCTATTTTGCGTAACAATCGGGGCCTGAACACACTAGTCACGGAATACGCGGCCCGCCTCACGGGAACGCCGGCGACCAGCGCGACGGACCTGCAGTACGTGGTGGTCAACGGAACGGATGTGTTTCTAGAACAACCGTGCCAGTTTCTACAAGAAGCGTTTCCCACGCTCGCCGCCAGTCACAGGTCTCTGCTGGACGAATATATGTCGAATAAGCTCACGCACGCCCCTGTGCACATGGGACATTATATGATTGAGGAAGTGGCCCCTATGAAAAGACTATTAAAGATCGGAAACAAGGTCGCCTATTAGTTTAGCTCAGACGGTCTGGAGCTAACGAGAGATGGCCCTCGATAAGAGCATCGTTGTCTCGGTGACGTCTAGATTATTCGCCGACGAGATAGCAAATCTTCAGTCAAAGATAGGATGCATTTTGCCTCTCAGAGACGCCCACCGTCTGCAGAATATACAGGCGCTGGGTCTGGGGAACCTGTGCTCTAGGGATTCCGCGGTGGATTTTATTCAGGCATATCACTATTTGGACAAATGCACTCTCGCCGTGTTGGAAGAGGTCGGTCCCAACAGTTTACGGCTAACGCGCATTGATCCCATGGACAATTATCAAATAAAAAACGCGTACCAACCGGCCTTCCATTGGGATAACTACTCAGAATTGGTAGTTATACCACCGGTCTTTGGGCGCAAAGATGCGACCGTCTCACTGGAGTCTAACGGGTTTGATGTGGTTTTCCCTGCCGTGGTGCCAGAACCACTGGCTCAAACAGTGCTTCAGAAGCTGCTGCTGTATAACATATACTACAGAGTGGCGGAGACGACGCCCACCGACGTCAACCTAGCCGAGGTGACGCTGTACACGACCAATATCACTTACATGGGTCGCAACTACGCCCTGGACGTGGACCCCGTTGGGTCGAGCTCAGCTATGCGGATGCTGGACGACCTGTCCATTTACCTGTGCGTTTTGTCCGCGTTAATTCCGCGCGGGTGCGTAAGGCTACTGACCTCATTGGTGCGCCACAACAAACACGAATTAGTCGAGATTTTCGAGGGGGTGGTGCCACCTGAGGTACAGGCCCTGGATCTCAACAACGTAAGCGTGGCCGACGACATAACGCGCATGGGTGCCCTCATAACCTATCTACGAAGTCTCAGTTCTATATTTAATCTGGGCCGCAGATTTCACGTTTACGCGTTCTCATCGGACACGAATACCGCTTCCTGTTGGTGTGCATATAACTAGAAACGGGCCTCCCTGTGCTTTGACATGTCGATCCCCAAAATTATGACGGTGTCCAGAGACAACGAGGGTACGGTGTGTGAAGTCGCGGTGGACAACGGACGACACAGAGCGATGATTTATTACCCTAAGACCACCAACTTAGCAAACGAGCGCGCGGACGTTGTTAAGGAAGCTTTTGATACCGAAACCCCAGTGGACATTGTAAAGCAAATTGTTAACGAGGGCCTAGCTATATCCAAAAAAAATTGCGTCCGTTTGGCGTTGTATTTATATTTTTATTTGCAGTACGTGTGCTTTGCTCTGCTCCTCACTTGGCAGTTAAACCCGTACATGGACCCACCGGGTCTGGTGTTTGCGGTTAACCCCATGGGTCCAAAACATGTCACGAAACTACCGCACCCGGCTATTGTTGCGGTAGGTTGTGGGGCAGACGCCATCTGTAAGAACTGTAGCGTCCCCGATATCAAAACGGAGCTTGGAATGGTTTACCACAACGGGTCTAGCGATTCTGGTCAGCGCGCACACTATGGGCTGGCCCTGTTAAAGGCGGCCTGGCTTGTCATGGGAAATGTGTGTCCGGAACCAGTAGTGCGGCAAGGCGCTGCATTACTTGGTCCATGGAACCGGACGGAGTGGTCGGATTTTAAATCGGCAATGGCGGCAACCACGTTTTGCGGATCCAGAGGCGTTCTGTGGTCACCGATTCATGAAAAAAACCTCTGTCGCCCCACCTGGAATGATGTAATTAACACATCAGTTTTTACAAATGAATCACTCTGTCCAAATATACCTGTGGTGCCCGAAAGTGTAATAGTGCTTAATGGTGATGCATGAGAACAATAAACGTATTCCCACGCACTTCATGTACGTTGTTTTTATTGGTCTGGTAAGGTATTAACAGTAATGGGAGGTTCCGCTGGTGCCTATAAAGCAAAACGGTCATAGAGTAACAATATTGTGAATGGGGAAAATAGTCTGTAAATAGTTTATCCGAACAGTATGACTGCACACACGAATGGGGTTTTAACCACGACGGGCTTTTCAACAAGTCAGCCGGAATCGGTTCAAGTTTCTCCATTTTATCGCGTAATTACAAAACCTCCCGTTATGGGCTTGTTTTTTTGCGTGGCTATGTGCGTTATCGCGTTGGTATGGTACGTGATGCGGAGGGTGTGTTGTAAGGGGCGCGTTGTTGCCGATTCGTGTCGCGACCCGCGTCAACCCGCGTATGAGATGTTGAATGTTAGGTTGCGTCCCCACGGAACCAATCCATAGAGAACTTTCACGTACATAGCCAAAGCGCACGACGTGCTCTCTAGCTCGTTTATTCTAGCGATTTAAAAACAAATTTATCGTTGGTTGCCATGTAGTGGGCCATGACGGCGGCGACAAGCACGTCGTCCGACATGGTTTTTTGTTTCGCGCAGTACGTGTGACCTCCGTCTTTTAGTGGAATGCAACGTATTGCCTTGATTTGATCTATTAGATACGCTACGGGATCAAACGATAGCTTAATAGTGTGAGACACCACAGTTTGGCTAGCGCTAAACGTTCCCGAGTTCAATGCGTAAATAAAAGATTCAAACGCCTTGGCTTTCTCTGGCCCCAACATGTAAATGGGCGAACGTATAAGAGTGTTCTTGTCCACGTGGTGTAAAAAACTAAGAGGGACCGAGCAAATCTCGTTTAACACGGTTGCTATGGCCACTCCGGCATCTTGACTGCTGTTGCCTTCCACGGCGACGTTAACGTGCGTGATCTGCGGGTGAAGGGTAACGATCGCTCGAATTAACGCGGCGGCACATGACGCTATCTGGTACGCGGCGGTGCCGGTTAGATCTCTTAGAAAAAAATGTTCCACGCCTAATAAAATGCATTTAATCACCTTGTGATTTACCGCAATCACCGCACCGATGCCGGTGCCGGACGCGTCTGTGTTGTTGGTGTACGCCGGGTCTATGTAAACGTGGAGACACGGCTTCATCGCGCCCTGTATATCTTGTGACGTGCTCTTTACGCGGCACAGATCCAATTGTGACAGCGAAGAGTCGCTAACGATTTTATGCATGCTTTGAGCGGACGTGGCAGCGTCCCCCATTAGCTCCGTGGAGAATGCGCCTTCCAAAAAAAGATTAGTCGTGCTCCGTACCGTCTCATCAATCGTAATATAGGCAGGAATATGCAGGCGGTAGCACGGGCACGCCACGACAGTGTCTTGCAAGTTAAAATCATCTTTATGATCCGGACATACGTAGTTCACCACGTTAAGCATCTTTTCGTGGGCGTCCTTCAAATTAAGTAAAAAACTAGTTGATTTGTCAGATGAGTTACTTGAGGATATAAAAATCAGTTTTGCGTCCTTTTGAAGCATAAAACCCAGAATCGCGGGGAGGGCATCTTTTTTAATGAAGTTCGCCTCGTCGATATATAGGAGGTGGAACGTCTGTCCCCGGATGCTCTAAAGGCAAAGAAAAACACAAAACGAGTTACGCGGGTATGGAGAACGATACGCCTAAGGACAAAATCTCGGAAGCTGACTTTCAACAGTGTCAGGCGTTCTTTCACCGTCCCATTAGAGATCTAATTTCATCTGGAGCTGACGCTTTAAACCACTTTAGCCTATCTGAATCAGACGGACATAAATTGGAACGGATTGTTCTTCTGCTTGACCTGGTGGGGACAGAATGTCTCTCTTATACCACGATCGCTGCAAAGAATGTCAAATGACGCGCGTCAACAGCCCAATATGTCGATTTCATAACGTCTCTAACTTATACCAGTGTTTGGATTGTAAGCGCTATCACGTATGCGACGGGGGACGCAACTGCGTGATCGTGTACACTCGCGAAAATCTAGTGTGTGATTTAACGGGAAACTGCGTTTTGGATAATGTGCAGGACGTATGTTCGTACGGTCCTCCAGAACGCCGCGTACCCGACGCCTTCATCGATCCGCTCGTGTCACACGGCACGAGGGAATGTCTTAAAAGCGATATACTGAGGTACTTTGAGACGGTCGGTGTGAAATCTGAGGCATATTCTACCGTTGTCAAGAATGGACAATTGAATGGCATCATAGGTAGATTAATAGACGCTACGTTTAACGAGTGCCTTCCGGTAATGAGCGACGGCGAAGGTGGCAGAGACCTCGCGGCGAGCATTTACATCCACATAATTATCTCCATATACTCCACTAAAACGGTATATGATAATCTTCTATTTAAATGTACGAGAAATAAAAAATACGACCACATTGTAAAAACTATCAGAGCGCAATGGATGCGCATGGTCTCAACCGGCGATCCGTCGCGGGTCAGTGCGACGGGTTGTTTCACGTGATACTTCCGCGAGGGTTTATCCTCGCGAACAATATTACGTGCGGTGAACGGCAGCGGTTTTTTGCACACACTTGGTTCGCTGCATCTGGACGCACGTCTAAGACTTTATACGTGTGGGGACGGGTATTTCAAAACACCGACCCGGGCCGCGGGGACGGTCCGTCCGGGCCGTGGTCCGGACTGGCGATTAGTCTGCCTCTGTTTACCACAAATGGAAAATTTCATCCGTTTGATGTAGTTATACTCAAGGCCGATACGCCTGACTCTGGAAGCTCGTGGACCGTGAAGTTCTTGTATATGTCATTAATTGCGGCTTACAGAAACGCAATGCGAGGTTTAAAAGATAAAGTTTCGCAATGTACCGATGCCGCCGTTGACGGTGAGGTTCATCCTCTAACCGTCTTAAAAGAAGCGTTGGTATCACCGGACACTGCTACGCGACCCGTGTCCGCGTGCAACCCTCTACAGATGTTGACCGGACTCTTACAGTCTAGGGTACGGGACGACTACGTGACACACCACCGTGCGCTCGAACGCCCAGGTAATGTGAGGGGACAAGTAATCGCCCCGACGCGCACCGAGATGCCAAACGGATCGCCAAGTCGTGTAAGGCTTGGATTCCGCCCTCCCAAACAAGCCAACTATCCAAAGACGTGGGCGCAGGCGCGTCACGTTTTCTCGTCTCGCGCATATTACGTGTGCGTATATGATAACGAAGAACTAGATACCAAGTGGCAGCGGCAAGATCCGCGGCCGTTGCCGCTAGATTGGTCCGATCCGGTCGCGTACCTGTTAGAGGGCGATTTGTTTTTAGGAGCCAAGCAGAATGCGTTTGTCGATTCTATAGAAAAGACGTGCAGGTGTCAGAACTATACCATTAAGCAATTTTTTCCGGTTTTGATAAATAGGGACAACGAAACAGTCGACTTAATTAAGGAGCATTTTATAGAGGCGTGCTTCGTGATTAGAAACCAGGTGTCAGAGAGGAGCGCTTGGGTAAAGGCGGCGCTGTTTCGCAACGATAGTAACACGTATTGGAAGGATGTTTTGGGATTATGGGAGCATGGGCCTCATAAGCTGGGTACGGCTATAAAACTACCAACATCGGAACCTTGCAATGCCGACGTAAACTGGAGCTGGCTCCTGTGTGACGAGGATATAACTCGGTCAATTAGCGGGCAGTCTACTGTTTGCTTAGTTGTCTCGCCTACCCTGACCGCCTGGCTGGTGCTCCCGGGGGGCTTTGTTATTAAAGGCCGCTACGACCTATCAAGCGAGGATTTAATGTTTGTGGCTTCGAGATATGGCCACCCAGCGTCGTCACATTCTTAAATCGTTTTTAAACAAGGAATGCATATGGTTGCGACACCCGGGTACGTCCGCGTTTGTTCGGGTATACACCGCGACCACTGCGCATTCTGCCGTTTTTGACCCGCCGGTAACTAGCGAAAATGCGATGTCACTTAACTTTTTAAATGTTATGATCGTAATCATGAAACCAAAAGAATTTGGCCCGTGCGTTACCGTGTACATGAATGGAGATATTCTAGATTTTTGTGCCACGGAATCTGTCGCCATAAGGGACGTGCCTGGTAGGGCGGACCTGTGTTTAATTCGTTTTGGTACCCTTTCTAATGCGCCGAGGAGCGTTCCGATACCCGGGCCGTTGAACCCACATCCGCGAGAAACCGTGCCCGGGCTAACAAAACAGGAAATTATATACACTTCGCAAACAGTGCCAAGAGGACAGATACCAGATGCCATAAAGGGGAAAGAGTTCCACCAAATAAATCCGTTTTTGTGGTTTGACGGAGGGGCGTTTTGGCAACTGTTCCTCTCTGTGGATTTTATGCTGCTCTGTCCCGCACTCGACACAGTTCCGTCCCTGGCCAGAATCGTTGGGCTTCTTACACAGTGCGATAAGAGCACGTGTAAAATTTGTACGGGGGCCCACGTACACGTTAACCCGTATCGCGGATACACGCCACCTGACTCGCAAGGGACCTCACCCTCGTGCCCCTGCCTTATCTCGTGCGGGGCCAGGCGCGCGGCGGATGTCCTGGTTACCGGACACGTTAATCTTTTGGGCCTGCTCTTTGACCCCAAAGCCTCCCCCAAAGTGACCAAGCTGCGTTTAAAAAGAAACCCACGCCCGGTACCGATAGAGGACGCCATGTCGGGCGTCACGGCCGAAGGGACCGAGGTGCAACCCACTTCGCTACCGTGGGCCCTCATTCGCCTGCCGGATTTAGCCAGTCGCGTGATGCTATACGGCTGCCAGAACTTAAAAAGCATCTGCTTACGTTCTTATTGAAGCACGTCGCACACATCAGCGAACTCGGCCGCCGTCCGGGGCTCGCGTACACGATGGTTCCGTTTTCCTTCTTTATGTTCAGGTTCTTCGCCGGAAACCACCTGGATAGCGTGGCGATGACCTCGGAGAAAACGGCATTGGCGACGTGTTTTTGGTGGGCCACGTAACCCACGTGAACGTTTTCAACCGACGAGAGAAGAACGCTGATAATGGCGACCACGATCCATGTTTTCCCGTGACGACGCGGGATAACAAAAACGCTGGCTTTCTGCTTAAACGTCTGTAACACGTCGTCCGTGGTTTCAAATAAACCAAAGTGTTGCTTAAACGTGGCAAATAACTGGTGTGTCTTTTCGGGTGCTTTGATAGACGCGATAAAATAAAACGTGTGCATGATTAATTGTTGTTGAAAGGGCTCAAGGCAACAAACCCCGGGCACGTAACTCCCATTTAAAAATGACGACAGGTTGGCTAAAAACTGCCGCAGTTCTGCATAAACGGGGCACTCTAGGAAAGCTTCGTGGGTCCGTTGGGCCGATTGGTATTCCATGTACTGGTCCTTGGCGTTTGCCATTTGGACCCGACAACATGTTTGTTTAAGGTAGTTTGTGAGTTCCTCGGTTAACCGGGGCAACGTAGCGTGGCTAGAAATTCGGGGCTTTCCCAACGTAGGGGCCGGCATGGGTTCTTGAACTCTGCGGTACGTTTGAAGATAATCGTCTAAAACAGAACTATATGCATTAACCGCGTGAATAACTCCCAAGCATGGGTGGGCCATTCGTTCGGTCTTGTCGTTGCCCGATATAATAACGGGCGGTTGCCGAAACCAGTTTTCGCAACCACCGTCCGTGACCACGCGCAAGTTATTTTGAAGACGTTCGCGATAGCTGGTTAACAACATGTTCCCTTCAAGTTTTTTGAATAACGGGCACCCCGAAACGGAACGCCGCTTCGTTAAAGGCGTTCAGTTAGCTTTAGACCTGTGTGACAACACTCCGGGACAGTTTAAACTAGTTGAAACACCTCTTAATAGTTTTCTTCTGGTATCCAACGTTCTGCCGGAATCGCGCCCGGTTAGAGACTGTCCGCAGCCGGAAGGGTTTGACTTTGAACACATTCACCTCCCAAAACTAACACGCATGCAGCGTGTCCTGGGGCGATACTGCGACCATGTTAACAACGACGACACGTGCGTTAACGTAAAGGCAAGTTCCTCGAATTCACAGGGTGCCTTGTTTTATCTGCCGTATGGACAGGACGAATGGAATTGGGCGCTCACGTTAAGGAAAGACAAGTTGGTTAAAATGGCTGTAGAGGGCTTGTCAAATCCCACGACCTGGAAAGGTTTAGAGCCCGTGGATCCTTTACCGCTCATATGGCTTCTGTTTTACGGTTCCCGGTCGTTCTGTCGGGAACCAGAGTGCCTATATGAACGCAATTTTGGTATGAAGGGACCCATACTCTTACCGCCACATATGTATGCCCCCCAAAAGGACGTAATGACTTTTGTCCATCATGTAATTAAGTACGTTAAATTTTTATACGTGAACGCCGGTGGGGGTCTTGAAACTGAACCGTCCCCGCCGTTCGAGGCCTCGCGGTTGCGCGCAGCCATCGCTCGTCTCGGGGACGTGGAAGCGGATGACGCATACCTGTCCGCAAAGTGCATGTTGTGTCACCTGTACAAGCAAAACGATACGATTTCGATTCATGAAACACACGTGGGCGGAGTCATCGCATTAGGCGGAGACGGTGCGAGATATATAACGTCTAGTGTTCGGGCTCAACGGTGCACGAGTCGGGGAGATTTTGTTTTAATCCCCCTGTACAACATTGAAGGGCTCGTAAGCATGATAAGGGAACATGGCCTCGGCAGCAGCTAAAAAAATGTTAATTAAGTCGGAGCTCGAGTCGGAAATCAACAAAAAACTGTCCATCTCCGTATTTGACAGGTTTGGGGCCGACAGTGCCGTGTTTAACGCGCAGTATAAGGGAACCAGGGAATCGCTGCGGTCGTACAACAGCCTAAAAAAGAAGGACGATCTGGCGACCGTTGTCGGAACGCTAGAAACGTCGCTGCGTGAAAAACAAAGCGAATTGGGATTACTAAAGGGGTTTAACAGGAAAAAAATTGAAGAGTTTGACGCTGTGGCGGACGCGGTTCGCGACCTCAAGGACGAGCTGTACGGAGAACTGGAGATTCTAGGTACGCTTGACAATGAATCTGTTCCCGTGGAAGAAGAGTCCCCCAAGGACGACATTATTAGGTGGAAATTGGAGCGTCTGCCCAGAGTGTGCCCCAAAAGCCCTTGATCCCATTCCCAAGGTTCAGACTGACGTCGACAGAACAGCATCGTCCCATATAACCGTCATTAAAACACGTAAGACGATCGCCCAACTGAAGATACCTAACAACTGGGGCCAGTGTAGTCACCAGGCGACGGACTGGACCGCCGTGCTCGGACGCGGCTCGTATGGTGTGGTGAGGTCCATGTCTCTCGGCCGCTGCGTTAAGCATTTTGGCAGCCGGCGTGAGTTTTTTTACGAGTGCATTTTTAACGATATAGTACGCGCCTGCCGGGAGAAACATCCCCTGAACCGCGGGGGTGACCGTATACTATGTTTCCTAGAGCCGTGCGTACCATGTCGCGCCCTGATATTCCCGCAGTTAACAGGGAATCTGCTAAACGCGGATCTTAAACACGTGAACCCTGAACGGCTGGCCGTTGAATTCTCTGAGCTGAGGGAAGGCGTTAGTTTTCTAAATAATATATGTGGCATCGTTCACTGTGACATCAGTCCAGAAAATATACTGATAAAGGGGGAACTGACAACTGCGTACGGGAGACTTATGATCGGAGATCTAGGGTCCGCCTCTTTACACACGGGAACCCCTTGGACCGGAGTGATGGTGACCTCCAAACTCGGGTTCGTGCAGCACACGTACCATTTTAAGGCACCGGCCAGATTTATCTGTAAGCACATTTACCGGCCGTCGTGTCTCCTCTACCGGTGTCTGCTGTCGTGCGCCGGGGGCCCGCAGGCGCATATGCTAAATCAGCCGTTCCAAATCACTCCACAACTCGGTCTCACAATTGACATATCGTCCCTGGGTTATAGTTTGCTAGCATGCCTAGAGAAATATCTTCAGCCAGCTGACCCATTTCCCCAGCAGGGAGCGTTGGCGGACGCTTCCTCCGAATCCGCCCACCCATTGTTCTATTTGCGTTGCATGGTGCCAAGAGTAGTCATCGCCGAGATTTTTTCTGTTGCCTGGGACGTTCCACTCGATTTAGGCATTGACTCATCTGGCCACGCGCCAGCTATTCCCCTGAGAGAAGCGTACAGGCGGTTTTTTGCCAACCAGTGTAGTTTATATAGGGCGCAATACAAAGAGGATGCGTTAGAAAACGCATCCTCGCGGCTGTGTAACTCAAAACTTAAACTAGTTCTCCAGAAGCTGTTGGTCAGGGACTACTTTAGTCATTGCGGAAACTGCGGAGATCATGGATTTTTTCTCAGATGAGCCGATGGTTCAGGAGATGGCGCTTCTCGACATCGATGAGCAGCAGCGGCTCCTCTCGAAAATGAGCCTGGCCAACTTTTTAAAACATGAGCGAGTAAGGGCGTTTTTTAGCGATAACAAAAAGGAAATAAGCATGCCGGCTATACGGTTCGTGTATAATTTTTATCTATTCGCCAAGGTGGGAGATTTTATCGGCAACACCGACGTGTACGATTTTTACGTCACTTGCGTGTTCAGGGGGAGGCGCCTGACGCGCCTGTCGGAAGTGTACGACGCGTGCCTAAACATGCACCCGCACGATCGACACCACGTGTGTGCATTGATAGAACAGGTCACGCGCGGCCAAAACATCAATCCTCTGTGGGACGCTCTGAGGGACGGCATAATTTCGTCGTCAAAATTTCACTGGGCCATAAAACAACAGAATTCGTCCAAAAAAATTTTTAACCCGTGGCCTATAGTCAACAATCACTTTGTAGCGGGCCCGCTCGCGTTTGGACTGCGTTGCGAGGAAGTGGTTAAAAAGATACTGGCGACGTTGCTGCATCCAGGCGAGGCGCACTGTGAAAACTACGGATTCATGCAGAGTCCTCTCAACGGGGTTTTTGGCGTCTCCTTGGATTTTGGAATTAACGTCAGGTCTGACCCAAAAGACGGTTTGGAGTTTCACCCAGACTGCAAAATCTATGAAATAAAATGCCGGTTTAAGTACACTTTTTCCAAGATGGAGTGTGACCCGATTTACGCTGCGTATGCTAAACTTTATCAGAAGCCCAGCATGCAGACGCTTAAGGGGTTTTTGTACTCCATATCTAAACCGGCGATCGAGTTTGTCGGAGAGGACAGGCTCCCCAGTGAATCGGACTATCTTGTGGCATATGACAAAGAATGGGAGGTGTGTCCGCGGAAAAAGAGACGCTTAACTGCAGTACACCATCTAGTTAAAAAGTGCATGATTCACAACTCTACGGCGCCTTCTGATGTGTATATATTGTCAGATCCGCAGGAAACCGGAGGCCAAATTAATATTAAAGCTCATCTGAGCGCCAACCTATTTATAAACGTCAGGCATCCGTATTATTATCAAGTGTTGCTCCAGTCTCTCGTTGTACAGGAGTACATCAGTCTCTCCAAGGGAACTAAAAATTTGGGAACCCAGAAAAACTTTATAGCGACTGGCTTTTTTAGAAAACGGCAGTTTCAAGACCCGAGCTGCTGCACGATCGGTGAATTTGCCCCGTTGGATCCACACGTAGAGATACCGACCCTTTTAATCGTGACACCGGTGTATTTTCCCAGCGTGGCCAAACACCAACTGGTGAAGCAGGCGACCGAATTCTGGGCGGCTAGTGCTCGTGAGGCATTTCCCGAGCTACCATGGGATTTATCCTCTCTGTGTGCAAACGCCCCACCAACACCGTAGATGTGAAGGGGGAGCCCATAGATGTATCCAAAGAATTCGATCCTATTATAGGAGAAGAAAGCATTGTCTTGTTAACGGCAGATGGGACTGCCCCCGCGGCGCTGTACAAACCCAAAACCAAGCCATCCAAACATAAAAACAATAAATTGTCAGATTTTGTTTAAGCATTCGTATCTTTATTGGAGTGGGGTGGATGGTGTGGGGTTGGGAAGGGAATGGGATTGAGGGGAGGATGAAATGCTAGAATCATATGTATTTTGGATATGCATCCTCGTAATCGCTCACGTCTTCTTCTGTTTCATATAACGCGTTCAGTTCCGGGGAGTACTTAACTTTTGTCGTCTTCTCTTTAGGGCCTTGAGGAAGGGGTGCGTATTCGGGCGACTTTGCGCACCATTTCCAATCGTTTCTGATAATTCTTAAGATGATGGCTAGGATGCAAGTGATCGGAATCATAGAGATGTTCACGGCTATGACTTTGTGCAGGCTGGCAGATATGAATACCTTGTCGTATCGAACGACGGGAAGAAGCAGAATCAGGTAACTGACAAAAACGCCAACGTAGAATCCGATCTGGTGCTTTAGGTACTTTACTAGAAATAGTTCTGTGTTGATATACCAAGCTATTGTAAGGACAAAAAACAAGTTTATTGAACCAAAGACAATATCGGAAACGAGCATATAGAAACTGTTTCCAATAGCCATCATCGTTCCGAGGGAGAATACTAACATCTCCATGGCTATTAAGGACAGATAAAGATTGGCGCCAATCGGTTTTCCGTAACGCAACAGGGTGTCTAGCAAGCTATTCTCAGGAATCTGCTGCTCTAAGACGCGTAGAGACCAGGTGGCCGAATTGCACGATATCATAGCCTGGACGTGCGTAAACGATAGGCAAAAATGTATACAGTATACAAACGAGGCTAAAAGTATATGTTTGTACGACAGAACGTGAATAAATAACTGGATGGTCCACAGCCTCAAAATAGACATAAAAACTACACTGTGGGAGCCTATGAGCACGATCCATGTCTGGAGGCTGGTCATTGTTGTCGCGTGCACGCGCTTGGCCTTGAATATGGCCAGGATGGCCCACGCATAGTAACACAGCAGATATCCGTCCACCAAAAACGCCCACGAGATGTAGACAAACATTTCTGGTGCTTCCAAAAACAAAGTCGGCGTCAGATGTTTAGCAGAACTTCTGACCGTTAGGTTTAACGCGCTGTAGTTGACCAACGTGTTAAAGTAGCACGGAAATCCAAGTCCCGGGAATGTGGCGGTCAGTGGCACTACCGCTGACATTATAAACATAAGTCCAAGAATAACCAGTAGTTTTACCCATGACGATAAGATAAACGAGTCGCTCCGTGAAATTTTCATAGTTCAAAGAATCTGCTCGCGGGTGCGTTCGGCAAACTAGCAGTAAAATCAGCAAGTGGCTTACATGTTACGGATTTAAATAGGCTCCGCTTTTAAATATCACATTCTGTGCAAAGGAGTTGAGCCACGGCACCATGAACGCCCGGGAGGTGGCACTCACGGGACATGTTTTGCACATATCGCTGCATAGCACGCACGAGCGCGAGAAATTAATAATCTGGCAGGTTCATTTACTTGTATGTCAACAATGCGGAATTCAGGGAGATGCCGCATATCTATTTGTCACCGAAACATTAAGCAATACTGACTGGGGAAATATACCGGCGATAAACCGTCACGCACCGTCCATAAATGAGCACGGCCGTAATTATATGCAGTGGGAACTCCGTACTCGTTTACGGAATCCCATCATTCAATTGTTAAGTCGCCAGCCCGGTGCGGTTAACGTAAGGGTCAGCGAGCCGAATATGGTAATAGTGGGCTGCGAACGAGCGTTGGATCACTCGTGTTCGGTGCGCGTGACTGGAGCCTATCTTCATTGCGATACCACTATGGACTTTAGTTTGGATTCTGTTGTGTCCCCAACCCGCGAATTTTGGTTCTCAGAGATGTTTTCTCACTGTTTAGTTTCCAACATTGAAGTTTACCTTAAAACAACGGGCGGGTTATACTATAGGGCATCGAGTGCCACGCAATGCCGAAAAAGGGCGAAAGATGGCGCATTGGGTATTCTTGATATCTTTAATTGCGAATCTCGTGAAATACAAGTTGCCGGGCAGAAGTACACCTTGAGTATCGCCACCGCAACATTTCACGTTCTCTGGGTGGACGAGGCGTGTATGTGGAACGGGGCCCTGGCCGAATTTTTTAGGGCGCTGCACAATAAGTTGTTCGGCGACCGGGAAGGCGTAGCGCCAACGTTAACGTACGTGTGTCCGGGGGCCACTCCGGAGGGAACCCCCTTCCCCCCCTACTTTTCCGCGTTTCCACACCTCCCGCTCGTGTTTGGAAGACCGCGAAGGCTCGACGTAACCGCGGTCCAAGAACTCCCAAAAGCACAAATTGCGGTACACTGGCCCCCGTTTAAAGATTCAATCTTAGGGGATCAGCTTCTCATACCTGGCATTTCACCTAAAAAGCCAGGTACCGTACCCGTTCGTTGGCCGCTTTGGGTGGAGGATGTTAACTTGAGTCTCTGCGAGACGACAGAAAGCGTTGCCCGCATAGTCGACCCACATTCTATAGTAATCATAAAATTTTCATCACTGTTGTGCCAGCACCTAAAATGCCACCGTGCGTTTGTTAAAAATGAGTTAGAATACATAGCAACCATCTGTTCCAGCGACCTTCGCCTCTTCATCCAAGAGGAATACAACCGGTTACTTGCCACCATTTTTACGTGGGCCGCGGCGAGCGGGTATACCTGGGCGGCCATTGATAAAACAACAGTATTCATCAAGGCTCCCCAGCTCAGCGCAGCTGTAAGTGGTTTCTGCCCATCACTAAATAGTTGCCGTAGGAAACAATGTTACGAAGGTTAAAAATAACAGTTCATTTCCTTTCACAGGAACAGCAAAAGGTCGTGACCCGTCTTGAGGCGCATTTGGGACTTCCCGTACAGGAAACTTCCCACCCGCCTGACTGGCTCAAGTGTGAGGTCTGCTCCGCGTCCGTGTTTTTAAAAATACCAGCCGGGGTTTTGTATGCCGGACTCGCAAGAGACCCCACCAGGGAAGCAAAACGGGACTCGTGGCTGGACTGTCTAGTAGAAGGCGCGACGTTGTTGCTTAACAACTCAGTGTTACCGATTGGGGCGCTGGCGGGTATCTTACCCACCCTTTTTGCCAACAGGCGGTGTGTTAATTTTTGGCTGCTGCCACGCGCGTGGGTAAAATCGGCGCCCATATGCCCTCCCCTACCGATTGACTGTGTTACGCCTCCACAGTTTGTCGTGACAAAGCGTGGACCAATCTGCTGGTACAAGGAATGGCCGTTACCGGTTGACGTTGATTTTATGTACTACCTACAGGAGGCACTATGTGTTTTTAGTGTTGTGTCCAACGGGGAGGGTACGGAGAGTCACGCGGACAATATACGACAATTAGAGAAGTTTGAAAAGGTACTATGTTTATTTTAAAACAGAGTCTGTCTGGGGATGCTGTGTAGGCTGGTTATTTGAAAATATTTTAATACCGATGCGTTATGAAGGTGTCTGGTAAAAATTGTGCCGCAATAAAATATGTTAAAAGTCTCCGCGTGGCCCTCTTCTTCTCCAACGTTCTCTGTTAGACGAAAGGATTCCAAATAAATGGGTTTCAGTAAGCCTTTCATGTCGTCTGCGTTTTCGTCCAACAGCTTATGGAGTTTGAACCGCACTAGGGGCGGAACGCGCAAAATGCCTTGGGGTGGGTTTAACTCGTGGTATGCCGCCAAGGTCGACGCTATCACTTCGATCCCATACAATACAAACGCGGAATCATTACACGTATACCTCTCGTGTAGGTACCTGGCCCGGTCAAGCGCGGACAGGATAAATGATAGGGGGGGCTTATCGTAGTTTTCCAGCATAGAAAGAATGCAGCAGAGTTCTGTTACGCTCGCGCTCGCCGGCTTAAACAGCTGCACGCGGTCAGAAAAAACGTGCGGATATATGTCCAGTGCGTCGATCATGTCCTCGTGTTCGACCACGCACGCAAAGACAAACCCAGTAAACGTTGCCGACTGAAGCCTGGTGCGCACGTGCACGCCTAAATCAGGAACGTTTAGTCGTCCTCGAACACACAGCTTAGGCGTATTGGAAGCCATGCAAATGCTATTTTTTTTATGTACTTCCAACATCAGTCGCGGAAAAACTGGATAATTATAGGGCCCTCTGGACGAGCATTCTGTTTCAGGCATTACCGCCTCAGATCGGTGCTGCTCCCCCATTAGACGCTTCAGTATTTGGTCCATCGGTTCCAGGCTGGCTAATTTGTTCGCAATATTTGTGGCCTATGTCATTTATATACACAGACAGCCTGCTGTCCACATACAGCTGGTCTGCAATATCGTGTAAACTTAAGGAAATGAGAGAGTGATTTATGAGGTCCATGTGAGTCAGTTTGGCGATTATGTACGTAAACGGGCCTAAGAGAATGGAAACCGTGTCCTGCGAGTAGGCGATGCTCGTTCGCTGCCCCTGATTGTCGACCACGGGTGTGAGGTTGTACGTTTGAAACATTTCCCCTTCCCACAGGCTAGTTAGCTCTTTGAGCATCTCCATAAACGGAGGGACGTATTGTGAAAAAAAGCTGTTTACTACGGAGCTGCCTTTAGGGATGTGACATTCGGATAGGTTAATGGTTGGGTCGCGCAGACCGGATAAAGCCTGCAACGTATTCTGAGTGAGTATATTAATATCGTGTCTGGGCCTGCCTCCCTCTGGTAAACTCTGAAGCAACTGCGTTTCAATGCATTGAATCTTCTTTACGTAGTCGTCTCGTTCTTTCTCAAGGTTAGAAATTGTATCGAACTGCTCGTTGATCTGGTTCGTCAGGCATTTGAACACGGTATTTGAAACCTGTTTCCGGAGACCCTGGGTCGTACTTTCCGTACCGGTCCCAAAGAGCTTGTTTTTGTCCACAATGTTTTGAGAGACGTCTGTGACGAAATCCTCAACAACGTCTGTTATGCCGCTCACTGTTTTGTTCTCCGCGAGCTTTATCAGCAAGTTTAGGAGCTCCCTCTTGGGGTCGGTTTTTTGAGACGATTGCTCTAAGCGAGCCAATATGTCTTTATACATGTCGTTGCACGTGCTACCGACCAGCGCTTTTAGAGGCGCGGTATTTAGTAACTGACATAACTTTGCGTGCTCCGCGGTCCTGTGACATGTCATAATCGCGGTAAATAACCGGTACAGAGGGCTATCAAAGGCGACGCGTCCATTGTAAATTATAGGCCGTGAAACAACTTCAACTGTTATATCTTTTTGTCTGTAGGTGCCGAGATAAGCAGCCTTATCTCCGTTAAACTCCACAGACACCTCGGCGTAGTCTGGAATATAAATAGACGTCACATCGGTCATTATCGAGGTAATCTCCTGTGCCAGTTTGTCGACAATCCGCGATATCGTAACGTCTCCGGAAGCGTACGTTTTCCTCATCTGTTGACAGTGTGCTTGTATCCTGGCGATCGTGTCGCCGTCGGGGGTGCGCCTGACAATAGGCACCAACCCAAGGGCGACCACCCAGTCGACGTATCGTTCGTACGATAAAACAGTCCTGGTGTGTAGTACCTGATTAATAGTGTTCAGTAACAGTTGATCGACTGTTAGACGAACGGTACGTGCCCACGATTCAAACGTAGACCGTTTGAATTCCGGCGTCAGGTGCTCGACACCGCGCCAACGGGTCTTCAGGGTGGTCTCGAAGTTGGTCCAGTCCTTTAAGACGTTGTCGTATGTGCAGCTCCCCAATGCCGTCTTGTACAGGTGTATGAACAGCTGTCTTCCAAAGATCCCTGGATTTCGAAGACTGGAGTGTAGCGTTTGACCGCGAACGTACGCGTACTTGCCCTGTAGGATCTCGAAAAGCGAGATGGAGAGTTCCGTCGGATGGACCAAACACGTCGAACCAAATCCGGGGTTCATCTTGAACATGACGTCCGATGCCAAAGTCAGGGGTGTCGTGGATCACGTCAGTCGCCTGTCAAATATAACTACCAGCCCACCGGAAATGGGTTGGTACGACCTGGCCTTCGATCCGGCTGAAGACTCCGGGCCGTTCTTGCCGTTTACCGTTTATCTAATTACGGGAACTGCTGGTGCTGGGAAAAGTACCAGCATATCGGCCCTGTACCAAAATTTAAACTGCCTGATCACGGGCGCGACCACCATAGCCGCACAGAACCTATCGCGTCGCCTAAAGACGTTCTGTCCCACGATCTTCAGCGCTTTTGGCTTTAAGAGCCGACACATCAATATAGCCGTCAGAAAAGCTCATCAGACCGGAGCCGTATCCATAGAGCAAATTCAGCAACAGGAGCTATCGAAGTATTGGCCGGTTATAGTGGACATTATGAAAGAGGTTATGGCGAAAAAACCCAATGGCATGTACGGGACTATATCCAACGCGAATTTTGAAACCCTCTCGAGAATGACCGGACCGTGTTTATGGACTTCCAATATTATTGTAATCGACGAGGCCGGAACCCTGTCCTCTTACATACTCACCACCGTCGTGTTCTTTTACTGGTTCCTAAACAGCTGGCTAAATACCCCTCTTTACCGCCAGGGGGCGGTTCCGTGCATAGTATGCGTCGGTTCGCCAACGCAGACAAACGCGTTCCAGTCAACTTACAACCACGGGACGCAAAAGACGGAGATATCGTCGTGCGAGAACATCCTAACATTCATGATAGGGAAGAAGGTCGTATCTGAGTACGTACACTTGGAGAGAAACTGGGCGCTGTTTATAAACAACAAGCGCTGCACCGATCTGCAGTTCGGACACCTTCTAAAAATTTTAGAGTATAATCTTCCCATTCCTGACGAAGTCATGAGTTACGTAGACAGATTTGTCGTTCCTAAAAGTAAGATTATGGATCCTTTAGAATACATTGGCTGGACCCGACTCTTTTTGTCACATAGCGAGGTAAAGGCGTATCTAACAAACCTACACACATGTCTAACGCTAGGGGGCGATACCAGGGACACGAAGCTCTTTACCTGTCCCGTGGTGTGCGAGGTGTTTGTGAAGCCGTTTGAGGAATACAAGCGGGCCGTCAACCTCACCAACCTCACCGTGACCGAGTGGGTGACAAAAAACCTCTTTAAGTTAAGTAATTATTCGCAGTTTGTGGACCAGGACATGTCCATAGTCGCCACGGAATCCACTGAACGTTCGACCCAGGTTACCTTTATCACCAAGTTTGTTAAAAACAGCCACGTGTCTTTAAATGGAAAAACAAAAAAATGCATATGTGGGTTTCAGGGTACGTACTTTGAGTTCAAAAGAATCCTAGACAGCGAACTCTTCGTGGAGACGCATTCGCAAGACCGTCCGGAATACGTATACGGTTTCTTAAACACGCTACTGTACAACGCCATGTACTCGTTTCACGCGTACGGCGTGACTAGGTCACACGAGAAATATCTGCAAGACCTAAAATTTGCACCCCTCCCGGCCGCTCTGGCAACCGGGCGTGTAGACCTTCAAACGGTTCGTGAAGAGTTAAACCTGGAAGACGACATCTTCTACCACGTGTGCAGTCCCCCGCCACCCGCGGGTATCACCTCCCTCCAGGTTTTGGTCGACACGTACTGCGCCCTAAAGGACGTGTTCGCCTCCAGAATAAAGGTGGCGTGTCGCTGGTTTGGCGGGGAGTTTGAGAAGGAAACGTTTTCCGCGTTTACGGTTAACATGGTCGTAAGGGACGGAGTTGACTTTGTCTCCCCTTCAGAACGTCTCAACGGGCTGTTGGCGTTTGCATCGACCGTTGAATCGTATAAAATTAAGGGGTACACGTTTTTACCGGTAGCGTTCGGTCGCTGTCAGGGTTTGCCACTCAGTGATGACCTCAGGAAGAAGATGCCCTCCCTGGTCGTGCAGGACTCTAGCGGTTTTATCGCGTGCCTAGAGAATAACATAACCAAATTGACCGAAACCATGGAGGACGGGAGCGTTTTCCAAGTGTGCTGTGCGGGGGACTATGGGGTCAGCTCAAATTTAGCCATGACCATCGTAAAGGCACAGGGAATGTCGTTGGAGCGAGTAGCCGTAGTATTTGGGTCCCACAAGAACGTCCAGACAAGCCACGTGTATGTAGCAATATCAAGGGCTGTTAACTCAAATTATTTGGTCATGGACAGCAACCCCCTTAAAACCCTCCTCAGAGAACCAGTCGATAACACCTCCGCCAAGCATATAGTCCGCGCCCTCCACAACCCAAACACAACCCTCATCTACTAAATAAATAAAAACAAGCAAATGGAAAACATTGTGTTTTTATTCAGTCCAACCACGGCCACGGATAGTTGTCATTTCCACACACCGGGGGGGTGGCCGCCATAGTTTGACGACCAGAAACGCCCGGGCCCTCTGGGTTAGAAGTAGCCCCGCCCCCCGTGGTCGAGGTCATACGTCTCTTAGGGCCCTGGGTTGTACCAACATAAATCACGTCGTCATCACCGTTGCAGTCCCTGCGTGACGCGCGCCTCTTGCAGGCGGCACGAACACCGCCGCTTGTAACGTGATCTGCATCGTCGTCGCTGTCTGAAGATGAACACAGGTCAATCACATCAGTGGCGCCCGTGCCCTCATCGGCGTCTGATTCGTCCCATGTCTCAACAGAGCCTCGGTCGTCCACTTCGTCGTCATCTGAAATAATAATGGTCTCTTGTCCTGCAGTTGATCCAGCAACAACAGGTTCTTCTTCATCGGAAGACCATCCGCCCTCTGCCGGTGATCTAGATATATCACCTGACCAGGCGGGCGAGGCCCGTGGCGAAAAGCCGTCAGCTTCTCCGCCACTTTCATCAGTGTCCTCGTAGTCATCTATAAAAAAATCGTCTTCGCTGTCTGATTCAGATGACTGGGGTGCGCGGTGTTGGCCAGTAACCACCGCAACGGGCCGCGGACCACCAAACGCGGTCAGTGGCGCGGGCGCGCTCGGTGGTGTGGTGGCACCTGTCGAAGTAATGACGGTAGGTAGCCGGCCGCTCTGGTTAAAGGACTCACCGTCCCGTGCGTGCGGATCTATTCTAGGTGGGGAGGAGACCGGCGGTTCGTCTTCTTCATCCACATCACTGTAGTCGCTGTTCTCCGAATGAGAGTCGGTTTCGTCTGGCGTTTTTGGAGTAGTGGGAGGGGAATCTTGGTCAAAAACATCCTCAGGTGCAGTCATGTCAATCACTGGGGGGCCTCCGTACCCGGGCGGTACCGGCAACCCCGTACGGGACCCGGCGAACAAAAAACGTCTTGTTCTCTTTTTCCTAGGTGCCCCGGGAATCGGCAGCATCCTGGGAGTGGCCGGCGGGGTCCTTGACGGGTCGGATAAGAACATAGCCATGGCCGAAACGTTCACCTGTAAAACGCACTGCCTATCCCCGATCAGTTAATATTCCAGTCAACGGCACCCCTCCGATTCTGAACTAGATAGTCATTCGCAAGTTTAAAATGGTTGCAGCCTAGAAACTGCGGCCAGGGAGAACCGGTTGCCGCGTGGGCGGTAGCCAGGGGAGACGGATGGCGCGCCTTGAGGACGAGATGTCTCTGTCCGTTTATCAGCGTCGCCTTGTCTATAGCCTTTCTTCCCCACAGCATAAAAACGCACCTCTGAAGCTTGGCAGAAAGGCAGCTTATTATGTAGCTGGTGAACCAATCCCAGCCAAGGTTGGCGTGTGACCCCGCCTTCCCTCTTTCCACCGTCAGAATGGTGTTTAAAAGCAGAACTCCCCGTTTTGCCCAACAGTCTAAGCACCCGTGAGAAGGAGCGGTGAACCCAGGTACAGTATTGGCTATCTCTTTAAAAATATTTTTGAGGCTTGGAGGTATACTGTAGTCCGGAGCAACGCTAAAGGCTAGTCCGGTGGCTTGACCGCGATGGTAAGGATCCTGGCCAAGGATCACGACTTTAATATCCTCCGGTTCGCAACAATACGACCACCACATAATTCTATCTATCGGTGGATAAATCACGGTTACGTTGCTCATATCCATAACGCGCTTCAGCAGAGCCGCGAGCTTCTGTTTTAAAAATGGAGAAAGATTTAAAAATTCAAGCCATGAGTCGCTAAGTAGCAACGTTTGTGTGGAGGGTTCTTCTAACACTTCTGGTGACATTTTACTCCAAACTATTGTTTTAAGCCAACCCTCCATAAATCCCCGCGTCTGGTAATTACTTTACGTATACGTGAAACTTTTGTACTTCTGTCTGAGAAATCCAACAGAGGTGGCCGCGTATAAGCAGTTCCGCTTTCACTACCGTTTATGTGAAAGTCTTCAAACTCGGCTAAAAACTCATCAAGACTATATTGCATATAATTCAACAATTGAAGCTCTTCTCTGGGGACACTGTAATTTAACTTGTACAAAATCCTTATAAAAAACGCCCTAAGGTGAAATCCATTTACACATATTTCTGTGGTAGAGCGATCAGCTTTATATCGCAATGTTGCTGTACACAGCCCTGGACATAAAGCTAAATTTGTTAAATGAAAAGAAGCAATCTCAAACGGCTCCGGAAATATAAAGTCACTAAGTGGTATTATTTTACAACATGGATTTACTACAAGCCCGGTACAACATGTAATTAAAAAAAATCCACATGTAATAAATAAACTTAAGGTATACATACTTCTCATGTTTTATACATAATATGAACGCTAATGCTGTACTTATATAATATGTATAGAATTATGCCAATACAGTCATGGTAAGTATATTTTAAGGCATAATGCAAACATCAAATAATATAACACAAAATGCACGCTTCCGGATATCCGCCCAGCTGTTAACCCGAAAATACAGAAATGACTACACAAACACACCTGAAACCAATTTTATTCTCAACATATGCAACAATATTTCAGGGTAACACCATGTTAATAAAATACGCAGCATGCACATTTTTAGCTAAGCTCCTCAAAGACAATTTCCTCTTCAATTGATGACTCATCAACCTCGGTTTCCGTGTTAATGTCGGAAATATATGAGTCCAGGATACCCTCGTCATCGCCACAAATTAATTCCAGGGCTTGTAAAATATCATCCAGTGAATCAGCTGCTAATGTCAAGGATGTTGTTTCTAATTTTAGCCCATCCAAATGGTGAGTGGGTGACACTTTGGGACAAGACCCCGTAAAATTGGCACGCTCCACACAAACGGAAGGATGCATTTGATCGTTCACGAGGGGCAGCATATTTATTTTTATAACATCAGGAACCGGACCCGTCAATGACGCACATATGTCCATTAAGATTGGAGTCGTGACACTGGTTGAATTGACGGTGAAAAAAAATGTATTCGTGTCACATGCGTAACTATTTTTTAACCACACGAGGGCGGAATAAAACGGGTCCCCGGCGCTAAGGCCGTGAATGCGGCAGGCACGGCTCATTGCCATTTCCAGATTTGTTAAATCTGTTCGAACATACGAGTCTAAAATCAAGTATAACCACGACAAGTTCAAACAGGAGGCAACGCGGCTGGTTTCCACCCGGACATCCCCGCTCACAAACCCGAACTCTCTAGGAACGCACATCAAAGCGTTCAGACAAAATTCCGAAACCGAAACCCTAGTTCTGAGCACCATCTGGTTATAAACTGCGGTTAAGAGACGAGCGGCCACACACTGCTGCTTGTGAGGATTCAGCTTAGGTGGCCTGCAGGCTTGCTGACAGGCCCGTAGCTGCCTGGCGGCGCTCGCGCACCTTTGACAGCCGCACGCCAGTTCCAGAGCGAGGCAGAAGCGCTCTTTGCAGTCGCGCCATATCTCGGCCATAGGAGATTCGCTCGCGTGATCTTTTAGGTGCATATATATCTGTTGGGTAACAAACCTCACTCCCTGTAAAAGGGGAATAAGGTCCGTTCTTTCTATCGTTTTCTCTGAATCTATAGTTACATCTTTAAGTATAACCAAAGACGCTAAAAACCCAGGATGGTCGACACCTTTAAAAAATCGCAAAAGCGACCGGATGGCTCTATCCGCGTTTCCATGTCGTTCAAAGGTAGTCACGATGGATCTCCAGTTAGACTCTGTCTCCCTGTTAACACCCTTAACTGGAATGGAAACAGCCATGACACCGTGAACTTCCTGATGTCTCCTAAAACTAACCCCGAAACAGAGCTAAATACCAATGACTGTCACCCCTACCCCAAGCCACGCCCCCGTACTATTAGACCAGGGTGAGTAACCACGCTATCCTTTAAAAACCCATACGTGGAGTTTGTAAGGTAAACAGCTCGTGTATATTTCAGACGCCTGTCATAAAATGGATACCGACGACAATCAGGTAATTAAACTTTTTTTATTCAAGATTCAGGAGGGCGTGTTTACAGTGGTGTAGGTGGGAGCATATCTCGCCAATGGGAATGGCTGATGAATCCACACTTAGTGCTCGGATCAGGTGCTCTGTGTACTTTACTAGTGCCGATGAACCTAAATTTGGCGTGTTTAGGTCGTACCAACCAAAAAACTGCCTGGCCTCGCCTTTTAGAAGCTCTATGCAAGCTTTAATCGTGTCCAATAGCTTGTCTTTAAAAATGCAACTCTGGTACATCTTTATGACAGTGGTCCAAAAAAAACAAAGATTTAAAAACACGTTAAACTGCGTGTCCTGGTAGTCCTCGTATATAACCTCCTCAACAAGAAAAAATTTTTTAACCAAACTCGCCAGGTACTGAAACGATGGTACGGACAGGTCGTGAAAAGTGTCTATCATCTCCTTCACCTCCCCTTTGAAGGTTTTGGTTACACCGACCATGTGAGATAGGCACCAGCTCAGGGGGGAGGTCGGATCGTGAGGGGGTAACAATTCGTGGGCGTGGGGGTACTCCAGTTTTAGGATCTCCGGCAGGACGCGTACGAGTTCTTCGTCAAATCCTACGCAGCCCGCATCCACCAGGGGCAGTACTGAGTTAATAAGTCCCCGAATTCTATCGTTCGTAATTTTGTGGAGCTCCTTTAGACAGTAAACCATGTTGCTCCGACACTGCGGTACGATGAACCGCTCTCCTTGTCTGTGTTGCATGAGCACCTGGAGTATCTTAGACAGGTATAGGGCCCGTTCCACTCTAAGGGTTGCCGCTTGGTAGAGCGGATTGCGGGCATTGACGGTCAGTGTGTTCATTTCACCGACTATCATGCCGAGTGGCGGATAGTGGAACTTGTACATATGATTTAAAAGATGGTCTTTCCCGTAATGGCGACTCATGGTCGTGTTTTAACGTTCACAGGGTGTTAAAAAACTCAGAAGGTCCTGCGTGGACAACTTTTGCGGACTCTCCGAACCGCTCAGGGATAAGCTGTACCACGCGGTGCTTCTTATAAACGAAGCATACGTCAAAAAACATGACCCACGTGACCTAAATAAGCTCACAGAAGAAGTCTGTCGATGTATTGTAATGGAATGTGCCTCCCTGGGTCCCATCTCCGGGCTCATCGCGGATCTGAATCTCTTTAACCTGTTCTGCCTCTACCGGGGTTCCCGGGTTAAAACCCGCGGGGCCGCCACCTGTAACGTCCCGTGCGCAGAATGCGCCCAGGGCATCGTGAGAATTCTCACCGAGAGGGCCCTTTGTTGTACCGAAAAGATGTTCATAGCGTCTGCCTGCAGCGGGGTCGTTATACCGCCCCAGTTGGCCAGAGTTCTGCACGACGTCTACGCGGAAATGAAGGCCAAGTGTTTGGGGGCGTGGCGTCGTCTCATATGTTGCAGGCGGCCTATCATGGCTATTGCCGACTCGGTCCTCGTCACTTATAATACCCTGGATGCCGAGGGAAAACTGGAACTTAGACTCAAAGCACTGTGCAAACTTGTTTTTCAACCCATCTTTCTTCAAAGAATCTTAGCCCCTATGCAGCTACTGGCCAACGGGAAGATGGTTCCTGACAATTATTTTACCATCACCGGTACGGCCGAGAAGAGGCGCCCTGTCGTGACTGGAAGTACTAGCGGGATGACGTGTCCGGGAAGCAGCCTTGTCCCCGATTCCTTAATCCTGCCAGTATGCGAACCGGGGCTTCTCCCGGCACCCCTGGTTGACCTCAGTAATGTCTTAGAAAATCCAGAAATCATCCTCAGCGCCCCACCCCTGAGTCAATTTGTCATCACAAACACGCACCCCAGTCTGCCTCAGTCAGTCAGCATTATTACGCCAACCCAGGGCGTTGTTCCCGGCCAATGTTTTATGGACACGTGGAAAGCGGTGTCACAGAGCATTCACCACCAGGCACAGACGCCTATTTTGGCCGCCGCACTAACCGGTTCGACATCTGCGGCCCCTGGCCCGCATATCGCATGTTCCCCAGTTGCCGGCACGTCTCGGCAGGTGGAAGGGTCCGCGGGCGTCGATTGCGGGAAACCAGCATGCGTTCCGCAGCCCGCGTTACCGCCCAATGTCCCCGCCAAGAGGATGGAAACGGTAGCACAGTTGGGAAACGCTCCCGTAAAAAACGTCCACATCGGAGGCCGCGTATACGCTCCACTGGTTAATATACCAATAATAGACTTAACGTCCCCGTCAGGGTCCGGCCAGAGTCCGGCCGATATCGCCAACACTCCAGAGTCCCGCATGGCGGCCGGCTCTCCGCCCTTCGCCGAAACCGCCGCAACGGTCCCCGCTAAGAGAAAGCAGCCACGCGAGGACGTGGCAGACAAAAGACTGAAGGGCGACGTTCGGGGCGCCGCAACAGTAAACCACCCTTTCCCGGGACCGTCCGGGATGCGCGTTCGCGAGCAGGGCTTATTCGATTTAATCGAAAGCTCCACGGATGTAACCGCGAACGCATCTGGACCCAAAAACGACGACGACATGCTAGCGGCTATCCTACAGGACCTGTATGGACTACAGTCCCCCCCGGCCATCGATTCCCCCTCCAGCAACTCGGACAATGAGGAGATATTTCCAGAGGTTAGTCCGCCATCTAGCGGCCACGGATCGCCTTGAAAGATGACCCCAAGACGCAAGATCACACCACCGAGACAGTCCCACGCAACCCGGCGGATGTCTAACCGTAAAAATATCACCGGTTGGAAAGTCCCTTGGTGCGACAAAAATGAGCTTCAAACTTACCCATTTTCTGTGCTATTTCGGGACACTAAAAAATTGTCGCCAGTGGCGACAATTTTTAAGTCTGTGTAAATGTCACTCTTTCTCAAGTTTCTGTCCTAGAATTTTCACATCCAGTTTCATATCATATAAAGACACCTGTTTTGTTTTCGTGAATCTGGCGTGTTTTTATCTTGAGAGGCCCCCTAAAAACATGCCTCGTGTGAAAACACAACCCAAGAGACCCCAAGTGCTTGAATTTATGCCATTAGATCTCCACGGTGGAACACACACGGAGATGGATTCTCAAAACCTGTGTCCTGACGGCCAGGATCTGCTCGGGTCTTATATCTATACGGAGAATAACGGCCCGTTTTCCCAAATAATGCACAATGGACAGAGCAATACCGGGACAGGTGAAAGCTTCGGCAGCTACGCTGCCGGCGACGGTTTTCTGGGCGGTTCTGTGTCAGGGATGTATGGAAACAACACCGGAGAGGGCGCGTGTTCTAAAAGACCGTCCGCGTGCCGTAAACGCTCGGCTGCACTAATTCACGCGGCGTCCGAGGCGTCTGTGGCCGAGCAAGGCACCTCACAGGGGGCACATGCCGTATCTGACCGGATAGGCAGAGACGGTGGCGCTGACAATAGACTACTCAAGGTGAGTGCGCGGCTGTCGGACAAAACAAAGAGCGCCCTTCGCAGCCATCCTTGCTTGCGTTGCTATTCTTTGATGTTTAACACGTAATGTCTGTTTATATTAACCCTGCCATAGCCCGAACCGAACACTGTGCGATGCGATTATAAAACGCAACACTCGGACACGTCAGATGGACGCGCAAAACGCGCGCGGCAGTGCAAGACCTCAGGAAAAAATAAAGCCCAACAGCTGCAACAGGTACAATAAGCAAATTTAGTAATTTGTATTTTTTAAGTTTCCGAGGTTTTCCCGCTGGCCTGCGGCACCGTGTCCGTGCTTTAGTTGGAATACCTCTCCTAACAAGCACGTATTCCAACAGGAGCTGGAAAGTAAAACAACGCAACTGACCGTCCTCACCGCTCAACACGAAGCCCTTCAAAAGCACGCATCATTTTTACAGAAGATGATGATATTGATGTGCAAAAACGGGAACAGTAAAAAAAGCACGTCATGATTTAAAGCCACCTCGGGTTACTAGTTTAAAACTGCCTAATTGATTCTATTCACCCTTCAATAAAATAAAATTTTAATACGTTTGCGGTTTGTCCATTTCCTGTCTTAAAACTATTAAACAATTCATTTGGGAATAAGGATTTATGGGATTAAGGGATTAAATTTTTTTGGATCATGGGATTTGGGAACATACGTCTGGGATGGAGGTTATGCTTCATGGTCTGGGTGGCGTGGATTGCACGGGGACGGTCGGTGTGCCCAACCTGGCACCTGACAGATGGGAAATACGAGGCGGTATACAGGCACTACCTCGAAGAGTGCCGCAAACATGAAGGCTCGGGGAGCCTGGACGGTTCCGGACAGACAAAGGGGTCTGGAACCAAAGCAACCACCGAAGCTAATATATCGATAAGACCTAACGTTGTCACATCAGGTCAAAATAAAGAGCCGCCTGGGACAGCACCGAGGGCCGAATCATCACACGACCTGCCACGCATCAAGCAGGTTAACGCTCTCCGATTATCAACCCCGGAATTGGCGCAACCACTCCCGGTAGTAAAATCGACTCCGCGCGAGTCACAGTCAGGTGGGACACCCTGGAACGCGCGCCCCCACGCGTTCATTATGCACACAAACGACATGCTCAACCCATCTGTGGTCCTGTCTTTCAGAGCCATCCGTGCGCGGTCCACACGCGATACCGAGCAGTCCGTTCGCGATCGGAACACGGTCACGACCAGCTATCGTACCCCTGGCCGCCCTTCCCTCTTTCAAGCCAGACCCTCGTCTCACGGTGCGCGTCTACCCCCTTCGCCCCGAACGATGGCAAGATACGCCGAGTCGCGAACAATATGCGACCAAAATTGACCGCAAAGAATACCACGCCGTCCGTTCGACGCAGTGCCCGTATGGACGCTGCACGGGACCTCAAGCGTCCGTGTCAGACCCATTCCTCCCTTCGCCGACGCCGTGGCACCTGGTTCACCCCCTGTGGGCTATGGCCGGAATATTGGGCCTCACGATCGCCTTGTACACGATATATCAAATATATGCACATAGAAACTACACGACGCTTCACTGCGAATAAAGGTTTATTTATTTTGCACACTAGTCCGCGTCGTTATTTCTGGTCCTGGACTGGGCGCGCCTCCTCCTGAGCGCCCCGTCCGCGCTGGCAGCGATTCCGCCTCTGGTGGTCTCGTCCATTGACACGTCCACGCGGATACTAATTCCGGCGAGGGCGTCTTCCATCTGCCCGCGCGTCACGGCCTTGGCCGTGGCCGCCCTCACCTTAGCTTCAATCTTACGGGTTGCCACGTTACATAAGGCCGAAACGGCAGCTGCGATTTTGGCCTCCTTTTCGGTGTTAGAGATGACGGGGTCGGAGCCGGACCTGGTGGGATCCCCAGAATTTATCAGCTTTTTGAGCTGCTTGTTTTCAACGGACAATTTTTGCACCTGAGCGGCTAACTCCTCCATTGTCAGCTCTTTTTTGGGGGCGCGCGTCTTGGGACGCGTGGAAGACATGGCAGCTACTACGCATTACAGAGTACAGCGGGACGTTTAAATACTTTCAGGCGGCCCCTGAGGTCACTCGTGCGCCACGGTTTCAACAAATTTAAAAAAGCACATATATGTTAGGTACAGAAATGTTGCAACCGCGACCAGAACAGAGTTGATCACCGCCCATATACTCGAAAAACTAGACAGCACGGGCTGGTACGTGTCCGCCGAGCAATCATAGTCATAAAAAGAGGGCGTTACGGAGGGAGCCGCGGAGGGGTTTGTAGTCACAGGAGGCGTGCCCGTTCCTGTAGTCGAGGAGGTGGTGACGGTGGCGCACACCGGCAGACACAGATATAAGCACGCCAACAGGGCTAACGCGAGCACAATTGACCCTGTCATTTTCAAGCCGGCGTTCGGCAGGCAACCCTCCACTTTGGCACGCGCGCTCTCCTTATATACTACCAGTTAAACATTATGGCAGAAGTGACCGCCCATACGGTTCCGTACGCCTTTGACTCCTGTAAGTTTGAAATAATACCAAAAAACAACTCATCTCGTATAGCGTTACGCAACAAATTTCCCGTCGTGGTCAAACCGGGAGAACCTCTAGTCGTGCCCCTGGGACTAAAAATTATCCGCGCGCCCCAGTGCGCATTCTTTCTCAGCGGAGCGCCGACGGATGAGGTGTATTACCACACCGGACTTATAGATCAAGGGTATCGTGGAGAAATAAAACTCATCGTTCTCAATAAGACTAAACAGGTCGTCACACTTTACCGGGGAGAAGTCAACGTCTCACTCATCGCGTTTATGTACGCCTCGCCCGGGCCCCTAAAATGCCCGATACTGAACCTACCACATTACTCTCTGGACGCTGGATTTGATGTTACGTCGCCACATGCCATGACCATACCCCCAACCGACAGAACCCCGTTTACGTTGAGTTTGTATTATAAGAGTCCACAGCTCAGCACCCCCCACGTCCCACTAATCGTGGGGCGCTCTGGACTGGCGACAAAGGGGCTTACCGTCGACGCGACCAAATGGACCCAGTCGTTGGTACATCTGAGGTTTTATAACTTTACCAAAGAGCCAATAGATATACCAGCAAACAGCCGCATATGTCAGGTAGTGTTTATCCACGAAGACCACGTCCCAAGCGGGTGGAACATTCTTAGATCCCGCGTACAACTCGGCAGCACCCTCCAGATATCGTGGGCCAAAATCAGGTTTACCGACGTGGCCACGCTCCCCAAAACCCACCCGCTCAACTCCCGCCACACTCAAAGCCAAACCGAACCGGAGACCGCCCGCGGCGCAAAGGGGTTGGGGTCGTCAGGGTTATAATTTTAAAACATGGCATTATTTTAAAGTTGTTTATTTTTAATAAAACAATCCAAATTTACGTTAACCATCAGCTTGCGCATCCTGTATTATTTTGTCTGGCACGATATTATCCGCCACCGCCAACTGGGGCGTCGGTTGTCGAATCACCGGATGGGAGGGGTTGGAGGACGCTTCGGTGTCTACCAGCACATTATTAATTTCCGCAGCCCACGTGACAGAATCATCGGACGCGATCGTCGTAGCCAGTTTTTCCATTTCCAGGAGTGACACGGTCTCGTCGGCCCGTTTATTCAAAAGCGCGTGAAAGGCGCTCTCGTCCACCGTAATATCCCCTATAGCCAGGGACAACATGGCGTTCCAGATAACGTTCTGTATAGACTTTAGCTTAGATATTTGAATCCTAACCGTCTCCTGGCACCCCGCGGGTACCCTAGCCGCGTCAAAACGACGAAGATACTCGGTTATTTTATTGGATTGAACGGCCAACAGATACGTCTGCCGAAGGGCGGCGGTGCACATCTCTGCCTGCTTCACATCTCCCATATCCACTCCCGGGGGCAGACCCATGGCTATTTCGGTCCGCCAGTGAGTAGGACACTCGTTAAGAGGATCTGGCAGGGGACGATATTGACATCCCACGCGTCCAAACGGACTAAACCCGCAACACGTCCAAAACGAACCAGGCGCGGCCATTGCCAAACAAAATGGTAGATGAAATTAGGGCAATTTTCTCTACTAGTGGAGATATGGCCGAAGTAATTACGGATATACTGACTGAAACGCAAGCAACGGCGTCCTTCTTCTGCGTGCTCCACGATCGGGGCGACGCGCCTATAAATACTCCACATGCCGTAATTAAACTCTGCCTGCCCGCCAAGCGCCCAGGCGGCGGGCCAAGGTGTTTACCGTTGATGGTGCTGAACCTACCGGCGTGGCAGGTTAATCTATTCCTAACAGGTGACGCACCATTGACCTCGGATAACATTAAAGACCGCATTGACCTGGCTCAGACCGAGGAAATACTCGAACCCATATTAAGCGTACTGGCATGCAAACGGTCCGCGCAGCAGACCAAACATGACTCGTTTAAATCTAAGGTGGCCTGGTTCAGGGCAAAGTTCGTCTCGGCCCTAAGAAAAGTGTACAAAATGACCCCATCCCCCTATTGGATGATAACGCTGCTGGGCTCGTTCGAGGCATCGTTTGTACTGGCCGGCACGTTTTATTTTTTCCAGTCTCATATATGCACGGCGGAGACGCTGGTGCATCTAACGAGGTTATTCAGCTCCAGTCAGGGCCAGAGCTTGGTCACCGTAAACACCTATGACGAATTAGGGCGCGTATTCGGGCGGTCAGATTTCCTTGGAATTGTTCCAAATTTTTGGGCGTATCTAAAATACAAAATGCAACAGGACGACGTGGAGTCCAGGGCCATCGATCAAACAATCAACTCCATACGTGGGGGGTTGATGCTGTCACCTCAGGACCTCGTACACTTCATCTACCTGTCATTTTACGAGTGCATGAACGCACAGACGTTCCTGTCGTACTCTCGTACCACGTCCAGTTTACCGACCCCCGCAACGGTTAACCCTCCGCAGCTGTGTCGGCGCTTAGAAGCGGATTTTAAGGAGCACGTGATGGCATATTACAATAAAGCAAGCTACCTGAGTACTTACATAACCATTTTAACCGTACCCGCTCCTCTCCCGGACGGATACGAAAACTTTCAGGAACTAGCATGTCAATACTGGTGTGGACAATCGAGAGACGTGGCGGAAATCATGACTAGAATTAATGACCAGTATCCACAGCTGAATCTAACAAAAGATTTATCCGGTCTCCTTGACCTAGCGGCCCTAGATCAGTATTCCGGAGGCCCCAAGGAAAACCTTTTTACGGTGGCTTCGAGAATTCCCACATACAGGTGCGAGTTTTTGAATAAACAGTATTTTGTTCTAATGCACGCAGACTGTATAGACGCGTACTGGAAACAAAACATTATCGTGCCCGAAGACGCCCAATTGCAAGGCCTGACGGATCAAGATCTCACCTCCAGGATATTTTACTGCGACCTCGGCCTATCTCTACCTACATTTAAACAACAAATTCTAGTTTCACGCCACGAGTATTTCAACCCACGACTCCCAGTTTATAGATGGGTGTTGGATTTTGATCTAAAGGTAACCGAAGGTAGACGGACTCTAAACGATATCTACAACATATGCGTAACGCTGCGGCAGGTCATATTAGAAACGTTGCAGTTAATAGGTCCACTAAAACCGAACCACCCCGTGTATTTTTTTAAGTCGGCCTGTCCAGCCGTAACCTGGCCGGATGATATCTCAGACACCGCGTTCTGTCACTGTGACGCAAAAATAGGGATGAGAATTGTAACCCCGTTTCCGAGCGGATACTGTTTGGTGGGGTCCGCTCCACTCGTGTCCCTGACCGACATTTTAAACCGCGTGGTTAAACTGGACACGCGGCTAGCCTCAGAGTATCCTGGGATCTTAGAAGATAAAGGACCATTTGACTCTGGCATTTACGCCAAGGGGCGATGCGTGCGCGTACCTCACTGCTATAAGGTTGGCCCGGGGGGCGAGCTGTCACGGCTCCTAAAAATTATTATCTGTCACCCCGAAGAGTCAGATAAATCGGCGTATTTGAAAAACGCGTTTAAGGTTTCTAATCTGCTACATCACGCCCCTGGAGACTCTGTCACCAAAAACGGCCACCTGGTGTACGCGATCACTGACGAAAACGAGGGCTTTCTAGAAAGCAAAACCAAGAATAATCTTCCCAAAACAATCACGGACCTGGCCGAAAAAATTGAGCGAACCACAGAAAAACCACTAATTGATTGGGCAGCGACCGCAGTGTGGCCAAAACTACACGATACCATACAGCGTTTCTTTCCGGATGACCGCATCGGCCAATTTGCATCTGTGAGCTTCATGCACTCCGGAGACAACATTATACAAGTTAAACCACAAAAAGGAAACAACTTTTTCTGTATTAATCATAAGCACCGAAACCACACTCAGACAGTCCGTGTATTTTTAACCCTACATTCCACAAAAGAAAGCGAGGTCACGGTGACCTTTATGAGTCAGTGCTTTGCTGCAAAATGTAATCATAATAGCCCAACTGCACATTTTTCATTTATGGTACCCATAACCGGCACGTAAGAGACACGAATAAAATCATCCGTGATGGGCCAGCTCTCCGGCTACTTTGTTAATTTTAACACCGCGTAACCCCAAAAACAACATCTGGACGAGTTTTGTTCGCGAACGTGAACATGGCACAGGCAATGGTGAGCCTGGAATACATGAAGGATATTTTGGACGGTAAGAAGACCCCTTGTGGCTCTTACGACTCCCATTTAAAACCGCAACTTATCAAACGGCTCTTTTTATACGATTTACATGCGGTATGTGTTTCACGCACTAATTTGTTTTATAGGGGGCATATCATCGTCGGACTTCGACGACTCGTCCTCGGACGAAATGGACGACCTGTCCCCAACGCCGGAGCCAGAACCGTCCACAACGCCGAACAGCTTTCCGGAGGGGCCCAAATCACAAGTGGTGGCGTTACCTAAAATCCGTAAAAGATCTCGATCTGAGACGCCGGTAAAAATTGAGCACAGATCTCCACTTAACCGCTCGCGATCTCGATCCAGAACGCGGTCCGGGTCCGGTCAACGATCAAACCAGTCAGGCAGATACGTCAAGAGATTCAAACCAACGGTTGATGCACCCCGTCATCGAGAACCGTGGCACAGGGGCGGTAAGGGAAAGGCCCCGTTTATCCGCAGAGACGCAATGGCTGGCCGCGGTCGACGCACATACGGCCACGACTATCGCGGAAAAGCCGCTTTAACGCGGAGCATTAAAGAGTCTATTAAAAAGATGCACCTTCCATCCACCATGCTCTCTCGTGCGCACGATAAAAAGGTATTCGAGGGACTGTTGCCACGACACCTGGGACAGTGCTTTCAGGTGTGCCTGCCGGCGCCGCCACCGCTGCAACCCGAGGTGTTCACGGATCGACAGCTTACCGCTATAGTCAAGTCTGGCGGGCGCAGAGACGCGCTGGTGGCCAAAAAAGTTAGCCTGGCTAAACTAACAAGCCTATACAAACCCCTGCTCACGTTTGTGACGGGGAGAAACAACCAGGCCCACTGGTTGGCGACGCGCAAAAACACGCTAGCGTCTGCGGGACTCGAGGCTCTCGCGGCCTTTATCGAGGAAGGTCTGGCGTGGGCCCAGGTGTGCGTATCTCAAAACAGATCGTTGAACGACAGCAACCTAGATATCATTCTAGACAGTAGTCAGAGCGTGTGCACCTGGTTCATCTCCAAAATCAGGCATTTGCACATACAGTGCTTCTTGGAGAATCAGGGTGAGGTTAGCCTGGTGAAGCAGCTAACTTACCTCGTGTGTATAAATAACCGCCTGGCGGAGGCGGCGAACCTGGCGGGAGAGGTGAAACTGAATTTTAAACTCGGAATGCTGATTGGGTTCGCCCTAACCTTGCCGGCGCTCCTTGCAGAGCATAAGTTGTCTGGCGAGAGCCTGTACCTGTTTAGGTCTTTCCTGGAGAAATATAGACCGGGAGATGTCATGGGACTCTTAAATTCAATAGTGGTGGAGCACTACACCAAATGTCGTAGCGCGGAGTGTGTCATTACAACCCACGCCATGGTAGGATCTGGCGAAAACAACAAGGGACTTTTTTTCTTTCCAGTGTAATATATAACCCATGTGTGTAAGTAGTTACGGTATATTATTCACGGGCGTTTAAATGCAATAACCCACATAACAAAATAAAAATGTGTAAAACCAAACACGCGTCAAGCTTTTTCTGCAAGGGTTCTGTGCTCGGAACAAATAGGCAGAGTTCGCCACCTAGCGGCACGTTCTCTATAGCCTTGGTATACAGCGGATGTTATTTACGGAAGTGCCACATGAAACCGTGGCCGGGTGCGTAACAGTAAACCGGGTCCAATCGCGCAGTTTACACAACACATAAAATAGGCGACCGTTTATAGCGGTTTATTTGAACATACAACACACATTTCAGGAGTTTCGGTCTTTATAAAAATCTTCATTCATTCAAAGTGCCGATATATTTCACGCTGGTGGACAACAATACATATCGGCGCCTGTGATTGATCCTCCTCCTCGTATAGGGACCAGGCAGACACCCAAATCTGTGCAAACGGATCGGGTGGCCCGGGATCAGAGGGTCGTGGTGACTGGGCTAACTTTAACATGTATTCATCGGTATCAAAAACGCGATGTCCCACCCCAGATGGCACGCGTCTTGGTTCAGAGGTGTTTGAGGTATTGCCACGGAACCATAAATTAAGAAATCCATAGCCATTCATCATAATCCCATACTGACAACTGCACAAAACAATGCCGTCCTCCAGGGCGTGTAACGCGTTCACAAGTCTGCTCAACATAAAATCGTCATCCATATAAGGCGCCGGGGGCAACCACAACTGAAGCGGCCCGGGAGCCATGCAGACGTGGTGTTCATTTTTATCCGTTGGTCTCGTGGATAAACGAACGCCCATCCCAGAATGGGTAAAAGTCTGTGCTTGAAGGACCCCATAATAATAAACCTGAATATGCATAAATCCCCACGGGTCGTCAACAGATGGCGCCAAACACGCAGAAAGACCGCTCGATGCAGATAGCGGCAGGGCGTGTTCCCCGGGCAACGCAACCGCGCCCCCTTGACTATTGTCCTGCCTACCGTCTTCACCGGAGGCGGTTGCGGTTGCAGACGCCTCGGTGGCCGGGGCGGTCATGGTGAAGGTACCGGCGGGACGGGTACGAAGTAGCCCGAGCAGCTGCTTTACCGTGTATTCAGATACCCTGCCCGCCTCGTCGGCGCCCTTGCGCTTAAACATCCGAAACCTCAAGCCCCGCAGTTCTGCCGCTACCCCAGAGGCCCGAGGGCACAACCTGCATAACATCTCTTCATCGGAGCGCAACCTGAAGACCACGTTTGCAAATGAAAAACTCCGTCTCAAAACGTCCTTTTCTTCTATGAAATAGGCACTCTTTCTTATCGCACCCAATAGGCGCGCCTTGGCCTGGCCCAGCCTAGACCTCCCGGACGGAAGGGGGATGTTTCTCTGGTTGCAGTAGTCCTCGTACATCTTCCCATCCCGAAGGTAATCAAATCCCACAGACCACGGGGTCGTAGTCGCCAGCACGACCCTGGTTTTTTCGTCGTCTGCCCAAAACAGTCCCGAATACGTTGCAAGATTTGCGTGAGTAACGATCCATTCTCGAAGTCCCATGGCGGACGGACCACCGCTCTGAGGTGGGCGCCAGGTAGCCATGGCTGTATATGCCAGGTTGATACTCACCGCTTTCAGTTCGTGTTAAAATAACCAAACTCCGCCCATGCGGCTACCGCCGTGGGCGCAGATGTGTGCAGCCGTCACAAAAGAATCCCACCTGCGGCAACTAATTCCCTCAGCGCCCAGTCAGCTGGCTACCGGTTCATTTCACTCACGAGCACGCCACCCCATCATCTTCACCGCTCGTTCCCGCGTCCGGATCGTCCATTGAATCTGGTCCGGAGTCGCCCAGCTCTACTGCCGGGTCATGCGATTGGCTCGTCCCCTCTCCTGGATCTTCCATCTGGAATGAACAGTCGGTGCGACCCTCTGATGTTACAGTCGTCCCGGGGTAAAAACAACCCTCTGTACCGCATACAGACGAGGTTTCGCACACGTAACGCAGTCTCATGGCGATGGGCGCATCGACGGGATTCGGCGACTGGACCGACAGACACAGGGCGATCTGTGCATAATCTCTAGGTGGTTCGTCTCCAGGGTTCGGGGACCTTGCAAGAGCTCTAAGATAATCCACCATATCAAAAACCTGAACGGGTTGCCTGGATGGCAGGTCCTTATACTCCTCCTCATTGTTAGTAAGCACCTTCATTTCCCGGTTCTCCAGGTTCTTCACGCAAATGCCAGTATCCGTAAGGGTAATCAACACACCCTTCTCGCACTTTTTGTGCATAACCCTTAGATCTTCTCTGGCAAACTGACAGTCAACGACCCCCGGTGACGGTAAAAACAAAGTCCTCTCATCTTGGAAACAACACGCGTGGCCAGCGAGGACGGGACATGGTCGACTGCAGACCCGTATTCCAGCATGAACACGTTCGAGGCCAACGGTCTCTCCAAAATATAGAAACGTTAATTGGATGGCCCCTGGCAGCCGATGCTCGCGCACACGCTTGTTTTTGTCCATCCGACTCCGAGCCAATACCGTTGCGGTAAAAACCCGTCTTCTTTCACGTCCAGACCCACCCCCCTGGTCGTATTGGAACTCACTGATTAAACCAAGGCACTGAGTTTCGGTGGAAGACATCAGATTACACATTGCACAACTTACCACCGGTTCCGGCAACAGGCGAAACAGTCTATATCGAGCACCCGGTCGCCCATAGGCCTTATTAATAAATTTAAGCTCTCGTATACTTTTGTGGTGTCTCATGTCGTACAAGAATCTCATTTTCCTGAATCTGCCATAGTGGGACGGTTTTTCGCCCTGACATATGCCTCGCATGTTGCAGTAGTCATCAAAAAACTTCTCGCTATTCCATACGGACCGATCTGCAGTTACTTTGTTCCACGGGACCCGGACAACGGTCTTGTCCTCATTCTCCCAAACCAATCCGCGGTACTCGCCCGATTCGACCGCGGCAACGAGCCAGGCCCTGATATCGACTCCACGGCCCGCCATTCCGCGTATTGGGAGCTTGACGGATCAGCTCTCAAGACAAATGAAACCCTTGCGTTCACGGCACCAGTTCATAAATGTATCTAAATGACGGAGTCATGTGCCCTAAACATATGGCTAAGACTACTCAAACTGTGCTTAGGGGAAGAGTGACAAACACCTGGCACTCAATAAAATTTTGAGGTCGGGCATTGACCCGTGCCTTCCTCTGGTTAGTATTAACCCCATCGCCACCATATTCAAGGAACAAAACACTCCAGATACAAAACACTTTATTACAGATAGAAGGCGCTCACCGGCCTCACAAAACCGGTCGCGCGCACAGGTAACATTAAACATTAGCGGCGGACAACGCCCGCCACAGACACTCGTGCCACAGCTGAATAATTAGCGGTACAGTGCTTTGCACTCCGCCCTCGGGTGTAGGTACGCCCCCAAAATATAGGTAAACACAAGCTTGTGGAAGCGCCGCTCCGTCCGGAGATGTTCTGGCCATGGCTGTCATATAGTCAACCAAGTTAAATGCACGACACGCGTTGGCGCACGACAGGACCGCAACCGCCCCCGTAGATTCGACGTTCCCTTGAACGAACGCCAGGGAATGCCCCAACCATCTAATGTAAATGCCGGAGGGGTCGGCCCAAAACGCCAACCCGCGCAAAAGATCTTTATCCAGGAAGCGCAACGCCTCGGCCTGAAACTCTGCTAAGTGGCCTGGAATCTCCGGAACCAGTGCCTGCTCGGCGATCGGTGCGGCGCATATGTGCCCTTGAGGGCGACGTTCGGACAATGGGAGCACACGGATGCCGTTGGACGATTCAGTCACCACTTCACCAACTCTGTCCCCATAATAGTAAAACATTATACGTAGCATCCAACACTGTTCACCCCCGGCTCCCACCGCACCAGTGTACCGAACACCGGCGCCAACCGGACCAAACTTATTCACGGCCTCCTCGCGCAACCCCCGTAACATAGCAGTAGTGCCGGAGGCCTGATCGCAACGAGCACACGACCTCACGGTAATTGGTAAAAGGCGAATGATTCGGCATCTGTCCGGATATGGAGTCGAAAGGTTGTCCTTAGTTGACACGTCCGACACGGTTTGACTATGCCGTATGGCGCTGGATAGCCAGTTTTTGCATTCCTTAGCGGTTAATTCCCTGCCAGCCGCGTGCAAGATGCCCCTGGATCGACAGTAGTCAATAAAAATGTTTTTTTCCGCCTCCTCGACTCCTCTGCTCCCTCTGTCGTGATTCCACGGTATGCGGATTAAAGTTCTTTCCTCGTCAACCCACCGCATTCCGGGATGACGACCTGTCTCGCAGCATTCCACCAGCCATCCTCGAAGGCTGGATGGTTTGGTCACTCGGACCGGCCGCTCCATATCCTCGCCGCGTGCACGGCAATGCCAAACCTTGTCCAAGTTACCTCCTGACAAGCACCTGCGACCCTCACAGACCTACGCGTGGCAAACGGGAACTTGTGGTCTAGTCTGCTGGGACAGTACCTTAGCGTTATTTTTATCTGTCGTGCACTCCTGCGGCGGAAGTTTGTGGTTTATGAGCACCACCGGGAAGGATTCATGTGTCCCTGCACCAGCTCGTCCTGACAGACCACCACAGAAATAGGAACTTGTGGGCTCTCTTGGGCACCAGGCTGCTGTGAGAGATACAGTGTTGCCCCGTTGCACGGCGCATGGCTCTCTGGTCCCGGAGAGCGGGCAAGCTTTCTCATGAAACCCATGAAGTTAAAAATTTTCTGTTTAGAGAGGAACATGACCTCTCGTTGGATAATATCACCATTACAGTCGTTACCCGCCGCGTACAGCGTTTCCCTGTTCCTATTATCGACGTACACTCCGGTTTCGTTGCCGTGTACGTAGATGCCCTCGTTATACGCGACCAGCATCGTTTTTATTTGCGTTATCTGTTCTGCGGTCAGTTTTTCACGATCTGGAGATGGAAACCAGACAGTGAACCCGGTGCCATAGAAACACAGATGACCGGGATGGGGAACCGGGCGCGGATGCAAACGAACACCTCTCCGATCTTGGGACGTGTGATCCAGTGCCAGAACGCCAAAATAAAACACCTGAATTCTCAACCGCCAAAACGGCACAATTTGATGAGGCAGCGGCGCTTCTGGGACCCCGAGACGATGTGCTCGGGCGTACGCTGATCTCGTCGGAGGGACCAACGTGGGCAAGGGGGCGGGCAGCGGCATTCCCGGCTCTAACCCGATGCCACACACCTGCTCCAAATAATTTATAATCCCTTCAGAGTTCTCATCAAGGATACACGCATAGCATCCAGAATCCATCAAAGGTTTTACCCGGAAGGCGGTCCAGCCGCCACCGTGCGTCCGCACGACCCCATGCTCCACTTCTTGAAATCCAGCATTCTCCCTCAAACCCCTCAAAAATCGTCTCTTACACTCTAGCAGGTTTCCATCTAGCCCAACCTGCAGACCTCTCTCCACGCAGTAGGCGACAACGGCTGGAGTTCCAGCTGCCCCCTTCTTCCAAGACAGCTTAAAGCTTTTTTTCCCTCATCGCACCAAGTTAGGTCTGAATAGGTTTTCTCGTTGAGATGGTAAAGGGTCCACGATCGTAGATGGCTGTAGTTAGAATCTCGATTCGCCATGACAGCGTACACCTATACAATAAGGCGCGATACGAGTGTACTTTTCCCCTGATGATATTTGCAGGGCTCTATCTCCTCAAAACGTGCACCTGGCTAAGCAAGCAGCTCTATTTCTGCCACTTCCTCATTTATAAAACCATATTGTTTCTGGTCTCACGTTTTGCAGCTCACCTGCAACGACACGGTGAATGATCCCGAGTTTCGCTCCTCCAGTGCCTTGACAAACACTGGCCCAGAGTTAAAAAGTGAAGCAAAAGGCATAGCTTTCGATTTCAGTCACCGGCAGTGAGTGGTGGACATTAGAAAGTGTTTGGCCCACACATTCAGCTGTGCACTCAAGCCCGACCAATATGGCACGTGACCATTCCCCTATCACAACACTAGTACAGAAAAAACGAAACCACACGCGAGGTGACATTTTCCAGGTTAGAGAAATTTATTAAGCCGGCGAATCCATCTAACAAAACAGCAAATGTTTATTCAAAGTGCCTATAGATTTCTGTTTGATAAACAATAATAGATAGTGGAGCCCTCGAAGAGTTTCGCTCCTCGCCCAGGGAACAACCCGAAACCCAGAGTTTAACAAAGGCCGCGGGGGGACCCGTGTCGCGCGGGGAGGGGGACCTGGCCATATCAAGCAAATAACGATCAGTGTCAAATGCCCACACGTGCATCCCGGTGTAGGCACGATGTGGCAAACTGTACGGTTCCACGGTATTTCCCTGAAACCACACGTTAGGACCCCCGGTAATCGTGAACATAATTCCCCTGCTGGTGCTGCAGAAAATTATTCCATCCACGAGCCATTTCAAAGCGTCCTCGAGTCTCTGCACCACAGACGACTCAGTCGTCTGTGGTATCGGAGGAAACCACGCCTGAAGGGGTCCATCCAAAACACACACGTGGTGTCCCGCCTTATTTGTTGGTTTTGAAGATAGCCTGATTCCCTGCCCGGTGGCTGTCAACAGCTCAGCCTGCAATTGCCCATAGTAATAAATCTTTATATGCATGTGACCCCATGGATCGCCGGCAGATGGCGCAGCACACGCCATAAGTCTGGCGCGCAGAAGGCCCGAAGAATACGCTGCATCGTCGTCCTGCGCGTCGTGTCCATCTTGATGACCTTCCCGATACCGTCTCTCTTGATCACTTACGGACGGTCCCGAAAGGGCGTGAAGCATTCCGCGCCCGAGCATGGCAAACCGCATATTGCGCAACTCAAGGCGGAGCGCGCACACGCGCGGACACACCGGACAAGACATCTCTTCGGATGAACGCAACCTAAAGACCAGCGCCGTGAACGGAAATTGATCGGTAGGGAATTCCTTATCTTCCTCAAAGTACTTGCTCTTTCTTACGGCTCCCAGCAGGCGCCCCCTGGCTTGACACAGCCTGCTCCTTCCAGACGGCAGTGGGATGTGTCTTAACTCACAGTAGGCATCATAGTGTTGACCGTCGCGTTGATAATCATAATTGGGAAACGACGGTGGTGTAGCTGCCAACACCAGCCTCGTCTTTTGCTCGTCTGCCCAAAACAGGCCCGGGTACAGACCACTATCGGCTTTGAACGTCAGCCATTCCTTGAGGGCCATGCCATAACGAGATGGGCCCCTTCTCGATTCCCCAGCGGCCATGATTCAGTCGGCAACGTTTAAAACCCATGTAAAGTTTCAGTTCAATTTAAAATGACACAACTCCGCCCATGCTGTGACAAACATAAAGAAAGTGGCACACGTGTGCGCTTTGGCCGTCCTGTCAGATGAACCCCGCCGGTAACATTTACTTCCTCCCATACGGTGCGAGGGTAGATACAGATGTGCTTCCCGTTGTTCCCGAAGCACCGACACCCGCTCCAGACGGTCCCTCGTCCCCGCTGTCATCTCCCGCGGCACCGTTGCTGACATCATCTGACACATCATCATTGCACACGTAGCGAAGTTTCAGGGCAATGGGAGCATCCCATGTATTTTCGGACTGAGTAGACGGGCACATGAAAATCCACGCACAGTCACGCGGCGGGACATCTCCTGGAGTTGGCGATCTCGCCAGCTCCCTCAAATAATGCAAGAGATCGAACGCCTGGAGCGGCTGCGAAGGCCGCAGCTCATAGTAATTTTCAGAATAGTTGGTCAATGCCGTCATGTTGCGTTCTTCCAGGTTTTTCACACAGATTCCAGACTCCGTCATAACACAGATCAAACCTCTCTCGCATGTTTTCTGCAGGGCCTGCAAATCTGCCCTGGCAAACTCGCAGGGAATCAACTGGGACGACGGCAAGAAACACGTCAATGGATTATCGGCACAACACAGGTGTCCGGGACGTTTGGGATCAGGAAGGCCACATATACGCACACCCGAGCCGGCTCGCAAAATTTGAACTCCGACGTTCTCTCCAAAGTAAAAAAAGGATACCTCAACAGCCCCTAGCACAGGTTGCGCAGAAGAGTCCTGGAGTCGTTTGGATTTCCGTTTATAAACGGAGACTCTCAGTGGCGCCTTAGCCCTCGGCCGCCGTGTCCTCTCGAAAACATCCTCTCGAACGCAACTGCCCATGGAACAGCTATGCAACGATGTGGTCGCGATGAGGTTACACAGATCGCAGCCCACCGTAACCTCAGGAAGCAATTGAAAGAGTCTGTATCTTTCCCCAGAGACGCCCCCGGCCTTGCTCGGCGGTGTCAGCTCCCTCAAATACCTGTGAGATCTCACTGCATATAACATCCTAATTTTCTTAAATTTCTGGGCATGTGAACCGGTTTGACACACGCCACGCGCTGAGCAAAAATCGTCAAATATCTTGTTATAATCTTCATCGACGCGACTGTCGGTGCACCGGTTCCACGGGACACGTATAATGGTCTTGTCCTCGTCATCCCATTCCACTCCGGGGTATCGCTTAGACTCCACGGCCTCGATGAACCAAGCTTTTAAATCCATATCGCGTTCCGCCATCTCGCGTATTCAATACCTCTGACCGAGCGGCTCAGTTAAAATACCGAGCCCCCAGAACCCCAGGCCTCCGTAACAAAAAGGATCTAGATCTGAAAGAAGCCTAACTATATACGCCCACGGGAAAACTCTGTAACAAATGAAAAAAATGTTCTCAGAAAACGAAGAGAGGAAAACTGACGACACGCAATCTAGTCAAACCAGAACCTAAAGGCCGTCACTGACCCATATCTTTCCCCTTCCCGAGCGAGTGCGGTTTCTCACATGCCGTGAGCAAACGAAAACGCTACACATAATAAGACACGTGTGAGAGGAAAACTTTATTGCAGGGACAGGGCAAAAGCAAGCTGTGCACGGTAACAGTATGTGTCACTGGGCCGCATCCCCGCACGCCCGCCACAGACACTCGTGCCAAATTTGAATGGACAGGGGGATTGTGGGACACGGCTCGCCTTCCGGAGTGGGAACGCCTCCTAGGTGGAGAGACGCATAGGCGGCTGGAAATCGCGTTCCGTGTGGCGGGGTGGCTGACACCGCACTCAGATATTGGGCGAGCGAAAACACGCGCAGAACTCGCGCGTTGTTAATTATATCCACCGGCTCCAGCGAACCTCCGTTACCCAGCAGGAAGGCTGGAACGTGACCCATATACCGAATGTAAATCCCAGACCCGTCTGCGTAAATCATCAACCCGCGTATGATCTCCTTCCCCAGCCACTTTAGCATGCTCGTCTGGTGAGGAAACATATCCTGTGGGGTATGCGGCAACAGGGCCTGTTCCGGCCGAATGCCCGCACAAACGTGTCCTTGCAGTGGTCGCTTTGGCGCCGGCAACAGGCGAACGCCGTTGGGCGACCCGACCTCCATGTTCCCAACCAACCGCCCATAGTAATAAACAACCAGCCGTAGCATCCAACACTGCTCCCCGTCGCCTCCCACGGCGCCTTCGTACTCCATCCCGGCACCGAGATACCGGAATCTGGCGGTTACCTCGTTGCGTACGTCCAGGAGCATGCCGCCGGTGGCATCCGCTTCGTTACAGAGCGGGCAAGATCGTACAAAGATCGGCAACAGGCGAATAACGCGGCACCTGTTAGGCGCCGGCGCCGACAGGTTCTCCTCAGTGGATACATCTTCGACGGTCTGACTGTGGCGTATAGCGCTGGCCAACCAGTTCTTACATTCCCTGACGCTCAATCGTCTGTTACCGGTCTGCCGTATGCCTTTAAATTGACAATAGTCCAGATACATGTTTCTCTCATCGTCAGAGACGCCACCCGCGCCCTTTAAATGATTCCAAGGTAAACGAACCAGAGTCTTTTCCTCATCCAGCCAATGCATTCCAGGATGCTTATCATTATCGCAACAATCGAGCAACCATGCCCTCAGGCCAGACGGCCGGTTTACGCGGATCGACCCTGCCCGTCCTTCCGCCATCTCTGAGGGTCCGCTCGCATAAACTGGCTTAAAAATCTATCCCCCCCCGTGCACCTGTACTTTACAGTCACACCTTCGGGCACACGCCGTAGGGCTGGCAGGGACGGCACCCAGCAGCTATTTTCATCTCTAGCGCCGCCTACTAGCGGAAATCTGCGGTCTACAAAATCCACCGAGCCGCCCGAATGTCACCATGAGTCAATTCATCCTGACAGATCACCAAAGTGACAGGGACCTGGGGTCTTTTACTGGAGCCAGGGCGACCCCCAAGGTAAAGAGTGACTGCGTTGCTGGGAACAGTGTCGCCGGGAACGGGTGACCGGGCGAGTCTGCGCAGTAGACCCATAACATAGAAGATTTGAGATTTGACAGAGGATCGCACAGCCCGTTGTGCGTGGTTCCCCTCTGCGTCGTTCCCTGCGCAGCGAACCGTGTGCCTGGTTCTGTTATCCACATACATCCCCAGCTCATTGCCATGCAAAAAGACGCCCTCCTCACACCCGTTTATAATCTCACACACGGTTTCTCTCTGCTCCGGCGTTAGCGGCCCATCCAACTGAGGTTTTGGAAGCCACATCTTATACGCTGTCCCATAGAAACACTCGTGACCCGGTTTGGGGTCTTGGCGCTTATGCAATCGTACCCCTCTACGGTCCTGGGACGTGTGTTCCGCTACCAGCGACCCAAAATAAAAAACTCGTATACGTAGCCGCCAAAATGGAGTGATCTGGTCTGGATGCGGTGGTGCAACCGTCGCCAACCTGGCGGCCCTGGCATATACGGACCGCGCCGCACCGTCAGCCTCCGCCGGAGCGGGAGGAGGCAGGGGCGTCCCTGGCTCAAGCCCATGGACGCAGGCCGCCTCTAAGTAATTTAGGACGGTCTCCGAATGACTATCTAAGATGCAGGCATAACACAGCGGATCCACGGCGGGTCTCAAGTAAAAAAATCTTTCTCCGCCAAAACGCGTTGTTGTTGCCCGGGCATCGTCCTGTTCAAACCCAGCGTTTTCCCGAAGCACCCTTAGCAGTCTTTTCCGGCACTCCGACACGTTGTGCTGGCGTCCACATTCCAGATCCCTATCCAGGCAGTACGCAACCACAGGTTGCATGCCACTCATACCTCGGTGCCATGATATCCTAAAGCTCCTCTTTTCCTCGTCGCACCAACACAAGTGTTCGGGAAACGTGTTCGCTTCCAAATTGGAAATAATCCATCTTCGCAGGTGATTGTGAGTGATTTCTATCTCGGTCATTGTGAACTTGGTCCACGAAAACTAACTCAAAAGCCCTCACCACTCCCCTAAACTGTAGCTGAATTTTATGTCCACCTTATAGGGTGCACGTGTACGTATATGCCCCGTGAAAACCTCGCACTTCCTCATAAATTATCCCCAAAGCGTTTCGGGTCGCTCACCTAAACTAACTCGAGCATTACACGGTTCATAGTGTCCCGGGTTTCGCCACTCCCCCACCGCGACAGAGAAACGAAACGTTCAATTTAAAGGGCACCAAGCTCAACTTTATTTAAGGAGAAAAAAACCACCGCCATCAGAAGGTTTCCGCAGGCACACACCCCCAAGACTATTCTTGGCGAGTTCGCGGCACGCTGTAGTTTTTTTCTGATTATTTGTAATTCGCATCCAATCGCCCCAAACATAGTCAATAAAAAAACCGTAAACACACACACTCTGGTGAACAAATTATGCGTTCCTGGCCCCAAGACGTGCGTGAGCGTCAGCAGCACAGCGGCTGCTAAAACATAAACCAGGGCTAAAACGTTTGACCGAAACACGAGTCCGAGGCAACAAAAAAGCCCAACGTGGAAGACAAAAAAATAGTGTACAAGTCCGAGGAGCAGAGGCGTCGTCAGGCCAACAGACAGCGTACCCGCGGCCGCCCCTCCAATCAAAACAGTCACGAGATAAAAGTCCCATCCACACACCTCAAGCGCTTGCTTTATAGAGTATGTGATGTACCGCCTAGAGGTGAGCGAAAAAATTGCATGGCGTCGCTGCAGGCCCGCCTCATAAAGCGGATGTGACCGCAGCGCTCTGAGTGAACAAACGCCACCTACTATAAAGGCCACCAGGGGCAGCAAAAACACCGGGGCTAAAAAAAGGTTCTTAAGAACTAAAAAATAATACACCGAGAACGCTGCTAAAAATCCAAGTTCGTAGTATCTGTGGGCAATCGTGGGGCACAAATATACCACGTCATTCGCCGCAACAACACAGAGCAGCAGGCACAGGCACGACCCCACAAAAATGGAAACGTGAACCCATGGAAGGTCAACGCCGAGGGTGGATGCCATAGAACCGGCGGTAATAAGAAACGCCGAGATGGTGCACGGTACATCCACCTGCCGCGAGAGCCAGGCCGGTAGCCCAAATATACAGAATAGCAAAAGCAGCCCATGTAAGCCAACCGCGCCCCAGGAGAATATAATGTTCTCAACGCTAATCAGGGGCTCTACAAAATACAGCGAGTGATAAATAAAACACAGAATAAACGGGGAAGCCGAGACCGTCCCGCTCATAAAAGATAGCCAGGCGAGGGACGCCTCCGACGTGTACGTGCCCATGGCGCGGCGTTTAAAACAACGGGTTGAACGTCGCGCGAGGCGTCTTGGTTTTTCCTTTCCCGCGACTGGGTGAGCTGCTGTGTTTTCGCTTGCCGTGTTTTTTTTCCGGTCGAGAGCCGCTCGTCCGCAGTGATTTGGCGCCCCCGTCTGTCGGCTCGGCACCGTCCTCGGCAATTGGGACGCACTGCTCTTTTAAGTCCAGGTCAGGCGTTCTCGGAGGGGACGGGAGCTCAGGAACCCCCTCGGGATCGGCACCTTCCGAGAGATTGCCCGGGACGGCATTATTCCGGTCCGTCGGATCTACCTTTAATAGCATGACGCCCAACCTGACGTCAGCAAGGCTATCTGTCAGCGGCAGGCCCTCAACTTCCAGAATCTCATTGGCGTGCCAGCGGAAACCAGGCAAAAAAAATCCCGGAATCTTACATGCGTTCAATGCGGCCACCAGAGACTCTAAACTCACATGAGTCGTCAGGTCGCTAGAAACCACACCCACGTCCAGCTTTCTTCCTCTAGCGCAAGTCCACTTGGCGTCCGGGGTGTCGGGTTTAAAATCAATAATTTTACTAACCCCGTCGACCGTAAACGTGGCAACTGCCAGCGTTTCGCTTAACGAGACGGTGACCACCTGCTTGGCCCTGGTTTTCTGCTGCCTTAGCCACTTTAACAACAAAGTCAGCGTCTTAACCGTAAGGAACAGGCGATTCCCCGTCCCGGCCTGCTCTAGCCTGTCGTGGAACGAGGGTAGGTTGGGTTCGTCCACGACGCTCTTGTGCACGGTGCTCGTGTGATTGTCCCCGTAGGCGATGGTCGTCCTAACAAACTGCGGCTTTCCTTCCGCGTCCGACTCGTCCCCGTGGTGGTAGAACGCCACGTTCATTTCCGCAATGTTAACTCCAAACATCTCACGGGTGTGTGTGAACGTGTTCCCAAGGGAGGTGTTTCGAAAGCTAAAGCTAACCTCGTCCGTCATGTCAGAATATACCATCAGCGGCGCCAGTGCATTTTTAAGCCTGAGACCGAGAACGCCCGCGTCCCCCACGCTGGAGAGCACGCTAAGGACGGGGGCCCTGCCCTGGCCGCTGATCTGTATAACGCCTTTCTTAACGATGCCCTTAATGTGGTCGTAAACCCTGCTAATGCTGCCAAGCGCATCGACGTCCACCCTGGCGCCGTAATGAAACGAGACAGGCATGGCTAAGGCGAAATTAACACCCTAAAAGACGAGAAGAGAATGGCAAACACGACAGACACAGCGTTCAATGTTCAACCTTTTAATAGAGCCTCTGGCCCGGAAAATGAGTAACATGGGACACATGGGGACTACAGATCATTATGAACGGATGTGACATATTCAGAATTATCACGCTCAAAAAAGTTCACACTCTTGGCACTCGTATACGACAAGGGACACGCGTTTGGGGGGCGGGCACCGAACAGGGGCGGTATGTTTATTGACTTTAGAATCCTGTCGGCCGTGGCCTGCAAAAACTGCTCGATGTCTCCGACGTTCACCATGGTCACGTCTCGGCTCTTGGAACGAATAAACAGAGTCTCTATCTCCACGGCTTCGCGAAAGAGGCCGTGGATGTATGCGACGGAGGGGGATTCGTCTCGGGAGATCATGGTGTTGTACAGCAAGCTGGCGGCCCTGGTGTGTAGCAGCTCGTCCCTGGAGATGTAGTCGTTAGCCAGGCACACCCCGCGCATGATTCCGCGAAGGCGAAAAAGTCCTATAGAGTAAAATGAACTTATAAAGTATATCCCTTCGATAACCAGGAACAGCAGCACCTTCTCGGCCCGCGTGGTGGCCTTGCGCACTCGGGAATGCAGCCAGTCAATCTTCTTCGCCAGGGTAGCGTCCTCGACTATTTTTTTGGCATAAATCATTAAGTCCCCCCGATTACCGCCAAAAAATAAGTTCAGTATGTTGGCATACACTTTGCCGTGGATGTTTTCCATGGCTACCTGTTCGGCGTAATAGTGGGTCACGTCGTGATTGCTGAACTCTTTAACTAGGTCTTCGATGTTAAAGTTTACCAGACTCTCTGCCATACCCAAAAATGTGAAGAGAAACTGGTAAAACTCCCTATCGGTGGGACTCAATAGTCGCACCTCATCGGAGTCCTCGTGCAGGGAAATTTGACTGGGGAACCATCTGTTCTGCCATGTCTCCTGGGTGAGTGCTAAAAAGCCAGGGTGGTCGCTCGCGTACAGAAACCGATCTGGGGACTCCATGGCGGCGGTTACTATTGACAGGCCAAACATACCTTGGTCCGCTCACCGTCGGCCTTTTGTACGCAGTTAGACTCCGCCCCCTCTGAAGAGATGTTGTCACCCACGACCTGATCTAAGCACTGCAGGGCATTAAGTTTTGTCTGTTTCTGAATTCGACAATAATACAGCATGGTTTTTAACCCTAGCCTGTATCCGGTCAGGAGCAAGTCTCGAATATAACTCGCCCGCGTGGCCTGCTCCTCCTTTAAAAAGAAATTAAGCGACTGACTCTGGTCTACAAATGGAGCCCGCGCACCGGCCCGCTCCAACTGCTTAATTGGGCAGTAATCAAAGGCCGTCAAAAAAATCTTGTATCTGTCCTTCAGGGGTTCTGGAAATGAAGCCACGTCACCTCCGTAACGGCGCACCGTTCGCAGGTCACCAGGCTTCACTCTCTTAAAAAAAGTCACGTTTGGCTTCAAGATCTCTTCTTTGCTGGTGACCTTCGATGCGATATTGGCAAAGAACGGATAAAATGCTTCGGTGTACCCCGTAAGCTGAGAGGTTCCGGCCGTTGGCATCAGCGCCAAAAACTGGCTGTTGAAAATTCCATGCTGGGCAATGCTGCGCCCCAGCTGCTCCCATCTCTCCAAGGGAGGGTGGGACGGCTTAACGCCGTCCCACGTTTGCCAGTGAAACACACCCTGAGCCAATCGACTCCGCTCCCATCCACGAAACGGAGTCCCCTCGCCGAGTAAAACAATCTCATGACTGGTTTGCACCGCCGTAAAATACATTGCCTGAAAAATCTCCACGTCCAGCTTGGCGCTCTCGGCGTCAAGGTAGCCAAAGCCCAGTTCGGCAAACACGTCGGCCAGTCCTTGGACGCCAATGCCCATTGATCGTTCCTCCTGGCCGCGCCTAACGCTCTCGGTAGGCGCCGTCCCGCCCAAAATGCACGCATTGACAATGATAACTGCGGCCTCCACGGCATCATCGAGCAGTTCAAAACCAAATGTTACATCCCCCTTCCCAGGCTCCACACCAGACTCTCCCCTGTGGGGTCTGAGGCACTTTGGTAGGCTAATGTTTGCCAAGTTACACACGGAAGCCTGACCCTCGGGTTGCTGCACGATTTCCGCACAGAGATTAGAACAGTTTATGGCGCTGCCTTGCGTCTCACACCAGTGGTGTTTGTTGAGCGCCTCCTTTAGCAGGACGTAGGGACTGCCGGTCTTAATGACAGTGTTAATAAGGGCATACATCATCGATTTTAACGGCAACGAGCTAGAGTGTTTGCCAGCGGCCACTAGTCTGTTGTATTCAATCTCAAATTCGGCACCGTAGAGTTTTAGGAGATTTGGCGCCACCTCTGGCGCAAACAGGTGCCACTGGCCATCTGGGTTTGTTTCGTACAGTCGGAAAAAAAGCTCCGGCACACACACGCCCTGAAACAGGTTGTGACACCGCTCCTGATTCTCCGGCATCTTCGCGTTCAAAAAATCACAAATCTGATGATGCCATAGTTCCATGTAGGCGCTGGCACCAACAGGACGGATATTGTTATCGTTGAAATACCCAACGTGGGCGTTTATTAATTTTAAACAGCTGGTGATGTTCTTGTGTTCCGCAAAAGACGAGACATCTATCCCCACGCCTGACTTGCTAGCGAGAAGGGGGGACATTTCCTCATGAAGTGCTTTGAGGGTTTTGTCTTCGGTCGCCATGGACGGCTTTAAAATAAAACAGCTAGAAAGCTGACCTCCGCGAAGCCCGGCTGACCTTAATACAGGCGTTGCGCAGCACACAATCTGTGACGAGATGTAATGGAACGCGTAACCAACCAGGTACATCTCATCCAGCTCCGTTTCGCTCTCCACCAGGTGTCTGAGGGTCTCCCGCAAACACGGAAATTTTATACACTGACAGGCCACAAAAACAGCCACCCTCATAAACATCTGGGCCACGCTTTCAAAAATGGGTGAAGAACCCTGGGTTCTCAGCACGTACGTATCGTAAAACCTAACGGCAGACAGGTAGCCGCAGTTAACGAAATTTGTGTATGCCTTGCTCTGCTTAAAGTCCTGTAAAAGACCGTCAAGGGCCGCTTCGTGTTTTGACATAAACGCGCGAACCTCGTCGCTTAGCCTTTCCCCGAATACCGCGAGATAGTCTCGCACCGTAACCAGGCACCTGTCCTCCATTATTCTGTGCCAAAGGAGACCGGTTAGTGAGTTGGCCTCTATGTCCCATCCAAGTGTTGCCTTTAAAGAATTCACGAGTGATTCGGCGCATCGTTCAGGGTCAAGGCTTGAGCTACACCCCCCAGTTCCCGCGTCGGTAACTAGGGTTAAAGGTTTGGCAGATTTTGCCGCAGAGAAAGAAGTTTCGGTGTTCATTGTTAAAGAAATAGCTTCCAAGACCCCGGATTGGAAACAAACTCCGTAAATTTTAACACCGGTAAAGCAGCGCCTTTAAAGTGAAGGCTTTGAAAAGATGGTTGTAAACCGGAAGGCACGCTTCCAAGTCTGCAAACTACGCCGAACGCAAGCCTATTTATATACAGGTCATTCTGCAGCTGAATGTATTTGGTGCGAATCACGCCGCTGTAAAAATCCCTCAATTGGGCAGCTATTTCACAATATCCTTTACCAGACTTAAAAAACCCAAGTCCTAGCGCCGGTCTATTATTTACCCTAATGTAGGTTAAGCAAACATAAATAGACGAGTGGGCGGGCAAAGGCTCGTCGCGCAGGCTGGACGGGCATGAGTCATCTAAATCCACAAACATGTCACTAGGAAGCGTAAGGCCAATATGTGTAACAACGGGCTCTCTGGCGACTACGTTGCCCTTTAACGCAGACGTCACCTTGGTGACAAACGTACTGTGGACCGTTTGAACCAACGGCCCGACCGGCGCAAGAAACTGATGAAGCGAGCCGGTTTCCAACAATTCTTCAAAATTGGGTATGGCGTCAAGTAGACCGCTCTCGTGGCCGTACCAAACACACGCTATTCTGTTGGTCTGGGGGGCAGAGTCCGCGTCCATCCTAGACAGTCGCGCCAGCGACGTAGGCGTGAATAACATGTCAATGGAGGACCCAGTGTCAGTCTGTTTAAAGGAAAACAGGTAGGTGCCCCGAGGTTCCTGTGAACTCATGGTCTGAGAATAAATCAAAAAATCTCCATACGTTTGACATGTAGGCGAGACAGATAAAAATCCATCTTTGATGGCCTCCACCCCAGTGGTGGTCGACACCACATATTTAGAGAGCAGATCACGAACACCCTTAGAAAAGTCGCGACCGCGAGATAACGAAACCCGGTGAGGAGGCGGCGGCAGTAGACGCATCAAACTATCATTCAGCTTGTTCACGTTTGCGTCCCTGGTCTTCATGGCGTCGTCAATTCCTGCCGCACGGGCTGATAACGGTGACGAGAACACCGGCGGGCTTTACAAATTAACTGACAACCTCCTAACGTGCACCGGATCGCTACAACAGCTTAAACTCCTGATGGAGTTCCAACTAAAACCACTACCAACCGCACACCTTTTAAGCATGCCCACCGTGACCCGGTTTTTAAATACTGCATTCAAAATAGACAACCCCCTGGTTTCATTTATTCAAAAACACCCTGTGTTTTTTTTAATGAGAGTCGCCAGGCTTCCGGAGCCAGTCATTACAGACCACCAAAGCGCAGAAACGTCAACAGGCATACTATCCGAGGTTGTGAATGTTCTTAATACAGCTATTCGAAAACCACACGAGTCCCCAGCGGCTAAAGACAACGATTATCTCGACAACCGTGCCATATTGGCCATGATTACAGAATACATCCATCACGTAACTTCACGTACGCCCTCGGGGATCCCACCGACACCACCAATGGGTATCAGCCATCTACCGTGCGTAGAGCAAATTTTACACGAAACCCACCGGCAATACTGGAACCTAACCCTCCCGGAGTCGCTATTTATCGACATCGGCGAAGTCGCGTCTCCGCTTCAGACGTGGCTAATCCTATCGTATTGTAAAAAACTGCAACTGGCACCACCGCCCCTATTCCCACCTGTCGACGAACTGGCCCGTCGTCTGGTTACCGGCCACCACGAATTGTTTGTCCCCCTATCGACGTCACTGGAAACGTACATCACCATGCCAGTATCAAAACAGCGAGCGTTTGAGATATACAGCGTCTTTGCCAAATCAAAAAACATAGTTGACGGCACACCAATTTTAGCGTTCACCGACACAGAACTTACAACGTTCACCCCCGAACTGTTATTCCTGTACGACTTCGTAATCGAGTCCCTGTGCAAAAACCAGGCATACGGGTGTTCGCGCAACGCAATTGAGCATTTTATTAAGAAAGGTATCGATTTTATGGCGGAGTTGGGGGCGTTCATTGAAAAAACGTGTGGCTATCGATCAACCGTAAGCCTGTCCAACGTGAGAGCCGTTAAGGCCAGGCTCGCGAGCTGTGGCCTATCCAAAGAGGCGTGTGAAGATTTCCGCGCAATGATACTGATGACACCGCACGAGACGACGCCAAAGTGGGAAAATTTTACGGACTTTTTAGAAATGGTAAACCAATTAACACTATACGGGTTCTATTTTTACGAGTGTCTTAACCAGTACAGCCCCACTAGCATATCGCTGGCCAAAATTCAAAATATCTTAAACCGAGTCGATGCCGAACAGAGCGATCGCGCCCTGTGGCGCACTCCATTAATCGGGTCTTTCCCGTTCCCCTGGAAATTGAACAACGTGCTGGCGTTTTTTAAGCCTAGCACCCCCGTGGCAACGCTACAAAAAATCTACAAGGCAATACCGTCGTACCTAATGAGGTCTTTGTTCGAAATAGCGGCCAACAAATCGTGGGGTAACATCGCGCTCGCAGAGAGCGCCCCGCTAACCGACATACAGACCGCCGAACCAGACCAGGGTCCCGTGTCCGCCCAGGTTATCGCAAAATATTGCAGCCGTCTCCAAATAAGCGCGACAGATTATGACGCAGCCATCGTCTCCAGCCCGGGATTCGCCGCCGAGTTCATTAAAACAAAACTGTATCCGATCCTTAGCGAGGTGCTCCGAAACACGTCCAAAAAAAATCGATCGCTATTCCAAATTAGATGGCTCATAGTCTTCGCGGCAGAGGACGCCAGAGACCTAGCCCCTATCAGACGCTCGCTGGCCCTGGCGTATTTTCAAATAATGGACATTTTGGAAGAAAAGCATTCTCCGGAGTCGTTTTACAACCTGCTGGACTATCTTCAGGAAACATTTAGGTGCATACGACAGGTGATACCGGAAGCCACGTGCCCACAAGAATTTCTACAATACTTGTTTACTTTTCAAAACATTCCAATAGCAGCGAGCTTCATTCAAACATCCATGACCTTTGTAGACGACCTGAAAAACGGCATCCCCGGTATACTGGACCTTGTCTCCTTAGGTGCCGCGTTTTATAACATGAAACTACTGTACGATTCAACGCTAGACACCGTCGAGATTCCAACGGAAGAAGGGCAACCCATCGTCGTGAGCATGTTCGTATTCAAATCCACGATTCGCGTCCTCGAGAAGCTCTTACAGGAAGCCGTTATCGCGTTAACTCAAACGTCCGAACCGATGTACGCAGCGCACATCCGTCTGATGCAACACCTCACGTACATGCAAAAGATCGCCGGACACGAAATAATGACCACACAACTTCCATCCGTGTTTCACGAAATACACGAGGGATATTTGCAGTGTTTTAAGCGTTTTAAACGTCTCATGTTACACGTTACGGGAAGCTGCTGCTACTCACTGACGCGATACTTTGGATTCCTATATCAACCCCCCCTAATACCCGATACCATCGTACAAAAAATTTTAAACTTTAACGACAAAACGGACACAACCGACGACATCTTAAAGAGCCTGTCACAGCCCGTGAGACAAGGACCTCTATCGGCTGAAAACGAAAGTAGCAGTCGACTCTCAAAAAACAACGTTGAGCTGCTTCAAAAACTGTACGACGACTTTCGGACCGCCTCCACAAACAATAACCCCACCTCTATTAAACTTGAATATTCGGGTAATTATAACGAAACACAAGTGTCCGTAGATTGGAGCACATATAACCTGGTGACATACACCGCACCCGACGATACGTTAAAATTCACCCCGGTTAACACGGAGGCACTAGATCGCATGTTTGCAGAATAAACGATGGAATTGCCGCCAATTTTTTCGAAATTTAAAATAGAGGGCGTGGCAACGACGCACCAGGCCGACTGCAGGTTCGGACAATACGCCGGCTCGCAGTGCTTAAGCAACTGCGTTATCTACCTCGCACAAAGTTATTTCAATAGAGAGTCCCCCGTGACGGACACTAACGACCTCGACGACGTTTTACGGCAAGGGGCGACGTTGGACTTTATACTGAGACGGTCCGGGACGCTCGGCTATAACCAATATGCCCAACTGCACCACATACCCAGCTTTATCAAGACCAACGAGTGGACCGCGGCCATCTTTCAATCTCAGGAGTACTTTGGACTAATTGGACTTGACGCGGCCATCCGCGAACCTTTCATCGAATCCCTAAAATCGATCCTAACGCGAAATTACGCCGGCACCGTTCAATACTTTCTGTTTATATGCGGCGACAAAGCCGGGGCCGTAATTATCAAAAACAAAACGTTTTACCTGTTCGATCCCCATTGCGTACCCCACGTACCAAATAGTCCGGCACACGTAATCAGTTCGTCAGACCCCACCGCCATACTAGAGTACGTGTCACCGCCAGACAGAGAATACACTGGCAGTTTTCTATACATTATGCCCAGCGAATATGTCAATCCAGAGCACTACATCACCAACCACTATAGAACTATAACGTTCGCCAAAGTACACGGCCCGCACATAGATATATCCACCGGCATAGAGCCGTGCACCATCGAAGACATCCCAAGCCCGCCGCGATCGCCGGATGTGACGTCAAAATCATCCAACCTCGCACGCGTGCCGAGAACCACCACCGACACGTCGAGCGCCAAACCCCCACCGGCGACGCTATCCGGTTTACGGGGCGCGGAACCACCGACAAGCTACCCAGACCCGGCAACCAACGACGCGGACACAAAACTCTTAACTCCCGCTCCAGCGCAAACCGCCGTCGACCACCCCGAATTCCAAACAACACCTGGAGCCACGCTACTTCTTTCAGAACTGTCGGCATCCAGGGGTCGGAAACGCAAGCTTTCCAGCCTTCAGCGATATTCGGATTCCGACGAAGCGTCGTCTGACGACGAAGGGGCCCCACGTAGGCGCGTACACGACGATGCGATATCCGCCGAGGTGATCTGGATGGACGACGATATATCTCCTCTATATTCACCGTCGGCGACTCCATCGTTTGACGACGTGTTCGACAGCCCCCCAATGAGCCCGGAGTTTACATACGAAGACGCGACAGAGGACACGGATGGCGCGTTTCTAGAACAGATCGCTCGAGACGCGGAAACGCCGTTCTCTGCGTTCGACGACCTTATAACGGACCACGACTTTTCTTCCCTTGATAAAAAAATAGAACAGTTAATCAAGTACGAAGCGCCCTCGCAGCACCTGCCAAACATCTCGGACAAACAAAACGGGCGAGCCGTCCGAGAAGCGGCGGCCCTCCAGGCGATGGACAAAATTATGATTAATATCATACTTGAACACGGTCTAATTACAGACGCGCAGGCCCGGGGACCGTCCGCGTGCAAAAACGTTCTTCAATTTTTCATCCTGTGGGGAGAAAAACTCAACATACCAATAAGCGACGCCAAGCAGGTCCTAGAACTCGATCTGCAACTGATACCGTTACATACGGCTATCAGCGAAGGAAAATTCAAACAGGGGGCGTTCAAAAAACACCTAACAACTAAAATCAACCGGTGTCTGGCGTCAATGAGGGCCACGCACGCAGATGCGCAAAAAAAACTGGCGTCGGCTTTCAACGTCGAAGGCTCACAGATTTCGTCCAGCGAAGCGAAAATATCAGTCCGGGCGCTGAAGGAACAGATCGCCAACCACCTGAGTCCAGGCTTTTTAGCGGTCTACTCCGCGGACGAGGTAAAACATCTACGGGATAAAATTCAGGACCTAAAAACAGGCATCGAGCAGCGCAACAAAGAAATCCAACAGGAAGAACTGTTTTTTGATGCCATGCTCACAGCCCTGGACACGTTCCAACCCCCTCCGAAAACGGCATTTCCAATGGAGATCTTTCCGCACCGTAAAACCGAAGTTATGCTCGACCACCTGGCGTCCATAACCACCAGGTTAACCGAGGACGCCACCGAAGCCCTCAACAATTACCTGGAGACCCCGCCCGACCAAGGAACGCACATTACCAACATTCCAAACTTTTCATCCATCGTGGCAAATATCATATCCACGTTAAAAATCCTAACGTACGCAGAAAACGACATGCAATTAAACGTAACGCCCATGGCAACGTACAGGCGTCAGCTGTTGTACCTCGGAGGCGAGTTAGCAACCATCTTTAATTTAGAGTGGCCATACGAAACCGTGCCACCGGTTCAAGAACTGCCCCTCGTGGCGCGGGCGAAAGCAAAAATGGAATCGGTAACAAAAATGGAAAAGAACCAACAGGCTCTCGACCAAATACTGGGAGACGCCGAAACGTTACTTGACACAATAACCGCAACATCCGGAGATGAGAACCCGGTCCGCGCCATGTCCATACCGATACTGGAGACCTACATTACAAACGCAGGCGCCCTGATAGGCAGTTCTCGAAACCAGCGGTTCGAAAAACTCAAGGCCGCCATCCACGACCTGGCATCATCGGAGTCGTTCATAATAATGCTGCTAAACAACACGCGGCTCGATAACATATCAGACAATCTGGCCAAGATCGACGGCATCCTGACCAACAACACACGTTTTCTTTCAAACGCCACTGTTAGCAAAACGCTCCAAACGCTGGGAGGCAGCCTAATACGCGAATGCGTAGAAGCGCTAAATAAAAGGAGCCCCTCTTCCCTCAACAACGCGCGTCTCCTCGCGGTTCAAACCATACTGGGGCACGCGTCCGTTCCAGATCACGAGACGCTGACGCGAATCGTTTCCGGCGTCGCCAGCGCACAAAAGGAATCCGCTGGCGATGATCCAGATAGGTGGACGCGAGTAACCGGTCACCTAAACGAGCTGAAGCTCGTAACTACCCAATCGCGTGTCGACAAAGCCACCAGGCGCAAACTGTTAATGATAATAACCCGTGACCTCAAGGAGGCGGAGGTGTCTCAGGAAACGGTCCTGGAAACACGGTGGCAAGAAAACGTGCTAAAGTTTCAACCGTCGACGTCCAAAGAAATCGAAGACTTTTTACAGTCGGCACCGTCAGCAAAGGCCCGAAAATTCGCAGAAAAACACCTACGGACGCTGATCACCCAATTCAACGGCCACGAGCGACCGCCGTCCGAGGCCACCGCCGTTCCCATGGACTACACGCCGACGCCCATACCCACGCCACAGGCCGTTTCTACGGCTACCGCGGAAAAGGGAAAGGCCGCATGGAATAAAATTCAACAGGCCTTTCAGGATTTCAACTTTCACCTCATCGACGCTTCGGATTGGCAAGAGATGGCATCAGAATACTCCAGACACGGCTCGTCCCTTCCTGGTACGGTTGGACCAAAGCTGGTGCGCTTCATGGAGAGCATCTCAAACACCCTGGACGACATCCTCACGCAGAAGCTGGCATCTCTGCTTCCAAACGGGCCCGCGTTCAGACCCCCAGCGTTTGACTGGATCGCGCCCTATCAAACACGCGTAAACGCGTTTCTAAAAACCATAGGCCTGCCCATGGTGCGCAACCTGGCGGACAAGATCCATCACCAATGCCAAACTGTCAGTCACGCGGTGCAATCCGCAGACCTTCAACAGGCCACGGTGGGAACAAGTTTAGAACGACCCGCGGCCGAATACTGTCGAATACTCTCTGACATGCAAGTCGCGTTCAACGACCACGGAATCGCCGTAAGATCGGAGGCCGCGGCGTACACGGACGCAATCAACTCGCCGGCCAACGTCGTGACTCCCCCGAAACCCAACCTAGAAGCCCCCAAGAAGCTAATAACGGCAACTGACGCCCTAACCGTCGAGGACTTTCCAGATTTCCTAAAAACGTCAATCCTTCAACAGGAGCAGCGACTCATTGCGCTCCAGAGAGCGGAATTTCAGCAACTAGAGGCCAGCATCTCGGCGGCCGAACGGCTCCGCCAATCCACCCGTGACGAGATCGCAGGCAAGATGGCAACCGCTATCACGCAACTCTTACCCCGCGCCCCCGTCGCAATATCATCGAGACCGTTGAACTTATCAAAACCTATAGACTTTTTGAGTTCAACGGTATACGACAAAATCCTGGACAAGGAGCCTTACGAGACAGCCATAGCGGGATTCGCGTGGCTGGAAATCGCGACAAAATCCGTAATGGTCTACAGTCAACAAAACGAAACGCAACAGTTAAACGTACTGCTGAGCGAGGTAGAAAAACAGAGCACCGTCGCGCAGCGTCTACACGATTTGGAACTGTCGGCGAAAAACACGGACGACGTAAAGGTGCTGAAGCAGGCGCTAGACGAACTCGCGCCCCTCAGGGTAAAGGGCGGAAAAACCACCGTAGACGCGTGGAAACAAAAACTGGAAAGCATAGAATCCCTGCTTCGCGCCACGAGGACGGCAGGCGAAATATCATCGGAGCTTGAACGCATCGGCACACAGGCGGTTGGCACCATCACCGTCCGCGATTTAGGAACGCTCTCCGATCAATGCCGGGAAGCCGCAAATTTCCTCAGACAGGCCAGTCTACCCGAAGGCTTCTCGGACATAGGCACAAAACTCAGCGAGCTTCAGGCGTACATTAAGTACAAAAAACAGTTTCTGGAGCATTTTGAAACAACCCAGCCTAACGTCTTTCAACGCTTCCCGCTATCCCAAAACATAACCGAAAACGTTCCGGCGCGCCCGGCGATGGACTCGGTGGCCAGACTGACCAATCACCTTCACGTGCGCGGCAGCGCGCCCCACTTTACAACGTGGATAGAAACGCTACCGACCGTCGATCCGGAAAAACCAACTCACGTCCCGGCGCACGGAGGAGCCCCTCTGCACCGCCAGATCACGTACTCAAACGTCCTAGAGGCGTTGTTTTCATTATGTTCCACCACGCTAACCCCGGTTCCGACGGCCCCCGGTCTGGAAATCGCAACCAGGGCACGCCGCGGGGCAGAGGCCGCAACGTGGATGGACAGACAGTGGCCCGACATCGCTCAGACGCTCCAAGACGTTCTCGACACGTACGAACACACCACCGCCCACGCAAACCGGGACGCGGCATTTAACACATTCTTGGCGATGTGCGTTTTTACGCAAATCATCAGGGGCGCTAGCAGAGCCGTGACGCTCCCGAAGTTACCGAGCACCGCCGTCGATTTTCCAGAAGAGATCGTTCTAACACCCAGGGAATGCACAACACTGGTCACCGCCATGTGGCCCACCCTGGCGGCCGCAATCTTACGATTAAAATCCTACTCGGAAGCCCTAGGACTAATGAGTCGTTTCCTCCCGCTAATGTTCCAGGCGCTGCCGCACCTAACGCTAGAGGCCCAGGTCAAAAACGGCCCACATAACACCCCGCCTCAGTTGAGATGCTTTGCCAAAACAGAGGCAATTCCGTATTTCCCGGCGCAATGGCAGTCAGCGAACCTAGAGCAGAGCCTGTGGGGACAGACGGACTTTTTGCAAATCTGCGATAACAATCAACGCAAGGCCAGGGTGGCGGCCGTCACCTGGGCGCTCACGACGATAGACGGCGTGGTTTTGGACCAACTGTGGTCCACATTTAAACCCATGACAGCCGCGTCAGACGACACGTACGTCGACCTAGTCGAGACCCTACACCTGACCACCTTTGGCCCGCGCGGTCCAACGCCGAGGCGAGAAACGACCACCGAGCACCCGCCGTACGAGTACGGACAGCCCACGGGCTACTGCATCTCGGGTCAATCGACGACGCCGGTCCAGGCTTCAAACACACCGGTATCCGCTTTCGAGGCGGTGCTCGGAGCAATGGTGTTTCACGTACCGATCAGAATATTTTTGGCGGCCACGCCCAAGCGCCTTGGCCAGGCGCGCGGCGGCATGGGGCTCCTCACACCCATCCTGGAATGCGTCCCCGACGTCGAGCCCTTCAAAAGCCTGTATAACGCACCCCGCAAACCCGTGCCCATTGAAACGCTACCCGCATCCCTCCACCCGCACGACGAGCGACAGGTCTTTCTGAGACAGGCACAGTGGCTATCCTACCGATTCACACCACACGAAGCCGCCCGGTCGTCGACTCCGCCGCTTCTGGTGGTCATAGACCCTGAAAACCTCGTAACGGCAACGTACTCCAGTGGCGGGCCTGCAAATTTCGAGAGCAGGCCGTTTTACGTGATGCCCGGACCATACCCCCCAGACTGGCCAAAAACGCTGTCGGTAACATCAAACACGTCCGTGACGCACCTCAGCCACGACGAGATATGTAACCTCTTTACTACGCTATCCCGAGAACACGGGACCGTGCAAGGCAGGGATATCTTCGCAGCGGCTCCGACAAACGTCACACCGGAACAAACCGCCAATCCTCCGGCATGGGAAACGGATAACCGATTAATAACGCAAACAGAAACCGCCAAAAAACCTCATATAATTCCTGCGTCTCCTAAAGCGCGGACAGATCCACCGGTGGAAACCACGACCCACCATTCACAAGGGCAAGCGTCGCAACACGCAAACAGCAACGTAAACCAGCCCGGTCAAATTACTTCACACGCGTCACGTAACACACCGTCAACCGCACCTCAGGCCTCATCTTCACCGGAAAAATTCAACACGCAAACGGTGCCTCGACTAATATCTCAAACGTCGGAAACGGCCCATATAAACCAGCCAGCCTCCGGCCAGGTCACCGAACCAAAGGGAATCTTTGGGACGTATAAACCCCGAGTGCTCACCGAACCCGCCAAACCCGCAAACGCCGGCGTAGCCTCTCGCCAACCAGAGGCAACCACCACGGTCCCCAAGTTACCGATTAATCCACCCACCGCTAGGGTCTTTATAGGGACCGCGTCCAAACTCTCGCCAGCCGTCGAAGAGAGCCACGGCGCCACACCCGACGCACATCAGTCGAAGATAGATCGGGAAAAATACGCCGAGAGTCGGCCTCGCCGCACCCCACACCTCGAAGAGGGGCCACGGGAGCCTCACGTCAACACTCCAACCAGCGCACACATAAACGTCCCCTCTAGCCAAGGTCAAAAAACAGTACACGGGCGCGAAAATCCCGGCCTTCAAACAGCAACTCCCAGCGCCCCCCAACCAACCGCATCAAACCCGCGCATTCAATACACGCTCCCCAGAACGGACGGCCGGTTGCTTCACGACGAATCGGAGGTGGAATCGACCCCAACCGAGGAGGTAAAACGATCGCCAAAAACACAAGATGTGTCTCACGGGCCCGAACCGGACGACTCCAGGTGGACCGCCCCGCTCGGTCCAACCATAGAGATTCATCGACTGGAACACCCCCAAATTCTCAAAAATATAACATCACTCACCGTCCCCACTCCCAGAGTCACCCCAATCCCTCCCACTAACATCTGGATACCCCTATCCCACGTCAACATCCAACACGAAGAAATCACACGAGCCAAGAATGTGTTAATGCGATTTATTCAAAACGTACGAAGAAAACTTCAAGCGTCGTCTGACGCTCTATCCGAGGCTATTGCCAGAATAAAGTTTTTATATCTGTAACGCGCCCATCTCACTTGCTTTTTTTATTTTGAGACGAGCGTCTTGTGTCCAGAGTAGTTGCGTCGCTAGGTGATAACGAAGTGGACCCTATGCCAGAAGACGCCACGCTCCCGGGTCCGCCGCCACCGGGCGCGGGGCCCATCGAGCCTATCAATGAATGGGGCCCGCTGGAGATCGTAGTAAAGCTATTTGACCCGAGGGTGGAGGCCACCGGGGCAACGCTCGGGGCGGCCGAGCCGGACCCGGACAAAACGCCCGAGATACTAGAACTAGCGTCCTTTTTGCCGCGAAGGCCCCGGAGGTGGTCTTTGCGCAGAATTCCATTCTTCTTTTGCATATACATGTCGTAATGATGTTTGGCCGTTAAAAACACCAGATAATTACGTTTCGCGATGGCATACTGGGCGGGAGACATGTCACCCTGGGGAAGGTTGTTCATCTCGGCAACCAGCGGGTGATTTGGGTAATCGTGCTCAAGGCGTCCCTGAACGATTGGCTCCTTAACCCGCAAGGACGACATCTCTTTTAACTTCTATTACACTTTCCACAGGACAGGGACGATATAGACGAGGTCAAATAAAACAGCTCGGCCACACGCAAATGCTTTAATAGGCCGGTCGCGCAGTCCGGCGACGCCAAACAGGGCACGACGACGCTAACCAGGGAGTTCGCGTCTCGTATGGCATGTGCCGCGTTGTTGGCGAGCACGCACCGTAAATAGGGATCTCCAACACACGTGATCTCGAATAGAGATATAACCCGCATGTGCGATCCGCCACAATAAGAGCAATATACGCGCCCGGTGGTAGCACAGATCGAAAGCTGCTTCTCTTTTTGGTCGCGACTGAAAAACACGTTGGTGGGTGGGAAATTTACGGTTTCAAATTTACCCCGTCCGAAATTCAAACAGTAACCGCACTCGAGGCACACCACCACCCTCGGAGCTGGCACGGTCTTCTCCAGTACGCTCCTGGCCACCACCTGGGACCAAACAGGTAGAGAGATACACGGAAACAGTACGTTATACGCCAATACTTTTTGACCCAGGTCGCGGGATATCTCCGTCTCGGTCGACTCCCCTATGGGCAACACAACACGGGACATGCTCAGCAGGGCCCTAAACGTCAGGCTCCTCAGAAGGGCGTTAAACGGGTTGCCGCACGGGACGGTCGGCGCCAGTTCTCGCAGCGAGGCCAGAAGTCCCGCGTCCGAAGGGCCCGGGACACTCTCATTCAGGTTAGCTCCCAGACGTCTGGAAATGGACGGAACGTTCAACTGCATCGAGACACAACCGCCCCCGTTCCATTTCTTCCGCAAAACGGGCAGATCCAACGCGTGCTGTGGCAAACAGGTAACCAGGGGAAACCGCTGGCGACAGTTAAGGGTTTTGCACACGAGACAACACGCCCTCTGAAACGACACAACAAGATACCTGGACCACGCGCTCCTGGGAACGGCCGTTAAACTTAAACCTTCGTCGCTGGGACAGCCCACGCCGGTGCAGATACACCTCAGCACCCACGCGTACGCCTCTAACAACGACCGGCCGATATCGTGCAGCCGCGATCTCACGTCGCCGTTTTTAGGTGGGTTATCCGGCCTCCAGCCGGTAGCAATCTCGTTCAGGGCGGTCTGAAAGGATGGGGCAGAAATTAACGTGCAAGCCCATTTTGGGGGTCGTCCGTCCCAGGCACCGAGCCCGTACGTCACAAAACACACGTAGCATTCGGGGCATAGTCCGATTGAGCGTATAGAGGCCGCGAGATCTAAGCCCAGCCGAGAACCATCCAGCCAACGATGGGCAGGATAAGAACCGCGCCCATGACAGGCAGCTTCGTCTTCAGCCAGGTTAGGCAAGCGGCCCGAGGCCATCCCCCAATTGTACCGATTGAATTGGTTAATTGGTCATCGCCGCACGCTCTCCGCGCCCAATATCCTTCAACTCCGACCCCGAAGGGCGGGCCACGGAGCCCGTTCGCCTCAACGCACCGAGGCCGTCGGAGTGACCCGTCAGGGCAAAAACCGTTCTAAGAAGGGTTTTTAACCGTTTAGCGCTCTTTGGAGTCACGACCAAAAACTGTAAAACCTGTCGGTGCTCCGTAAAGTAGGTGCGGCATATGACCATGGAGCTGTAAACGTTTAGGTCTCCGGAGAAAACCAGACGTGCCTTAAATTTCATAAAATCGTCCTGGCCCAGGGACACGGACGAGTTCCTCTCAAGATACACGTCCGAATTTATAGGCAGGTTTTTTCCAAACTGGGCATCGGCGTCACGTGGCTTACACAAAAAACATTTCAGCGTGGTGGCCAAACCGTTGTTGATAATTACAAAACACGGGGCAAACGGGTAGGCCAGTCTCTCTAGTTTGTGGAGCCAAAACTTATACACAAACTCGAGATGATAGACGCAGCCGTGCTGCAGGCGCACGGTGCACACGGGGACCGCCCCGCCTTTAGCGTATACGGGAGCCCCGTCCTGACACCTCTCCAAGTCCAGGGAGATTCCAGAGGGTCCCAGGTAAGAGACAACTAAATCGCACAGCTCGTCAACTAAACGTTTTCCGGAACTCATCGTTATAAAGATCCTTTAGGTGCTGTGCGTGGCTCCCGTAAAAACCGCGTCCGTGCTAACGATTTTGTGAATGACCTGTTTTACGGCGTTTACCTTGGCGTCCAGGACCATGCAGTGCTCACAGTGAGCTGACCGCGTCTGAGCACGATGACAGAGGAAAGTTTTTAAATACTGACAGTAGTTAATGGCGTTGAGCCTGGAATATATGGTGGGAAACATAATTTTCATGTCATCGGGCAGCAGGGACTCGAACGCCAATAAATCGTCACCGAACATCACGTGAGACAGAGGTAAAAGATGCTCACCGCCGGTACCGCGTAACACGCGACCAGCCACCCCTTCAAATATTTTAGCCTTAAAAAGCGGGCCCCCTAAAGTCGTCCAACTCAGCTTAAAAACTCCTACCCATTATGTTCGTCCCGTGGCAACTGGAGACCCTCATGAGACACTGGCCCTCTCTGCGGGGACTCGTAGAACAATCCTTCCTCCCCGGTACCCCGGACGGAGCTTTTAACAGCCCGGTATTAATCCACACTCAGGACTCTCTACAACCCGCCTCATCGTGCAGGGTGTGTAGCCTCCTGTTCACTCTGGTCCGGACATTCCCACCCCCCGACTCTTTCTTCGAAGACTACGGCTGGTTGTGCCTCACCTGCCTATACGCCCCCCGATCATGGACGGCTACCCTCATGGTGGCTGCCGACCTTTTGGAACTAACGCACGTGTACTTCCCGCAATGCGTGAAAGATGGGCCAGTATACACCGCCCAAAGCATCCTCGGAATCGACGTCCAGCTGCACTTCTTCGCAACCCGCTGCTTCCGACCCATCGACAGAGAACAAATACTCCACACATCTCATTTAAATTTTTTACAAACCGAGTTTATTAGGGGCATGTTAGAAGGCACGATTCCGGGATCGTTCTGTTTTAAAACGTCCTGGCCGCGCACAGAAAAGGACGACCAACAACCTACCGTTGCGTGTTGTTCCGTTGGCCGCGGAAGTCACACCAACCGGGATAACCGCCTACCCGAGGACCTGGAAGAGGCGTTCAACTCCACGAACGCCGAGGAAAAGCCCAGCCTCCTCGGCGTCTTTTCGGCAACGTGGGCAGAATCCCAGCTTCTTGGCTCCGACACACAACAGGCAGATACCCATTTACAACCCTCCGCCTTCCCAACCCCAGAAGATGCTGACCAATCACAGGGCCCCTGCCTGATGCACCCAACGCTCAACCTAAAAACAAAAAACCACACCGCATCCATATGCGTTCTATGCGAGTGTCTGGCCGCACACCCGGACGCCGGTCCGGTTCTGAAAGATCTGCGTCGCGACATTCTGGAAAACATGGAAAACAACGTTAAGCTCGTCAATCGCATATCGTACATCCTAAACGATCCGGACTCACTGTCACACGTGCGCGACGAACATCTGCGCGGCCTAATTAAACGGTGCTCGGCACAAGAAATCCACAAGCATTTTTTTTGCGACCCGGTGTGCGTCCTGAACACGTACTCGCACTGTCCCGCGGTTTTATTTAAATGCCCACCTCCCGAAAAGTATAAGAAGCTCAAAGCTCGTCTGGCAACCGGAGAGTTCCTAGACTGCAACAGAATATTTGACTGCGAGACCTTACAGACCCTGGCCGTCCTCTTTAAGGGGTCTCAACTGGCCAAAATCGGCAAAACCACGTCGCTCGAGATAATCCGTGAACTCGGATTTCAACTGCGTCGACACAACATTCAAATCACCCACCCGTTTCAAACCTCCAACCTATACATTTAATCTTCAGAAGCGCACCAGACAATGCCAAAACAGCCCAGAAGTCGATTGGCGTCTCGAGCGCCGTACGCACCTAGCGTCAGGCGACCGGACGGGCCCCAGTCCACGCGACCGGCATCCAGGCACGGCAGCTGCAAAAGCGAAATCATGCAGTGGAAAAAGTTAGTTTCAGACACGCAGTTTTTTTCTGCCCTAACGCGCCGCCACGAGCTGGGGGTGGACTTTTTAAGAGAAATGGGGACCCCGATATGCACCTCAAAGTCCGTTATGTTGCCGTTAAACCTAAAAACCATCGCCCCGGGTCGGTGCGTCTCTCTCTCATCATTCGGACACTCGTCAAACATGGGGTTCAACTGTTCGTCGTGCACGCCAACTGACAGGTCAGCGGTGTCTCTGGACGCAAACGCGCTCGGCGAAGATTCCGCCAGGAAAAACAGCGAGCTGTGTTCAGTGGCGTTAACCTTTTACCACCACGCCGAAAAGGTCGTGCAGCACAAGGGCTTTTACCTGTCTCTGCTCAGCCACTCCATGGAAGTCGTTAGGAAAAGCTTCACGCAACCCGGGTTGCTCTACGCCCACCTAGTCCTAAAAACCTTTGGCCACGATCCTTTACCTATTTTTACAGTCGATGCCGATGAGAGACTCGCACTCTGGGCGGTGTTCCACACTAGAGACCTACACCTGGGGGAAACCAGTCTGCGACTCATTATGGACAACCTTCCAAATTATGACATAACGGTGGACTGCATCAAGCAAACGTACATAATGAAGTTTACACCCTCGCGACCGGACAACGCAACCGTGACGGTTCCTGTCAACAGCATTTGCGAGGCCGTGGCCACCCTAGACTGCACCGACGAGTTTCGAGAAGAAATTCAAAGGGGCACGGCCATCATAAACTCCCAGGGGCTATTGTAACCTTTCCCTAGACGGAAACAGATGTAATTCACCTATTCAAATGTTAAGTTTTTGTTTTGAACATATCACCAATAAAAACAACTTATGTTTACACAAATTGAAGAGCGTTTCAATTTTACCATAAACATAGCAAAAACCACGGTAACTAAAACTCAATAGCGATATTCGGATGGGATCCCTAGAGAGCAATCGACGTGCGCCGGTATTAATTGACGGGAACGCACGTTAACTGCTCTCCACGAATCGCAAACTCCGCGTTTTTAGGACCATTCGACGCCGTTAATAATTGGCAGTAAACTGCGAAAGGGCGTACATCGCAGTAGTGATTTTACGATGTGCACACCTTTCCGCGGTTCACCGCCAACAACAAAAGCGGGTCACCAGGCACCTAAATCGCCCGGGCCTTTTATGCCAAAGTACAAAAGGGACCGGCGTTCTACGTTCACGAACAACACTGTTGATCGCAAATACAATAGTGTTGTTGGTGACCGCAAACTGCCAAATCCTAAAATGCATGGACATAGTCCTCAAAATCTAGAACGAACTTCCAAAAACATGCGGCAATAAACAACCCCTTGCAGTTAATGCACATCGTAACGAGACGGAATCCAAAGAACACGCCCGATCTTAAGACCACGGGCACGTGTCTTTGGGTTCCGGGGGCGTTACGATGGAAGTTCATCACCAAGTATCCCATCAACCTGTTACAAAAGCGTAAAGATAATCGGTTTACAATAAACAATAAAAAATAGTGGACGAAGTTACATTCCGACATACAAGCGGACCCAAAAAAACACCCCAACGCAAAACAACTGGAGACTGTGTCTTTGGGTCCCTTCCACGTCGCAATGAGATTTCTGGTGACCGTGTGCTGCTTAACGCGTTACAGTTGTGTTTTATGGCTACGTAAACACACCAATCTAGAATGCTAACACGTGCACCGCGCTTAGGCGCGTTTGTGCAACTAACTGCTGTCAGGTTACTACTCTTATTTTTAACAAGTAGCATACCAACTGCAATTAATTGCACTAAACCCAGTTTAGTCTTTTTAGTCGAGTCGGCCCATAGTCTTCATGGAGAACCATCATTCATCTCCGTCAACGGCGTCGGTGTTACCGTTGTTATTGCGGGCAAAACAGGCTCGGGGGAAAAAAGAGCAACATATCGTCAGTTTAAAACAACTCAAGTTCTAAAATCTCACCCACTCGTAAACAAAAAACATCGCAGTTAAGGTGTATGTACCGAACATAACAACACAAGTTTTTTAAAACACAGCTGCGGTAAGTAACCCCCATTGCCACGCGTGTCGCGTGCTAAGTGTTTTTAAAATTACATTGTGCGTTTTACACACCGAGCAGTAATCTCAGGAGGGCGGTTAACGAGCGATATACATATTCCCTAAACACGGGAACGCGCGCTGACCGCCCTCCCCAAATCACAACACGGGACTACAAAGCCTAGTGTTAATATAATCAAATTAAAAAACCACAGAAACCTTTAGTCGTGCGCAAACACTAGCAAAGGTACCTAGAGCTTTCCCCTATACTTCAAAAAACAGCGGTGGGTTATTTGACCACACGTTAAGTAAACACCCGTAAGAATTATTCCCGTTTATCAAAATGGAAAAATTAAGGCTTTGCGTTAAAATCTGCTAACGCAAAGGGCACTTAATTTTTCCAGTTTGGACTCGGAACTTTACCGCTAACGTTAAAATTTAATAATGCAAAAGGCACATAATTTTTTTTGTGTAACCTCAAAACTCTACAGCTAAAGTTAATAACGGCGACTTTGGGCAGCGAATCAGTGTCTGTCGCAAACCCTGTTAAATTTAAACACAACAGGGAGCGCGACTAAACACGGACTAACTGCTCATCGGGCCCTGTTGAAGAAGTTGGTGTTGCAATGCATTAGGGAATCTAAAAACGAAATCCTGCTCGGTAACACGGAAATTGTCTTTAGTTCCCTACAGCATCACAACAATTGTAAACCATAAACGTACGCGCGTGGGGTTGGTGTGGTGTGAAATGCTTGGTGCAACTGTTACATGGGCGGATTGTAAATGTGGTGCTTGGTGCAACGGTGGTGGGGTGCAAGTCCCCCGGTGGGGTGCAAGTCCCCCGGTGGGGTGCAGGTCCCCCGGTGGGGTGCAGGTCCCCCGGTGGGGTGCAAGTCCCCCGGTGGGGTGCAAGTCCCCCGGTGGGGTGCAAGTCCCCCGGTGGGGTGCAAGTCCCCCGGTGGGGTGCAAGTCCCCCGGTGGGGTGCAAGTCCCCCGGTGGGGTGCAAGTCCCCCGGTGGGGTGCAAGTCCCCCGGTGGGGTGCACGTCCCCCGGTGGGGTGCAAGTCCCCCGGTGGGGTGCAAGTCCCCCGGTGGGGTGCAAGTCCCCCGGTGGGGTGCAAGTCCCCCGGTGGGGTTCAAGTCCCCCGGTGGGGTGCAAGTCCCCCGGTGGGGTGCAAGTCCCCCGGTGGGGTGCAGGTCCCCCGGTGGGAGCGGCTCGGCTCCGGGGTGGCTCCGGGTGGGGGCGGCTCGGCTCCGGGGTGGCTCCGGGTGGGGGCGGCTCGGCTCCGGGGTGGCTCCGGGTGGGGGCGGCTCGGCTCCGGGGTGGCTCCGGGTGGGGGCGGCTCGGCTCCGGGGTGGCTCCGGGTGGGGGCGGCTCGGCTCCGGGGTGGCTCCGGGTGGGGGCGGCTCGGCTCCGGGGTGGCTCCGGGTGGGGGCGGCTCGGCTCCGGGGTGGCTCCGGGTGGGGGCGGCTCGGCTCCGGGGTGGCTCCGGGTGGGGGCGGCTCGGCTCCGGGGTGGCTCCGGGTGGGGGCGGCTCGGCTCCGGGGTGGCTCCGGGTGGGGGCGGCTCGGCTCCGGGGTGGCTCCGGGTGGGGGCGGCTCGGCTCCGGGGTGGCTCCGGGTGGGGGCGGCTCGGCTCCGGGGTGGCTCCGGGTGGGGGCGGCTCGGCTCCGGGGTGGCTCCGGGTGGGGGCGGCTCGGCTCCGGGGTGGCTCCGGGTGGGGGCGGCTCGGCTCCGGGGTGGCTCCGGGTGGGGGCGGCTCGGCTCCGGGGTGGCTCCGGGTGGGGGCGGCTCGGCTCCGGGGTGGCTCCGGGTGGGGGCGGCTCGGCTCCGGGGTGGCTCCGGGTGGGGGCGGCTCGGCTCCGGGGTGGCTCCGGGTGGGGGCGGCTCGGCTCCGGGGTGGCTCCGGGTGGGGGCGGCTCGGCTCCGGGGTGGCTCCGGGTGGGGGCGGCTCGGCTCCGGGGTGGCTCCGGGTGGGGGCGGCTCGGCTCCGGGGTGGCTCCGGGTGGGGGCGGCTCGGCTCCGGGGTGGCTCCGGGTGGGGGCGGCTCGGCTCCGGGGTGGCTCCGGGTGGGGGCGGCTCGGCTCCGGGGTGGCTCCGGGTGGGGGCGGCTCGGCTCCGGGGTGGCTCCGGGTGGGGGCGGCTCGGCTCCGGGGTGGCTCCGGGTGGGGGCGGCTCGGCTCCGGGGTGGCTCCGGGTGGGGGCGGCTCGGCTCCGGGGTGGCTCCGGGTGGGGGCGGCCTAAAATCCTTACCGGTAAATTTAGCAGTAAATCCAACGCAGTAAATCCGCAAGCTAGCCGCACAGAGGTGCGACTGCCTGCCAAGGCTCCTGGCGCCTCTTTTATAGCGCTAAATGCCCTCCCCAAATGGTTACTATGGTTTAGTTATGCAACCATAATACCAATAAATGAATCACCAAGAATACGGCCAACGCGCCAGCGTCCAACCGCCCTCCAACCGTGCAGCGCCGTATATTCGAATTGCCTTCCGCACGAATACGGGGCGCAGCATGGTCGCGGGAGGCTGGCATTGCGCAATATTCCCAGCATTCCAACGGGCACGCAAGGGTCCAGGCTACCGGGGATTCCCCAAACATCATCCAGCGCATAGAGGTTGTGGCTGAGCTGCCTATCTGGGGATTCCCCAAACCCGAGACCCACTGAGATGCTATTCAGTGGGACTGCAGGCTGGGTCCTCCCAGGACAGGTGCCTGCGTGTGTGGTAAGGGAGTTCCCCTAATTAAAATATTATATTAATAAATAAACCAGGCTAAGCTGTAATTAATGAGGCACAGGCTGCCGACCTAGGTACCTGGGGAACCCCCTAACGGGATGTAATTAATTCAAACCTATATAAATTCCACCCTGTTAGGGGGATCCCCACGTGTACCTGAATTAATGCGGGATACAGGCTGTAGGTTTGGTAATGGGTACCAGGCTGGAGTGACTCATACCATGGGATTAAATACCAGGGATACAAGCTGTAGGTTCGGTAACGGGTACCAGGCTGGAGTGACTCATACCATGGGATTAAATACCAGGGATACAGGCTGTAGGTTCGGTAATGGGTACCAGGCTGGAGTGACTCATACCATGGGATTAAATACCAGGGATACAGGCTGTAGGTTCGGTAATGGGTACCAGGCTGGAGTGACTCATACCATGGGATTAAATACCAGGGATACAGGCTGTAGGTTCGGTAATTTAAACCTATATAAATTTTACCCTGTTGGGGGAATCCCCGTTTGTACCTGAATTAATATAGGAATACAGGCTGTAGAATCGGTAATGGAAACCAGGCTGTAGGACTAGGCTGGAGTGACTCATACCATGGAATTCAATTAACAAGGAAAATATAATAGAATATATATATATATAGGGAACTTGTAAACAAAACCCAACTCGCGGATTGGCTGCCTGTTTGGGCCAACCAGCAGCGAGAATTCCCTGATTGACAGGCGGACTGGCCAATGGTTTGCGAGCATTTTTGATTGACAGAACGGCCGGCCAATCGCAACCGAGAACTCGGCAGCGAAGCAAAAGACAGACGGCCGCGGCGACCAATGGCCGCCGCGGGTTAGTTTGATTGACGGCTTGGCCGGCCAATGGGAAACGTCCCTGCCGGCGGCCCCTAATCCCCCTGGCTTAAGGGATTACGGCCGTAAACATCGCTGGCGCGGTGCCACCGCCGCCGAACCCCCGCGCCCGGTTCGGCGTGACCTCGCCGCGACCCCGCCGCCCTCATGCGCACCATGGGTGCGATGGGCACCGGCGGCAACATTATTCGCTGACCGCCGGACGACCCCGGCGCCAAAGAGCGGCCGATGGGTACGCGCGGCGACCATCGAAACATTTTTCAATAACCCCAGTCTGACCCCGCGGCCCAAATCTGGGGCCCATGGTGGCGCGCGGCCCCCACCGTCCCCATTTCCCACGGTTTGCTCATGGGCACCGACGGTGCCCGTGGTGATATGTTTCAGTGACCCTCGGATGACCCGGGCGACGTTTTGCGCACCATGGTCCCGAATTCCCCCATGAGTACATGTTTCGGTGACCCGCCGGCGACCCCGGGCGGCAAAAGCCGCCCCATGGGCACCGGACGGCACCATGTGCACATCTTTCAGTGACCCGCGGGCGACCCCGGCGGCGGCACCGCGGGCGCTGGGGGTGATATGTTCTGATGACCGCCGCCTTACGTTTGCAGCGGTGTCAGCGGAACATATTCTCCCCGGCTCCCGAGCCCGGGGCCCGCGGACCCGAGTTGGGTTATTAAAGTTACGTTAGGGATTAATTTTAATCCACTACCCCCCTTAATGTGCGGCTCGGCCTGCGGCGACGCTGACGCCGGCGGGTTCGACCCATTGACCGCATCCTCGGTGGCCGGGCAGAGGCCGGCCGGCCAAAGGTGCGATCGCGGGGTCTGACCCACCCGTGGGAGAAACCCCTCCGTTCCGTTGTCTTCTGCCTGCGGTCCCTGGCCCCCTGGCCCACCGGGGATGTCTTGTGAGCACTTTCCCCGGTGAGAATAGACAGGAGAGTGCCCGCAAGACATCGACGGGGTTGCCGGTCGGTGAACGGGAGGCGCGCCGCTTGCGTGCGTGAGGTGTCGCCGGTGGGCCGTATGACCCCCGCAACGCGAGGGGCCGCTGGCGCGGAAATTTCCCCAGAACCGGCCGCGCCGCTTGGCGGCGCGGCTTCCTCCCCCAACGACCCCTAATTTGGTTTTTAAGTTGTTATTTAAAGCTCCGCTGTGTTTGTGGCACGCGCTTAAGCGTTGCCACCTGTTGCGGAGATCCCCCGTGCGCATCGCCGCCCTCCTCGCCTCGGTGCACGCTGCCGAGCGTGCCACCTGTTTGGTTGTGTCATCCCATGTGCGCATCCCCCCATCTTATTTCCCCGACCAGGCAACATAAACGTCACGTCGTTTGTAAGAAATAATTGCTTTTTTTATTTTCGTTAACCCCGCAACCGCGATACAGTCTCTCGCCTTTCACCCGTTGTTTTGTTACCAGCCCCTCTTGGCGGCCGGCACCGGCGTTAACCGGGTGCGTTGGCGGCCACGACCTTGGCCACGTCGCGCCTGGAGACGGCCTGCAGCAGGTCACTTAAAACCATGTAGTTTGAGGGGCTGACCAGGGCCGCCTTTTCCATTTGCGAGAGCCACCGAAAAAAGGTGGGTGACTGGTTGCGCCTGCGACCAAGCTGGTCGCCCGTTAGAAAAACTAAATTTTTCACGTCCCTTTCTGAGAGCTGGCGGTCAATGGAGAGCATCAGGTGTTTGTATGGACTAAAGTAACTGGGGCTGGACCGGAGCCTCTCGATAATAAATCCCACGTCTAGTAAAAAAAAGGTGGAGACCAGGTCCAATCGCCCAACGAGAAACACGGCCTCCAGCAACACCGGGAGGGGAATACCGGGTTCTCCAGTTGAGGGGCACAGCCCGTTTGCAAACCCCTCGGGCGTATCGTCGGACGCCGGCCGGTCAAAAAGCCACAGCACGGCCTCTCTGTCGTCTGCCTCTAGGTGGCGACCGAAGTCCACTAACCGCTTATGCGGGAACATGGGTCCGGTGCGGCGCTCGCCGACACCCTCTTCTACCTACACTAGAGCGTTTGATAAATCACGACGAACCGCGGGCGTTACTTAAAATGTGGTCTTCGTCAAATTCCCGCAAGGTGGTGGCAACCGACTCGGCGGCGGCCGCGAGGGTTGCGGCCGAAACGCCGACGGCCTCCGCCAATCTGGCCGGAGGCGGCGCAGCGGCACCGAGGCTAAACAGCGCGCAGGCGGCCGCCACCAGGGACGGGGGCAGACCGCCGGTGGCCGGGTTCACGATGGCTTTGTGAACAGACTCCACCACCTGGCTGTGAAGGGCAAAGAGCTGCTCTTTTGTAAAGCCGCTTTTAAACAGGGTGGGCCCGATGGCGTCCGTTGGTAAGACGGCCTCTAGTTTCCACCTTAAAGCCTTAAGGATTGATTTTTCCTGTTTCAGTAAATCCGCCACGGAAAAATCCTCCGCCGCGCAAAAGCATAAAAAGGCGGCCTTGAAAGGATTCAGGTCTCTAATCTTGCCGGCTAAAAATAGACAGGCGGCCCCCAGCCTCTGAAACCGCCGACGGGGGATGCTGCGACACTCTAGATAGCGATCCAGAATACTAACGGCCAGTGGGAAAACGCTAGCATCCGCCTGGTGGGCCCTGGCAACAGACCGCATCCACGTCCCCAAGATAACTCGCATGCCCACCGTCACCTCCGTTTGTATCGTCCCATAGCAGGCCGTGGATGTTACAAAGGACGCTTCGTGGGCCAGGAGGTTAGAGAGGGCCCGGTCCTGGTACAGGACGGGGTCAATGGTCCCGGTGGGCACTGGGCCAACAGAAGCCATTGTCAAGGCAAGGTAAAGAAAGCGATATAAGTCCTACCTGCGGCTCACGGAGGCTTAATACGAACGTCCGGCTTAACACACAATCTTCTTTGCGCTCTATGTCCGCTCCACACTGGTCCCATGTCTTCTGCAGTTCAGCCCTGCCTGTTCCCGGAAAGCGGCGGACTAGATGCAACGCGGAAGCGGCTGTTCATTTAAGGTGAGTCACAGGCGGGGCAATTTGCCAACCAGTGACGCGTTTCCTGCAGTCTGGGTTTTCACCTGGCAAGCGCCACTGGTTCTTGGCAGCCGGCCGGTGGGGATTTTTTTAGTGCTGAATTGGCAGTCCTCTGTCCATGCGCACTATGCTGGCCTGGAAGTGGGGGGCGGATGGGTGATGTCGTTCCCACCGGCGACGGGCCTTTTTGACGGCCTTGGCGGTTCCGCGGCTTTGACAGAACACCGTAATGCAAAAAGCCGGGATGACGGGACTGCCAGGTGCGTCCGGCAAAACGCGGACGCTGGATGCTCTAATGCCGGGAAACTGTAGGCACCTTGCCAGGCGATACAGTGAATAGGGGTCTGAGTTACAAAAGATGACTCCGTGACACCACGGGCCCGGCCGAGGGGGGTCGATCCTGGGTCCCAATACCTGACGATAAAATCTTCTCTGTGGGCGGTATTTTCTGGGTACCTCTTCCTCTGATGAGGGATACGGTATGGGAATGGGGTATCGCGGCGGGCGCGGGGGGCGCGGGGGGCGCGCCGGTTGCTGCTGCCGCTCCTCCCCCTCTTGCTCCTGTTGTCTTTCAGGAGCTTCGTCCTCGTGGGAGTTGTGACTCGTGCATCTGAGACGTAAACAAGGAACTCCTCCGGCACGCGTGGGTGGACCCCAACCCCCTACGGTGTACGAGTGGGATGTATGGCCAGGAAACGGGGGTCCTGGCCGAGACGGCCCGGTGGGGTGGTCTGTGTGGCTCACCGCCTGTTGCGTGTTAGGGGATGGGGCCTGTTGAGGCGTTGGCGATTGGGGTGGTCCCGGTGAGTCGGGCGGGGATTGCGGAGGGGGCGAGGACGTCGGCGTTGGCGATTGTGGCGGTCCAGGTGAGTCGGGAGGGGGCAAGGACGTCGGAGGCTCAGGCGGTTCAGGTGAGTCGTGGTGCGATGGTTGCAAAAACGACGAAGGCTGCTGATTGGGCGATGGATTATGCGACGACGGCGGTGCAGGTGAGTGGGGGCCGGGGTGTGACGGGGGTGATGGTGGGGGCGAATGCGATGCGGGGGATGCCGGGGACGACCCTGACGTGTTTTGAGGTGACAGGCCTGAAGCTAACACCGGCGCAGACCCGCTTGGCGACGGCGTTGGAGATCCCAACACGATGACGGACTCAGACCCTGACCCTGATGGCGACCCTTGGGATGACCCGTGCCTGGATTCGGTGGCCGTTTCGGTGTCCGATCCGTGCCCTTGTTCTGCAACCGCCCGCACTTGCGGCCCTGATGTTGTTGGAGCGGGGGGCGCGGGTGCGGCGGCTGGCGCGGCCGTGCCACGCCCCCTGCCGCGCCTCCCGGCCTGTTCTCTAGTGCCGCCGCGTCTTCCGCAATGTCCCCTGCAGGAACTTCGCAACCCGTGTCCCGATACTATGCCGGAACGATGTTGCCGGCTGCCCCACATGTTCGCGGTTTACTGCGTGTAAAAAACGGCAGATTAAGTAGATTGCCCTTTCCACGACCCGCAGCCACCTGAGCGCGCGCACGCAGAACCTATGTTTAGTGCGATTGCGATTATGTCCGCTAGGTGGCGGGCTATTTTGATCCTGCCGCGCACGCATTGACCGTTAGGTGGCGCAGAGCGCCGTTAACCGCAGCGAGCACCGCACGGCGGTTTTAGTTTCGTTACTATAACGTTTAGTTAAAATCCGTGGCCGATATTGGGTGGCAGTGTGTAAGTCACGCGCGCCGCGGCCCCCTTACCTTGTCGCCGGCGAACCGCGGAAAGTCTGTTCCGCCGCGCAGCGCGCGGCCGCTGCCGAAACCAACGCCGCTTGAATTTCGCGGGCGGCTGGGCTTGGTGTCAGTGATTCACACAGATGCGATGTGATTGGGCGTGGTGGTCAACGTCACTTGTTAACCCGTAAATCTGGAAATTCTTGTCCGCCGCGCCGGTGAGCCGCGGCCCTAAGCCTTATAGTGCTGTGCAGCGATCCTGAAACTCGAAAGCTGGCCATATAAACCCCAGTATGGCGTTGCGTGTCGGTGGCAACCTTTTTGAAAAAGATTTATTGCCGCCGGGTGTTAAGCACCAACACCGACCGTGCGTTTTCAATTATGTCGGGAGGAATTACATTAACGCTGCTGCTGGCGACGCTTGCCACGGTTCGGTGCGCTCTTCAAACGCACTATGCGGCGGTCCCCGTGCACTCTACCGCGTCCCTGGGGTGCGTGTTAACGACACCCCACGACGTTCTTATCGTTACCTGGCAAAAACAGGAATCGCCTAGTCCCGTTAACGTGGCCACATATAGTTCCGAAGCGGGCACGGTGGTTCAGCCCCCGTTCGCCGGTAGGGTTGACATTCCCGAACACAAGTTGACCAGAACGACCCTGAAGTTTTTTAATGCCACCCTGGAGGACGAGGGGTGCTACCTGTGTATCTTTAACGCGTTTGGAGTGGGAAAGCTGTCGGGAACCGCCTGCTTGACGGTTTACGTCCCCCTGTCCATGTCCGTCACGTTTTACCCCCCGATTAACCCGACGCAGCTCGTCTGTCGGGCCGAGGCCAGTCCCGCACCGTCGGTCAACTGGACCGGCGTGCCGCCCGAGCTGTGCAGCGAACCTGAAGTGTTTCCCCGGCCCAACGGAACAACCCTGGTTGTGGGTCGCTGCAACGTAACGTCGGTGGACCCCGAAGACCTTGAGAACGCCACGTGCCTGGTCACTCATATAGGCGGTTTGGCCGCGGCGCGGCCCCTGGACCCCGTGTTTTCGGATCCCCTGGAAGGGACGAGCCACTACGTGGTGGGTGTGGTGGCAGCGGCCGCCGTTTTAGGCATTTTTTTAACGGGTGTTTTTTTGTATAGGTCTATGTGAGCGCGCGTGTCCCCCGTGTCTAGTGTTTTGTTCCCCAGTGAGTGTCTCCATGACAAATACAAATTTGAGGCTGGCTTTTTAGGGTGGTTTCTTGTGCGACGCTTCCTGTGTAACTGCATACACCGGGGTGTCGCCAGGAAACCGCGTCTCCCCTTTATGTCCGCTCGCCCTCCCAGAGCGAAAGTGAGAATGGTTCCTGGGGCGTTTTGGCGTTGAGAGAGTCGGGCGATGTTGCCGTAGCGGCGTCTGCAAAGGCTCACCCGCTTCTGTTTTTTTTCTTTTTGTCAGACAACAACATGGACGCCTTGAACAATAACCTTAACCTGCTGATGGATTTTCTGTCTAACTATTCGAATAGCTACAGTAGTTATGACGACAATATGTCTTACACCTTAGACACGGAATCCACGCTGTGTCGGCTGACGGTGGTTTTCCCACCTACCGTTTATGCGATTATATGCTTTTTTATTTTTTGCATTACGCTGTTTGGGAACGCGTTGGTGCTATATATTTTTTTTAAATTTAAAGCGCTCGCCAACTCTGTGGATGTACTGATGGCTGGGTTGTGTTGTAACTCCCTGTTTCTGTGCGCGTCGTTTTTGTTCAGCTGGCTGCTGTACGTCGCGCCACAGATGCTCACGTCCGCGACGTGCAAGGTGGAAATCTTTTTCTTTTACCTGTACACGTACTTTGGCGTGTACATTGTGGTGTGTATCAGCCTTATCAGGTGCCTGTTAGTTGTGTTTTCCCGCCGCCCGTGGGTCAAGCACGGGGCCTCCGGCTTTCTCTGCGTGTGTGTGTCTTTAATCGTGGCGCTGGCGCTGTCTGCCAACGCGAGCCTCTATAGGACGGCCCTGCGTCACCCAGAGACCAGCGAGTGGATATGCTACGAAGATGCCGGGGAAGATACCGTCAACTGGAAGCTGAGAATCAGAACCACCAGCGCGATCTGCGGGTTTTTGGTTCCGTTTGGGCTGATGGTGCTCTTTTACGGACTTACGTGGTGTATGGTTAAAAGCACGAAGCTGGCCAGAAAGGGAGCCGTTAGGGGTGTAATTGTGACGGTGGTGGTGCTGTTTTTAATTTTTTGCCTGCCCTATCACCTGTGCAACTTTTTTGACACCCTGTTGAGGACCGGTTTTCTGGCCGAAACGTGCTACCTCAGGGACGTGATCAGCGTGGCCATGCACATATGCTCCCTGCTACAGAGCATGTATAGCGCGTTCGTGCCAGTCGTGTATTCTGGTCTTGGGTCTCTGTTTAGGAGAAGGGTTAGGGATACCTGGTCCGTGTTTAGGTGTTTTTCCACTTCAGGTAGTTTATGAGACACTCACGCGACACTTGGTTGGATTGTTTGTGTACATTTATTTTCATTTTGTGTACATTTATTTTCATTAAAGCGATCTGACCTGCAGACCTTACCTGACGTTTACTGTCTGTTTCTTATGCACCAGAGGAACAGGGACTGGAAGGCCAGCGCCCACGGGGAAACTGTCATGTCCGCAAGCTCGGGCGGCACGTACGCCCACTGCCAGGGGTGGAACGTCACGGCGGGGTCGACCAGGGAGGCCAGGTGGCGCCCGTCCGGTGACGTGATGGCGGCCACGGCCGAGTTGGCAGACGGGTTGCGTGGGTAGTGCTGCGCGAACATCCTCGGGTCGGCGTTGCCCGTGTGGTAGTTCAGGGCGATGCGCTGCTGCTGGTTGAGATGGTACTCCATGGCGTCGCGCGGGTATCTCACGCCCAGGTACCGGCCGTTGGCCCACCCTGGGAGGACGAGGCCCCGAAGAACCCTAAACATGATGCTGATGGTGGTCTGGGGGATGTGGAGGTTTAGCCAGAGGCACTCGTGGTTCCCTGATGCGTTCTCCTCCAGGTGGATGTCCCACTGGTCGGGGGTTTTGGGTCCGGGCGTGTCGTGAGGGGTCTCTCTAAGAAGACCGAGCGCCCCCAGGAGCTGGAACCCAAACTCCCCGCAGCATAGTGAAAATGTATCCGCTCGGCGGAAGAAGGCCATAAGGCCCCCATAGCACCCAGGGTCGTTGAGAAGACCCATGATCGCGCATCGGGCCCCCACGTAGCTGTCTTCGATGCCCACGGTTCCACCGATGGTCAGACCGGAGAATCCCCGGAGGATGTTCCCTCCTCTAAGGTCGTCGGTGGAGACGGCCGCGACGTCGAACCCGACGTTGGTGAAGGCGGCCATCAGCGCCCTGGGAAGCGGGGCACCGGGGGTGACCAAGGCGGCCACTGCTGGCGGCCTCGACGGCGTTGCAAACAGAGTCAGTTCGCTGTTTCTGCAAACCTCGGCGAGGTGGCCCAGGTTGTGTTGGTTGCACCCGTAGTCCTTTCTGTAGAGTTCCTGCGCGGGCGTGAAGCTGGGCCCCCATGAGTACCACTGTTCGTCCGAGAACGAGGTCCAGTTTGCCGCCACCGAAGTGAGGGTCTGTGAATAGACTTCATCGTTGTTGTGTGAGATGACGATTCTTTCTGACAGACCCTCCTGACCCACGGTGCCGCACACGGTGGCCCGGCAGTCAAAGTTTTGGCACGCCTGGCGCACCTCGTCGACGTGCTGGGGCTGGATTTCGAAGATGACGCCCGGGGTTTCGGACACCAGCCACTGCAGGGGCGTTTCCTCTGACGGGATGCGAATCTGTAGGCCTCGGTTACCGGCCAGGGCCATCTCGATAGCGGTAACCACCATGCCTCCGTCGCTGACGTCGTGGCCGGACACCACCAGACCCCGGGAGAGCAGGGCCTCTGTTAGCATGAAGAGGTTGGCCAGGTGTGTCGCCTGAACGTCCGGTAGGGTGGGACTCGGCAAGAGACACAGGTGCTCAAAGGTCGATCCCTGGGTCAGGTGCGGCACGGGGAAGGACACCAGCACGATGAGGTTACCGGTGGCCTTCAGGTCAGGTGTGACGCGTTGCCTGGACGACTTCACCTCGGCGGTGGCCGTGATGACGACTGCGTTAAACGGCACGGGGGCTACCGTCTGATGCTGTTGGGTGGCGCTGATCAGTTCTTCCGACAGGCACGGGGTGCTGCCGGCCGACGTGATGGCGAAGTTGATGCTCAGGTCCCTGCATAGTTCCTTGCAGGCAAACAGTGTGTGCTGCAGGAGCCAGGCCTGGTCGTCCTCCGGGTTCCAACCGACCGACGCCGTCAGCGTGATGTCGCTTAGACGCCGCACGTGCGCTAGCATGATGTTGGTGACCGCCTCGCAGATGGCGTATCTCGCGCCCACTGCCGCGTTGATGCCCATCTTGTATGCCTGTTCTCCATAAGCCACGCACTGTCCGACCCACCGGTTCCTGCCCCTGCCCTGGGTGACCCAGGTTTCTGGGCTAACCAGGCGTTCCGTCGCGTCCTGCCTGGTGATCGGCTGGGGGCGATATATGGGCACCCGCGCCATTCTGTCCGTAAACACCGACGTGTGGTTGACAATGTGGTAATCTGACAGCGGCCGGCCCAGGGGTCCCACTTCGCACTGCTGAGCCACGAGTCCGTTGGAGCATCTGTCCACGTGTCGCGTGACAAACTCTTTGCTGCCAACCGTCGGACATCGCAGAAGCTGATCGACCACGGAGGCCAGGCGGAATAGGCCCCAGTCGGTCGGCGAGGGTGCCTGTTCGCCACCATCCTCAGGTTCTTCTGGGCGCACCAGCCAGTTGGAGGAAACGGGCTGCTCGTCGAACCCAAAAGTTGCGATGACTTCGGCCGATGTTGGCTGTCTGATCGGCCACGCTCCCGGGTTCCACAGCTCCAGGTCGTTCACGAACTGAATTCCAAGCTCTTCGCAGGTTTCCCCAACGACGGCGAAAGGGCATCCGCAGATGCGTGCGGCCCTCCTGATGGCATCCAACGGGCCCGGTTCCGGCTCCGTGTCGCGCGGGAGGACGGCAAAGACCACGCAGGCAGACACGTTGAGAAACTTGTTAACTAGGATGTCGTTCACGGTTTCCCGTGAGATGTCTGGCGTGGCGGTCAGTTGGCTCAGAATGGTTGGTGGAAGCTGAGAGACAAAGAGGCGCAGGCCGCCCCGCGAGACCAGGGCTCCCAGGTGGCCGATGACAGAGGCGGGTTCATGGGCGCGATTAATGCTGGTAAATAGGGGCCCTTCCAAAATCTCGTAAGCCAGCGACAACGTTTGGGTGATGCGGGTAATACCTGCGGCGCTCCCCAGGTAAAGCGAGCGCTGGTTGCCATCGCCGTCAACGGGTTCAAAAGACCCAAGACAGATGATAGGCTGACTGAATAAAGACCTCCTGAGGAATGTGTATGCTTGAGGCACGCACGATAACAGCGATGTGGTGGTAATAACGTTCGCCTCGCTGGTGGTGGCGCTGTGGACGGTTTTAAGAAAGCCACCGAGGACAGGCGTGCCGGTGCGCGCCAGCTGCTGGCAGTGGAGTGTCGCTGTTGTGTTAATAGCTCTGTGGCGTGCGCGAGAAAATGCGCCCACTGACGGCGTAGTGGCGTAAAATCCACACAGGGCCGATCTGATTTCGCCCCCGGGCAGCAGCGTGGCATGGAACAGAATGTTTTGCAGCGCACCTGCACCTGTCTGAATGGCGCTGTGCAGGTGTGTAAATGAGTCAGCTATGTGGGTTACGTTTTCGCACGGGAGGCGCTGGAAAACGCAGCTGTAGCTCCTGCGGGCCATGACGGCGTATCTGGACACCGTATAGCTGTTGCCGTTGGAGGCCTGCACGGCCAGCGGTAATATGTTCCGTTGTAACGGGAGCATCACCGCGGCGCATATTGGGTCTCTCTCGGGCAACGGTCTCCAGGCGGTGGATTGCAATGTCACCGGGAGCTGGCGCTGCACGCGCACATCATATTCTACTAGTGTGCCAAGTGTCAGGGCGGCCAAGGTGCCCGGGGGTACCCGATCGGCGACAAACCGTCTCGTCTGGCAGCTCAGATGTCTGCCCACCTCTAACCGCAACGTTCTATCGAGGCCGCTGTCTCTAAGGCACTGCACTATTTCGCTAGATCTTGTGGTAGGTTGGCGCATCAGGTCTGGGCCATAGGGCAGGGATATAGTATGATGGCCCTGGAGGTGCGCCGACCGAGTTTCCAGAGGTGCATAATTAACCAGAGGCGCCAGAAGATGCCAGATAACGCCCAGCGCTGGGTCGTCATCGTCGTTGTCAAAGTTATCAGAGGGGCGTGTTACAAGCCAAAGTAAAAATTCACTAAAGCACTGTTCTGGCACAAGCGCCAAAACACTTTCTGCGTCCGAATTGTCATGAATAAAAGCCTCCTCTTCTGGACTAAGGGCTGCAGCGGCCCAGCGAGGGTTCGTGCGTTGGGCCATATTTGCTAAGTCTAGCCGGCGCAAAAGCAAGCGGGTGGGACTTTAATAGGGCGTATAGGGGTTGTTAGGTATGCGGTGGGGAGCCGTCCATGTTACATGGACTTCAATATTAATTTATGTTAGTTTTGGGCACCTTGGGATGTTACACTTATAACTTCCCCCATGTCACAGTAATCACTTGACAGATCCCCTTCTAACTCATAACAACTGTTTCGGGGTGTTGAGGTTACAGGTAAGGGTGGGAGGGGAATGTTAGGTGGCGAACCAAAGCATAACGTCGCGGGGCGGGAGTGGGAGCCTGTAACCCCAGAGATGTCACTTACGCTTGTTAGGCGATCGACAACTACCTCCGAAAGTGTGTCCTGTTGGATGTTTTGTGGATTAGGTAAAACAGAAAGTTGTGGAGAAAGTAACCTTATAGATGACCTCCTGCTGGCGCGTGGCTGGGTGACAGCTGGTTGTTGATGAATGAACACTTCCTCGGGCGTTCCTGGGGTGGTGGGTGTGGTCTCACTAAGGACGGCCAACTCAACACTAACTTCCTCCCGTTCAGACCGTGAGCGGTTTCGTCTGTAGCGTCTTGTGGAGGGGGTTGCCTGAACCCTTGTTGGTGTAAACAATCCAGGTAACCGGTAAATGCACGCGGTCAGGGCGATTTGTAACAAACCTAAAAACGCATAATAAGCTTACAAACGCATTTTTGGTAACAGTTTGTATAATTTAGCCCCAAAGTTTATACAAAGCGAAACTACTTACCGATTAGTAAAATGCAAACCGCAAGAAGGATAACACTCACTGATTCTGTTCCAATTGGTTCGAATTTAAGAATGGAGAGTAAATTTGCCCCGCTGAGAATGCCTGGAAATAAGAGGCGCGTATTTTACATGTGGTACAGGGTAGAAAACCTTGTAGGTTTCAGTTGAGTCACCCTGCCACGTAAACCCGCCTAGAGTGCTGCACGCGGTGTTGGTTGCAGGAAGTACATCCTAATTTTAACTCTAAAAGGGGTTCCTTGTAAAATTATTTAAGTTATGGTGTACTTACATAATATCCAATGAGTAGTTACACTCCAAAAAGATACTCGATAAAATGCGTGATATGTGAAGTTTGCAACAAATGCAGCGGTGAGTAGGCCCAAGAAAATGATAAACCCTATATGAGGAAATTTTATTAGTACGTTTGTGTAACTGCAAAATAAAATTTTAAATAAATACTTTATATTCATGTTACCAAGTTTAATTTGTGGTGGTTGTTCTTGAATTATATGTACTCCTAGTTCTGAGGCAACTGTATGTAGTGCAAGCACGCTGCCTTGCAACATAACCAATAGGCATGTTCCATGATTCGATATTCGCCATGCCATTTTAAGTGCCACGCAGATTGCAGCAATAGCTATAAAAAAACAAAAGTATGTTAATAGTCTATAAAGTATAAAACATTAAAACAAAATTAAAAAATTAAATACCTGTATTTGCCGTAACTATAGAGTATGATAATAGTAAGGTGTAAGACTGTGTTGTTGTAGTTTCTGTTAATGCATAAAGTCCCACAAGTGCTAAAATAAAAAAATAAATGTTAGTTATTTAATTTTTAAAAGTTTATACTATTCAAGTAATTCAAAGTTGTGTCATACCTGCGTAAATTGCAAACCAAGATCCAATTATTCTTAGTATGTTTGTTTTTCCACATAGCCACACATAACCATAAAACACAATGGGCATTAAAATTACTGGCAACAGCGCAGATACTTTGTAGTTTGGAGTCCACATAAGAAATGCCGTAAGAATAACAGTGCCTATCCATGTTGGTCCCACAAGAAGACATGATGTTGTTTTACTAGAAACAATTTTCGGTGGTTTTATAACAAATATTAATATGCCTGAAAAATATAAACAAACGATTAATTTAAGGCCAATATCATAGTAAAACAAACTTTAAACAGGTAAAAAGTTACGTCTTACCTATGTAAAATTGAGATACGCATGCAATAGCACTACACGTCTGTACCAAAATACTTGCGTTGTCCAAGGCCAATGCCGATAGTAAAACACAACATGCTGCAAACAAGTACACAAAATATAAGTTTAATTTGCTAATTAAAATTAATATTTCAAATGTATTATAAAATCATACCTGTAATCCATGGGAAAAAAATTGAAGGCAACGGAGTTAATTGACCTGCTCTGCTTCGATTACAATACAAACTAATAGTTTTCCATAAAAGAGAACAACACGTAACAAATGAACAAATAATTGTGACTGCTTGATTAGAAGTGTCCCTGGCATGTTGTACCAAGGCTATTATCCAAAACGTTAATGTAAGAAGGTTTGTAAGTAACCAACTACTCCAAATAAAAAAGGTATAGCTACACGCCATTTTAAAATAATCAAAACTGTATTATCAAGTTAAGGGGGAGTTTGAGCTTTAAAAGGTTGGTTACATCGTTTCCAGGCAAACCTCACACTGAGTCACACAAAGGTTTCTGTGTGCCCCTGTACGGGAATCTGCCTTATTGCTGATTTTGTTGGCAACCAACCAAAGAAATCATGGAAAAGCAGAGTGGGAATATTTGTTTTTGTTCGTTGGCCTGGATGCTTGGAAACATTCCTGTTATTTTGATGTTAGGCCAAACTGTGGAAAACATTAAGAGTTGTTATTGAAAATATTTTTTGGTAACAAAACCATGTTTTAGGTCCCAAAAGGAACATAAAAATGTTTAATAGAAACATGCCTAGTACAGAACATTTTGTTTGGTACGTAAACTAAAAATATGTATGGTAAGGGCTAGGGGTAAGGGCAAGGGGTAAGGGCTAGGGGTAAGGGCAAGGGGTAAGGGCAAGGGGTAAGGGCAAGGGGTAAGGGCAAGGGGTAAGGGCAAGGGGTAAGGGCAAGGGGTAAGGGCAAGGGGTAAGGGCAAGGGGTAAGGGCTAGGGGTAAGGGCTAGGGGTAAGGGCTAGGGGTAAGGGCTAGGGTGAGCTAGGGTGAGCTAGGGTTATAGTTATAGTGTAAAATAATAGGCCTACGATAAAATGTCAACATATATTTTTTAATTTGTGTTTCATTAACAGCCATGGTGTATTAGAGTAAAGGTTAACGCTTCAATACAATATACAAGTAAAAGTAAACCACACGAATTTATAACATATTTACAAAAGCGAACCAAGCTGGCACATGTAACTTCACGCTACCCTAAACGTACAATACTGGGACTAGAACCCAGAGGTAGTTAGAATATACGGTAGTTACAGAACTTTGCAGTTCCCTTAGGCCAGCAGGGCTCTGCGGTTAATTAAACAAAGTTTAAAGATAACTGAAACTTTAGGAAGTGCGTATGGGTGCAATGTGTTCCAAATAGGGCAAGGGTTACATAAACTGTTGCCTAGCGGCCGGGCCCGGAGGCGCCCGGCCGGCGCCGCCGCCGGGCCGCGGCCGCCATCTTGCGCCCGGGGCGAGGGTCCCCCGCGCGCCCCCCGGGCCCGCGCGCCGGGCGCCGCCGGCCTCCCCCGGCTCCCGGCCCTCCGCCCCGCCGGCCCGGGCCCGCGGCCGCCGCCCCCGGCCGCCCCGCGCCGCGCGCCGGGCCGCTTTCGGTTCGCGGGGCCGGGGGTCCCGCGGGGGGCCGGGGCCGCCCCCGGGTGCCGCTCCGCCGGGCCCGGCCGACTCCCGGGAGCGCCCCGGTCCGGCCGAGCCCGGCGGCGCCGCGCCCCGACGCCCCCCGGGCCCGGGGCCCCACAAGCCGCGGCGCGCGGCTCCCGATGCCGGGCGGCCGCCGCCCGGCATGGCGGTCCTCCGCCGGCCTCCCCTCCCCCACGCCGCCCCGAAAGGTGGTCTCCGCGCCGCCGGGAGGGGGGCCGGGGCCCGGGGCGCCTCGGCGGGGCCCGGCGCGGGGCGCGACCGAGGGCCCCGGGAGAACGGGGGATCGGGAAAACGCGAGGGGAGCGGGGGACAGGGGACGGCGTGTGCGTGCTTGTGAGACACCGGGTACGGCTGCCTGCCTGCTCGCTGGCCTGCTTGCTGAGGGGACAGTAGGCCTGCTTGCTCGCTGGCCTGCTTGCTGAGGGGACAGTAGGCCTGCTTGCTGAGGGGACAGTAGGCCTGCTTGCTCGCTGGCCTGCTTGCTGAGGGGACAGTAGGGCTGCTGGCTTGCTAGTAGGGCTGCTCGCTGGCCTGCTTGCTTGCTCGCTGGCCTGCTTGCTTGCTCGCTGGCCTGCTTGCTTGCTCGCTGGCCTGCTTGCTTGCTCGCTGGCCTGCTTGCTTGCTCGCTGGCCTGCTTGCTTGCTCGCTGGCCTGCTTGCTTGCTCGCTGGCCTGCTTGCTGAGGGGACAGTAGGGCTGCTTGCTTGCTAAGGGGACGGTACGCCTGCCTGATGGCTTGATAGTAGGGCTGCTGGGCTGCTAGTAGGGCTGCTGGGCTGCTAGTAGGGCTGCTGGGCTGCTAGTAGGGCTGCTGGGCTGCTAGTAGGGCTCCTGGGCTGCTAGTAGGGCTGCTGGGCTGCTAGTAGGGCTCCTGGGCTGCTAGTAGGGCTGCTGGGCTGCTAGTAGGGCTGCTGGGCTGCTAGTAGGGCTGCTGGGCTGCTAGTAGGGCTGCCTGCTGGCTTGCTTGCTTGCTTGCTAGTGGGGCCGCTTGCCTGCTACTAGGGCTGCTGTGCAGCTGGGAGAACAGAGTAGGGCTGCCGGCCAGCTGCGTGCGAGGGCGTCCGAGGGCCAGACGAGGACACGGGACCCGGGCCTCTCCCCCGCCCGGACCGCCGGGCACCCGGCCCAGATCT